AAAAATGGCTGCCGGGGTTGGATTCGAACCAACGCGTGTTACAGTCAAAGTGTAATGTGTTACCCACTTCACCACCCGGCAATAAAATGAAGTGACCCCGTGTTTAAAGAGCTTTCTGCACACTTCACTGACCAGCTCTATATGAGATTTTGCGCGGAACCCGGTTCAATTCTCCGTGAACCGCGACCGCCGCTAAATTTTTATACTGTTTAACTTTGTAATCCCATTCGCTTTTAACTCTCTTTTTATAAGAGCATTAGCAAGTTTTTTCATATTGGTAATTTTTTTATATTTTCTATACCAATATAATGCAAGAATAAATCTTTTTTCCACCTTAAATTGGTGGTATTTCAGATATGCTTCTGTTTCTTGCTTTAAAAGTTCATTGTTTTCCATAAGTCTCACTTTCTTTTGCTTATTAAGCATATATTTCAAAAATAATGGTGGAGAATAAGGGACTCGAACCCTTGACCCCCTGCGTGCAAAGCAGGTGCTCTAGCCAACTGAGCTAATTCCCCATAGATAAAAGTGCGAACTGTGGTTTCATGCCCTTTAGGTCAGTCTTTATCCTAGTCCTCACACTCCCTAAAGTCGACTGGGCTGACTTGGATACTAGGTTACACTTATATTTAAAATGGTTGCGGCGGAGGGATTCGGACCCCCGACATATCGGGTATGAACCGATCGCTCTAGCCAACTGAGCTACGCCGCAATTAGGCAGGCATTACCGCCTTTTTAATTATTTCTATTTTAAATATAATATTATTATATTTAAAAGTTATAAACTTACCACTATTGATAGTATATTCTATTTTATTATCATTCAATTTTTTAACAATCTGTTCCACCACAAAGTCTTTATCAGCATCTCTAAATGCTTTTTTACCATCATTAACTAGTAAGTTTTTTGCAGTTTTTAAAGATATATCATAAATTTTATTATTAATAAAAATTAAATTATATATCCCATCTCCAATTAAAGAATATTTTCTTTTATAATTATCATTAAAAATAGATTGTAAAAAATCTTCTCCAAATGGATAATCATATTCCCAAGTATATTCATATTTTTCAAAAAATTTTCTCATATTTATCACTTTCTTTCTATTAATATTATATAATATTTTTTATAAAAAATAAAGTAATAAATATTATTTTGCAAAAATCATATGGAGCGGGTAGCCGGATTCGAACCGGCGTCGTCTGCTTGGAAGGCAGAGGTCCTACCACTGAACGATACCCGCATATGGTGCCGAACCTTTTCAAAGCATGGGATCCTCTTGCTTAAGGAGAAGTGCAAGGTTAGGTCGTCATTATACCCCTAATAATCTATGTTTTTAAAATTATATTCAAAATGGTGCCGGCGGTAGGAATTGAACCCACAACCTACTGATTACAAGTCAGTTGCTCTACCGATTGAGCTACGCCGGCATGAGTGGTTTGTTTCTTTTTTTGGAAGAACAATCCGTAAGAAACCTAATATAATATTATATTATATTATACAACAGCAGTCTAGGCAACCTCAAAATTAGACTTTCTACTCGCACTTCTACTTTTTGTTTTACCTTATAGGTCGCCGAAGCTAAGCTGGGGCTGTTATCTCCCGTCATTATGGTGGAGTAGTTCACCGCCGCATATCAACACTAGGTTAATAAGCAAATGTAGAGCCACGCTCTCTACCTGTGCCTTTTAGAGATAAATCTCCTACGAGCCAGCCTTATAGTCTGTATAAAACAGCGAACTCGGTGTCGTGTTAATGTCAGCTTATATCTCGAACACTCTGACGAACGATTTGCACCCTAATTGGTGCTATTGAATAGATAAATAGGTATGCTCCTTATGGCGGCAGCACTCTTTTAACCCTATTGCTGTCACGGAGTTATCTACTCAATACCACCAATTAAGTTGGTATAGTAAGAAACTTTCCTAATTTATATTGCGGTATTCAGCCTTTCTTACCAAATGCCTGGTCCCGCATAAACATAAAAGCAATACTTTTATAAAATAGTTTTTACTATTCCTTCAGTTATGGATAAGCAATAGTCAAGCAACCATCAGTCTCTCACACCACTGCGGCGATGAAATTTCTTACGCCCAAATTTCACAAAACGGTCTGGTCTATTTGGCAGAGAAAACTAAAACTTGCCGTGCGTGAGACAGCCCGCACAAATAACTTAATACTCAAGACACTAAAATTAAAATTTAAATCATTTGGCAAATTTAATCTTATAATACTTTTGCTGTTCGTGTCTTATTTAATTATCTATATATATTATACTATTATTTTTTTATTTTGTCAATATTATTCATTTTCATCTTCATCTACTATTTTAGCAATTTTAAATTTTACTCCTGTAAAATCACTTGCATCTAAAATAATATCACAATCATTATATGCAGCTTCAACCTTAGCAATAGCTTCTTCTTCTGAATCTGCTTCTACAATAACTTTCTTTTTTAAAGTTTCTATTACTTTAACATAATAAGTTTTCATATTTATACACTCTCCTTTTCTTTTATATAAATATTATATAATATATTTATATAAAAATCAATAAATTTAACAAAAGACTAAATAAATAGCCTTTTGTTAAATTTTAATAGAAAGAAGGCTTACGAATTCTAAATATTGAATTCGTTATATATATTTAAAAATTGCTTATTAATATTTATAATTTTAGACCTTTTCTTTAAAACAAAAAAATGGTGCACCATCTAGGACTTGAACCTAGGACCCCACGCTTATCAAGCGTGTGCTCTAACCTACTGAGCTAATGGTGCAATTGAGATCTGCGGAAGCATCCGTCTAAAGATTGATAAATCTCAACTTATATTGCATAGATCGATGCCACCGCAATGTATATTATAGGAAGTCTCCTTTTTTACTTTACGAATTAGCTTACTGCATAATGTAAGATATTTTTCTCAATTAGCTATTTTGTTACTCATTCTCTTACTTATTGGAGAAAAGGTTTTATCTGCAGTTTTATCCTTTACCTTTAGCAATGTTTGATCCGCTGATCCAACGAACTAATTCAACCCATATACATTTGAGTAGATTTTCTTAATTTAGGACTATATAAATTTTTACCAAATCTACAAAGATTAATTTAGTCCTTATCAAAATTGATAATGTAAATATTACTTATTTATTTCATATTTACAATTTTATTATATAATATTTTTTTAAAATAATCAAATTTATTTATAAACCTAAAGCATTTAACAAATCTCTAACATTTTGTTTTTCTTCTTCTGTAGGTTCTATTACTTTTTTTTCAGTTTGATTAAAATTAATACCCTCTTCTTGTTTATTTATAATTGTTTTTTCTCCAGGTAATGCATTATCATCGCCAGGAACAACATTTTCTTTTGCTGCTGTTAAAGTAACTTTTACTTGAATTTCTTCTCCATCTTCAACAGTAGGAATTCTTATTTCTTTTCCATCATTATATAAAAATGCTCCATCAAAAGTAGAAAGTATTTTTTTAGTTATTTCTAATTTACTCGCTTGTCCCCTCGCCATTAGAATCTTCCTCCTCATTTTTTATATCAATCATTAAATTTACTTTTTCTAAATTAACTGATAATTCTTTTATTCTATCACACATTTGACAATTTCCACCTTTAAGGCATTCGCGGCCGCATTTAACTCTTTTCTTAACAAATCTAGGTACAATATAACGGCTATCAAAAGTGTCTTTTAAACCAATAATAATTTCTTTTAAATCTCCAAACCATTTTTTATCTTTTTTATATATACTATATAATAAATCAGAATTTTTATTATCATCAAAAAATTCACATACATCTATATATGGATTGTAAAATTCAATATCTTCAGGTCTAATCCAGAATTTTCGTAAATCATCTAATTCTTTTCAAGATGATTGTGCTACATTTGGGAAAACTCTAATTTGAACTTTATTTTTGTGAGCTATTGTTGATATTTTATCTAATTCAAAACCTAATCCTTCAACAATATATATATCAGAAACACCATAATCAATTAAACCAACTACACGATCCCAATCATTTACTCTTATATTAAAATAAAAATTAGCTTCAGGATATTCATTTAAAATGACCCCAATTTCTTCATTTTTTCCACCTAAACGAATATAAAGTTTATATTCTTTTTGATATTTTTTTTGAATATCTAATGCAGTTTTTATTCAATTATTATTAATTGCTTCTTCAATGTCATCCATACATAAATTAATTCTTTGGTCTTTATGTTTTTCACAAAATTGAACTAAAGCATCTTCATTTTCTATTCTTCCATATTGAATATTAATTTCATCAACTTTATCTAAAATTTTGCTACCTCTGTTAAAATTTATACAATATTTCATTATTATATAACCTCCTAATAGCAAAAAAGACTTATATGTCTTATTTTACTTTATAATTAAACTAATTTATATGCTTTTTTAGTTTTATTATCTTCAGTTTTAACATCAGCTTTTTCAACTTCACCTAAATTAACTAATTGTGTTAATCTAGCTCTTACTTTAGCAACTGATAAATCTTCACCATTTAATTGAACAAAAATATCATCAGCAGTTTGTAATTCACTTGTTAATACTGATTTAACAGCTTCTCTTAATGCATCTCCTTCTGCTTTTTTAGCAGCAGCTCTTTCTTTTGCTTTTTCAGCTTTTGCATCAATAGATGCTTTTTGTGCTTCAATGAAGTAGATTAATTCTTCTTTAATTTCACTATTTGATTCTCTTACAATATTTTCTAATTCATTAAAATAATCTTTCTTTGTAAATTTCTTTTCCATAATATTTCCTCCTTCATTTAATTTACATTTACATTATACTATAAATTTTTTGAGTTATCAAATCTTTTACCCAATCCAGCTCATTCTTCTTTGAATTTCATCTAATATTTCATGTTCATCAGATATTGTTAAATCATTATCATTATATCCATAATCACTTAATATTAAATCTAATATTTTTATATTATTATCTATATTAAATTGTTTTGCTTTATATATTATATAATCTAAATTAGATAATATTTCTTCTTTAACACTTTCACTATTCCTTATATGATAACGCACTCCATCTATAAATGGATTTCTTCCATCTTTACTTGGATCTAATGGATTCTCAAATCTAAGCATATATATCACTTTCCTTTCTTTATTTTAATATCCTTTTAACATATTCTATCATTTGATCTTCATAATCCATATTTTCAACTTCTTCAAAGAATTTATTTAAATCAAAATCTTCATCTCCAATAAAATTATCAAAACCAAAATCACATTCAATAGCCCATTTTAATAAAATTCTTAAACATTTATTTTCTAATTCTAATTTAGAATATTTATATTTTAAATTACTTATCATATTTATTTTTCATCTCCTTTTTTTATTCAATTATATTTTATAATATTTTTTATAAATAATCAATAAAAAATATATTTGACTATTTTAAAATTTTTAATATAATTTTTTAATTATCTTTATATATAAAGAAAAATATAAAAAAAGAAACTTGCGCGGCGGCCGATCAAGGCGCAGGAAAAGAGACTCTTCAAATGGTGAACCGGCGACCGCGTATTTTCTTTAGTTGCTTTTTAAAAAAATTTTTTATATAATTATTTTGAAATCAAAAGGAAAGGCATCTCGACAGAGATGAAGGTGAAACTATGGAAAATAATCCTTTTTTAAATGCATTAGTTAATGCAACAAATTATGGATATACAGAAAATGGTGGATTAAAACATAAGTCAACTAATTCTGCAGTATATGATATGTTTGCTTTAGGTGGGGCATATCGTAGTCGTCCAAATGAAGATTGTATCTTATTATTTAAAAATGCTTATGCAGAAGATAAAAATTTAGCATTAAAATGTTTATTTTATCTTCGTGATGTAAGAGGTGGACAAGGAGAAAGAAGATTTTTTAGAGTATGTTTTAAATGGTTATGTGAAAATTATCCTGATGATGCTAGAAAATTAATTAAATATTTACCTGAATATGGTAGATACGATGATTTATGGCATGCAACTGAAGGAACTCAATTATTTAATGTAGCTTTAGCATTGGTAGAAGATCAATTACATCTAGATTTAGAATGTAAAACTCCAAGTTTATTAGCAAAATGGTTACCATCAATTAACACTTCAAGTTATGAAACTAGAAGAATGGCAAAAATAATTTGTAATGAACTTGAATATTCTAATAAACAATATCGTAAAAATTTATCATCTTTAAGAAATAAAATTAAAGTTGTTGAAAAATTAATGTCTGAAAATAGATGGGATGAAATCTATTTTGATGAAATTCCATCAAAAGCAGGTTTAATTTATAAAAATGCTTTCGCAAAAAGAGATATTACCGCCAAGAGATATGAACATTTCATTAAATCTGAAAAAACAACTGTAAATGCAAAAACATTATATCCATATGAAATTGTAGCAAAAGCAATTCAATTAAGAAGATCTAGCAATATAATAGATAGAGAAGCTATCGAAAAATATTGGGATAATTTACCTAATTATTTAGAAGGCGGAAATAATCAATCTATTATGTGTGTTGTTGATACATCTGGATCAATGGTTAGATATGATGCAGCCGCACCTATTAATGTTGCAATATCACTTGGTATATATGCAGGTGAAAGATGTACAGGTCCATTCCAAAATCATTATATTTCATTTGCTTCTAGACCTCAATTAATTAAAATTGAAGGAGTAGATTTTGTAGATAAAGTTAGAAAAATATATGACACAAGTTTATGTGATAACACAGATTTATGTGCTGTATTTAATTTATTAAAAGAAACTGCATTATCTTCACCTTTAGCAGCAGAAAGTTTACCAAATACAATAGTAGTAATATCAGATATGGAAATAGATGAGGGAACTTCAAGTTGGAGAGTTAGAAATAAAGGTTGGACAACAGAAACTGCGGCAACTGAAATGGAAAAAATCAGAGAAGATTGGGTTAAATGTGGATTAAAACTTCCTAAATTAGTTTATTGGAATGTTGATGCAAGACATAATACAATTTTAGATTCTGGAGATAATGTATCATTCGTATCTGGATGTTCACCTATATTATTTGAACAAGTATGTAAAGGTGTAAGTGGATATCAATTAATGTTAGATAAACTTTTAAATAAAAGATATGAAGTTATTACAATAGAAAAATAAAAGATGAAACACAATAAAAGTTTCATCTTTTATTATTATAAAAAAATATTATATAATATATATGTAAGAAAATTTATAAAATAGAAAGGAGAAGATAATTAGATGAAAATATCACAAAGTAGATTTTTTTGCACAAAATGTGGTCGAGAAGGTTTTCCTATAATCAGAAAAGCTGGACAACAACGAGAACCAGGTCATTTAAAAAAATTATATTGTATATATTGTCAAGAAGAAGTAAATCATGCAGAAGTTCGAGAAATTGGTGGATATACAGAAGAAGATTTTAAAAGAGAATTTAAATTAGGAAGATTTGTTGATGGAAAAAGAGAAACTTTAGCAGATTGTACTAATATAAAATGTCCTTTCAATCAAAATGGTAAATGTTGGAATAGCAATAAAGATAATGATTGCGGGCATAGATTATAAGATAGGAGTTGATTAAAATGAGTAAAATGTATTTAATGTGTGGATGCCCAGGAGTAGGAAAATCATATTATATTAAAACACATTTAAAAGAAGGCGAAAAGATAATTTCAAGAGATGAAATTCGTTTTAGTATGCTTAAAGATGAAGATGAATATTTTTCAAAAGAAAAAGAAGTTTATAATGAATTTCTTAGAAGAATAAATGCGGAAATAGCAGCTGGATCGGACTTTTATGTCGATCAAACATCTCTTAATACCGGGGCCCGCGCAAAATTATTAAATAAATTAAATAAAAAACCTGATAAATTAATTGCAATTTATATTAATAAACCACTAAATATTATATTAAATCAAAATGCTCAAAGAACAGGACGCGCTTTTGTCCCTGAAGATGCAGTAATTAATATGTTTAATTCAATAGAAAAACCTACAAAAAAAGAAGGTTTTGATGAAATATGGGAGATTAAATAATATGTGGTTTTTTGAAATAAAATATGGAAATAATTGTGCGCTTGGTGGACATTTTTATTCAAGAGAAGAAATGTTTGATTGGTTTGAATGTCATTTAAAATATTATACTTTTATTGATAAATTTTATGATTTACATATATGGTATAAAAAGGAGGTAGATTAATATGAAAGAATTAGTTAAATATTTTATAGAAAATGGAATATACCCTGATGAAGAATTTAAAAAAAGTGAACAAGAAGCAATTAAAAAATTAAGTATTCCAATGAAAAATAATTTTTATGATTATTATAAAAAAAGAAAAATTTGGTTTACCTCAGATTTACATTTTGGTCATAATAAAGAATTTTTATGGGGTCCAAGAGGTTTTGAATCTAGTCAAGAACATGATGAGGCGGTTATCCGCAATTGGAATAGTGTAGTAGATTATGATGATGATGTATATGTTCTTGGAGATTTAATGCTTGGTGATAATGAATATGGACTTAATTGTATTAAAAGATTATCAGGACATATTCACATTATTCTTGGTAATCATGATACAGAAACAAGAGCTGTATTATATTTACATTGTCCTAATGTTGAAACAATAGATTATGCAAGAGAAGAAAAATTTGAAAAAAATTATTTCTTTTTATGCCATTATCCTGTAATTACTGCAAATTATGATGATCAAAAAGCATGGGCTAAACATTTAATTAATTTACATGGACATACACATTCAGACAAAAGATTTTATAATAATAATCCATATATGTATAATGTATCATTAGATGCACATTATAATTATCCTGTAGAATTAAACGAAATTATTGATGATATTAAGATGTTTAAAGAACAACTTGATAAACAATAATTTTTTTTCTATAATAAAAATAAGATAGGAGAAAAGAAAATGTTTAAAATTTTTAAAACTTTAATTTTAATTATTTGAATTATTGATATATTAGATATTAATTTTTTAATTAATAATATACAAGTTGCAGAATTTCTTGATAAAACTGTACCTTTAAATTTTTGATTTTGATTAATATTATGAATTTTTATACCAAGTTCAAATTATATAGATTTAAATAAAAGAATAGGAGAAATAAAATGAAAAAAATAAAAACTTTAGATACTTATTTTGATGAAAATGGAATCTCTTATGCAACTATTATGACTGAATTAGGTGCTTTTAATGGAACTTGTAAATTACATGATGAAGATAAAGATATAGTTTCAGAATTTCAAGGTTGTAGATGGGCGGAAATGCGTGCAGGAATCAAATATTTACAAGAAAAAGTTAAATTATTAAAAATAAAAGTTGATACATTAGAAAATTTAATTAATACTTTATCATTAGTTAAAGGATATGAAAAAGACTCTGTAGAAGCAAGATATTTAAGAAAACAATATTTTATTAATAAAAATGAATATCAAATAAAAAAGAAAAATATTCAAAAAATAAAAGAAAATTTATATAATTCAATGAAATATTATAGAAAAGATAAAGAAGACTTTTTAAATAAAATACAAAATAAAAAAGAGTCAGTTGAATAATAATTGGCTCTTTTATTCTTAGGAGATGATAAATATGAAAAAACCATTGATAAGACTTTATACAGATGGAGCATGTAGTGGAAATCCTGGAATAGGAGCATGAAGTTGTATTAGATATGATGGAGAAACTAATACTATATATGATGCTTATACTGGCGGAGAAGAAACTTATATGGATGGACATTTGATTCAAAAAGTTGAAACAACTAATAATCGTATGGAAATAAAAGGATTACTTCAAGCTCTTGAATTAGCGGTAACTAAATATAAAAATTGTGATGTGGTTATTTATTGTGATAGTTCATATGTAGTAAATATTTTTAATGAATGGATTCACAATTGGGCGCGCAATAATTGGATTAATAGTTCTAAAGAGCAAGTTAAAAATTTAGATTTAATATTAAAATTATATGAATATGCTAAAAAAGAATTCCCAAATTATGGAGTATATAAAATAGCAGGTCATAATAATGAATTAGGAAATGAATTAGCTGACGCTTACGCAGTTGCAGAACGAAGCGGAAATGCTACAAAATTAGCTAAAATTTTAAAAGAAAATAATATTACTCTCTCTATAGAGTAATTTTTTGATTTTAAAGGAAAATTTTATTATAATTAATATAGAAGATTTTATGAAAGGAGAAAATTATGGCTGATAATAAATTATATACAAAAGATTCAATTGAGTCATTATCTCCATTAGAGTTTACTCGTTTAAAACCGGGTGTATATGCTGGTGATACTACATATTCAACTCAATTACTTGTAGAAATAATTTCTAATGCTGTTGATGAATTTAGATTAGGTCATGGTAATGAAATAGATATTGATATTAATAAAGATATTATATCTGTAAAAGATTATGGTCAAGGTTTTTTAGTAAATGAAAAAAGAGAAGATGGTAAAACCGTTCTAGAAGCAGCTTTCAGTGTTCTTAATACTTCTGGCAAATATCGTGAAGATGGAACTTATGAAGGAACTTCATTAGGTAGTTTTGGTATCGGATCAAAAATCACTACTTTTTTATCTCACTGGTTAGAAGTTCAAACTTGGAGAGATAATAAATCTGAATTTATTAGATTTGAAGAAGGTGTATTTAAAGATAGAGTTGTAAGAGAGGATCCATTAATCCCATCTGGAACTCTTGTAAGATGGCAACCTAGTGAACAATTTTTTACTCATACAACAGTAGAAATTAATAAAATAAAAGAATTATTTAATACAATAACTTGTTTATGTCCTGGGTTAAAAATGACTTTAACTATTGATGGAGAACAAACTATTTATTATTCAGAAAATGGTATTAATGATTTAGTTGATGAAGCTGTTAAAAATAAAGAAATTATTGTTAATAGATTTAATATGAAATATGAAGAAGGAAAAGAAAAATTAGATATGGTATTAACTTATACATCTAATTATTCACTTACTCTTGTTCCTTATGTTAATACAGGTTTAACAGAGAAGGGTCCTCATATCACTCAAGTTAAAACTATTATAACAAGAGAATTTAATAAATTTTTTAAAGATAAAAAATGGTTAAAAGATAAAGAAGAAAATTTAACTGGAGATGATATACAAGAGGGTATGTATATAGTATTTAATATGACAGCTCCTAATGTTGCATATGATGCTCAAGTTAAATCAACAGTAACTAAATTAGATATGAGTAATTTTAGTGCGGCAATTGCTGAACAATTACAATATTGGCTAATTAATAATGAAAAAGAAATAAAAGTAATCTTTGATAAAGCTGCAGCCGCACGTAAAGCAAGAGAAGCAGCTAAATCTGCACGAGAAAGAGTTAGAGAAAACAATAAGAAAAAAGAAAAAGCTCTTAAATTTGATAGTAAATTAGCAGATTGTTATTCAAAAGATAGAAGTAAATGTGAAATATATATCACAGAGGGTGATTCAGCTTCAGGAAATTTAAAATCAGCTAGAAATAATGAATTCCAAGCAGTAATGCCTGTTCGTGGTAAAATATTAAACACACAAAAAGCAAGTTTAGATAAGATACAAAAGAATGCAGAAATTATGACAATGATAGATGCATTTGGATTATATATTGATACTAAAACTATGCAAGTGACTTATGATAAAAATAGTCTTCGATATGGTAAAATTATAATTGAATCAGATGCCGATGTAGATGGCGCTCATATTAAGAATTTATTCTATACATTTATATGGAACTTCTGTCCTCAACTAATTGAAGATGGTTATATTTATGCTGGTGTTCCACCATTATATAAAGTAACAATAGGAAAAGAATATAAATATATTAAAAATGATGAAGAATTAGAAGAATTTAAAAAAACAGTTGGCGATAAAAAAATAACTGTTAATCGTATGAAAGGTCTTGGTGAAATGTCGGTTGATGAAACTGAAGAAACACTAACTGATCCTAATAACAGAATTATTAAACAAATAACAGTTGAAGATATGGCTGCCGCAGATAAACTATTTAATGATTTAATGGGAACTGCTATTGTTGTTAGAAAAGATTTTATAAAAGAACATAGTAAGGAGGCTACATACAATGCAGAATAATGATATTTTAAATGAGTTAAGTACAAACTTTATTGAATATGCTGTTGCAGTTAACACAGATCGTGCTATTCCAGATGCGACTTGTGGTTTAAAACCAGTAGCCCGTAGAATATTATGGGGAGCTTTTGAAAAAGGTTATACATTTAGTAAACCTCATGTTAAATCAGCAAAAATTGTCGGGGATGTAATGGGTACTTATCATCCACATGGAGATTCTTCTATATATGGAGCTCTTGTTAGATTATCTCAACCTTGGGTTATGAGATATCCACTTATAGATTGGCATGGATCTAATGGAAATATTGATGGTGATGGTCCAGCCCATATGCGTTATACAGAAGCAAGATTATCAAAACTTGCGGAAGATGGTATGTTAAAAGGAATTAAAAAAAGAAATGTAGAATTTATTCCTAATTATTCTGAAGATGCAGAAGAACCAATTACATTACCTGCTATATTCCCTAATTTATTATGTAATCCTAACACAGGTATAGGGGTTGCAATGGCTTGTAATTTTGCTCCACATAACTTATGTGAAGTAGCTACAGCTATATATGATTATATTGATGGTAAAGAACCAATGTTACCAGGTCCTGATTTTCCAACAGGTGGATTAATTATTAATATGAATGATATTCCATCTATTATGAAAACAGGACATGGTAGTGTAAAAGTTAGAGCTAAATATAAAACAGAAGGTCAGAATATAGTATTTTATGAAATACCATATGGAACTTCCACTGAAGCACTTATTGCGGAAATAGGTGAAGTAGCAGAAAACGACATTCCTGATATAATAAATATTAGAAATGAAAGTAATAAAAAAGGTTTAAGAATAGTTGTAGAGTGTGCAAAAGGAATTAATCCAGATACAATAGCTAATAAATTATTTACAAAAACTGATTTACAAAGTAGTTTTTCATATAATCAAGTTGCTTTAATAAACAAAACTCCAACTGAAGTTAATTTAAAAGATTGTATTAAATTATACTTAGATCATAATATTGAATGTTTAATTAAAGAAACTAAATTTGATTTACAAGCTGCAGAGGCCCGTCTTGAAGTTGTAGAAGGTTTAATAAAAGCATTAGAAGATATAGATAATATAATTGCATTTATTAAAAAGTCTGAATCAAGTGCTGCCGCAAAAGATGGTTTAGTTAAAGAATATAAATTCACAGAAGCTCAAGCTAAGTCTATTGTAGCTATGAGATTAGGTAGTTTAGCTAAATTAGAAAAAATTGAATTAAATGAAGAAAAGGCTCAATTAGAACATGATATAGATGGTTATAAATATTTATTAAATAATAAAGATGCTCAAGTTTCTACTATAAGAACTAGATTATCTGATTTAGTTAAGAAGTATGGAGATAAGAGAAGAACTGAATTAGCACAAATTGATATTCCAAAAGAAGATAAAGAAATAATTACTGTTATTCCTGAAGATGTAGTTGTTATGGTATCTCAAACAGGAGATGTTAAGCGTATTCCTAAATCAAGTTTTAGAACACAAAGAAGAAATGGTAAAGGTATCAAATCTGAAGATGATGCAATATTAACTACTATAAAGACTAATACTATTGATAATTTATTAGTATTTACTAACAAAGGAAAAATGTATAAAATATTAGTTGATAAACTTCCTATTGGAACAAATGTTTCAAAAGGACAAAATTTAGCTAGTTTAGTGAATATGGATGCTGATGAAAAAGTTATAGCGGCATCAAGTTTAGATAGAGATACGGATGCAGAATATGTAGTGTTTATAACTAAACAAGGTTTATTTAAGAAAACTTTATTAAGTGAATATAAATCAATTAAAAAATCAACAGGTACTCAAGCTATTAAATTAAAAGATGGAGATAGTATTGCTAATGTAGTATTTATGAAAGAAGAAGAATTTATGATATTTACTAAATTAGGTATGGCTATCAGATTTACAACAAAAGATATTGCAGCAATAGGTAGAGTTACTAGTGGAGTTAAAGGTATTAATTTAATAGATGGCGATGAAGTAATTTGCGGATTCCCTATATTAGATGGTAAGACTGAAATTGCTATTATTGGTAAAAATGGCTATGGAAAGAAAACTAGTTTAAATGAATTTACTTGCCAAGGTAGAGGCGGAAAAGGATTAAAATTAGGCGCGGAAATAGCAGGTGCTGCAATGATAGGGGCTGAAGATAATCTTCTATTAATTGGTAAACCAAATAGCATATGTATAGATAGTAGTGAATTACCTTTACAAGGTAGAGCTACACTTGGTGTAAAATTAGCACAAAATGAAATTAAAAATGTTGTTATTGTATAACAACATTTTTTAGTTATGCGGGAGAGCCATTCTCCTGGATCTATGAGGTATTGACCGGCCGCCGCACTTGACAATAATAAAAAATTATTATATAATATATATAATAAATAAAGAAGGAGAGATACATATGAATCCAGATAAATTAGAAGAATATAAAATGCAAGAATTAGTAGATAAATTAAATTATTATACAAAAAAATATGATGAAGGTAAACCTGAAATATCTGATTTTGAATGGGATTCTATGTATTTTCAACTACAAGATTGGGAAAATAGAACTGGAATATATCTTTCAGATAGTCCTACTCAAAATATTAATTATCAAGTAGTTAATAAACTTAATAAAGTAGAACACAATCACCCTATGTTATCTCTTGATAAAACAAAAGATATAACAGTAGCAGATTCATTTTACAATAGTCATAAGTGTATTGTAATGGCTAAAATGGATGGACTAACTTGTTCACTTCGTTATTTAGATGGTAAACTTGTATCTGCGGAAACTCGCGGAAATGGAATAATAGGTGAAGATATACTTCATAATGCTTTACAAGTAAAAAATATTCCTAATAGAATTGATTATTATGAAGAATTAATTGTAGATGGAGAAATTATTTGTACTTATAATGATTTTAAAGCATTTGAAAATGAATATAAAAATCCTAGAAATTTTGCTTCAGGAAGTATTAGATTATTAGATAGTCAAGAAAGCGCCACTAGAAATCTTACTTTTGTTGCATGGGATGTTGTAAAAGGATTAGATTTAGAAAATCTATCTGATAAATTAAAATGGTTAGGAGATTTAAATTTTACTGTTGTTCCAAAAGGAAATAATTTTTATACATTTCCTGTTCAAATAGAACATATTCAAAATGAATGTAATGCTTTAGGCTATCCAATTGATGGAATTGTAATTAAATATGATAATTGTAAAGAGTATGAAATTGCAGGTAAAACTGATCATCATTTTAAAGGTGGATTAGCATATAAATTTTATGATGAAGAATATGAAACTACTCTTCTAGATATAGAATGGAGTATGGGTAGAACTGGAGTTCTTTCTCCTATTGGAGTTTTTGAGCCTATTGAAATAGATGGTACTACAATTACTAGAGCAAGTTTATCTAATATATCAATTATGCATCAAACATTAGGGGAAAAACCTTTTAAAGGACAGAAGATTTGGGTATCAAAACGAAATATGATAATTCCAAAAATTGAAAGAGCGGAAAAGGAGGAATAATATTATGAATTTAAATATAGAAAAAAGAGAATATGATGAAAATGGCATATTAAAAAATAAACAATGTAATATTTGTTTTAGAATGTTACCTATTGAACAATATTATTCTAACAAAGCTCAATATGATGGACATAGTAACACATGTAAAGAATGTGAAAATGCTTCTTTATCTGTTAGATTAAAAAATTACAAAAGAAATGCTAAAAATAGAAATCTTAATTTTAATTTAACAAAAGAAGAATTTGATAAAATAACTTCCCAACCATGTTATTATTGTGGAGATTTGGGTGCAATATCTCCTTCTGGATTTAGATATAATGGAATAGATAGAAAAGATTCATCGCAAGGATATAACTTAGATAATATAGTTCCTTGTTGCAAGATTTGTAATTTAATGAAATTAGATATTCCAGAAAAAGATTTTTTATATCATATTCAAAAAATATATGAATTTCAGTTATGGGGGGATTAAAATGAAACAATATTTTGAAATTCCTGAAATCTGTCCAATATGTGGCGGCAATACTGAAATTAGAAAAGATAATGATAGTGAGATGTTGTATTGTATAAATCCTCACTGCGAAGGAAAATTAATAAATCACCTAGACCATTTTTGTGGTAAAAATGGGTTAGATATAAAGGGGCTCTCAACGGCAACTCTCGAGAAACTTATAGACTGGGGTTGGGTTTCTAATTATATTGATATATATAAATTAGAAAACTACTCAAACGAATGGAAAAACAAAGCTGGTTTTGGAGAAAAGTCAGTAGAGAGGATCTTGAGCGCCCTTGAACTAAGTAAAAATACTACATTAAATAAAGTTATTGCGGCCGCAGGTATACCTTTAATAGGTCCTGGAGTAGCAAAAATGTTAAGTGAGATTTATCATACTTGGATAGAGTTTCGTAATGAAAAAGATTTTGAATATATAGATGGAATCGGTCCAGAAATGAATAATTCATTATTAAATTTTAATTATACTGAAATTGAACAAGTTATTCCTTATTTAAATATAGAAAATGATAAAATAGAAAAGAAAAATAAATTAGAAAATTTAACTTTTTGTATTACTGGTAAAGTACATACAGTAAAAAATAGAGATGAATTAAAAGCAATAATAGAAAATAATGGTGGAAAAGTTGTTGGTTCAATGTCAAGCAAAGTTAATTATTTAATTAATAATGATAATACTTCAACTAGTGCAAAAAATATTGCCGCAAAACAAGCAGGAATTCCAATTATTACAGAGGAAGAATTGCAATTAATGATTTAATATTTTGATACCTTAAAAATTTTTATATATAATATAGATATGAAAGATAAAAAAAAGAAGGTTAAAAAAATAGCTCAACAAATCGTATCATTAGAAAATAAATGTCATCAAACTAATAATATAGATGAAAGAAATAAATATATGATACAAATTCAAAAATTAATAGAAAATCTTTCATTAACAGAGCTATTACAAATTGATGAATATATAGTTGAAAATAGTCTTTTGACAAAATAAAAATTTTTAATTATAATATTTATGTAAAAAATAATAAAATAGGTTTAAAGAGAAGGAGAAGAAAAATTATGTTAAAACCAAATAGTATAACAGTTTACAATTATGTAAAAGAAAATCAAGCAAATAATATTACAGCTGCAGATATCGCTGAAGGAACTGGATTACCAGTAAGAACAATCAATGGTATCGTTACATCAGCATTCCAAAGAAAAGGTTTAATGGAAAGAATCGAAAAAGAAGTTGAATTAGAAGATGGTTCACACAAAAAAGTAAAATTCATTAAATTAACTGCTGAAGGTGAAGCTTTCGATCCAGAAGCAACTGAAGACGCTGAATAATTTTAATTATATAATAAAGAAAGCTAAATATTTATTTAGCTTTTTTATTTTAGAAAGGATTGATTAATATAAAAGATTTTATTACAATATTTTTCTTTATTACAACAATAATATTATTTATTATATTATTATGTAAAAAATATAAAATTAATGAAATTAATAAAAATATTGAATTAGAAAATGAAAAATTATTAAAAAATAAAGATAATATTATAAATGAAATAAAAATTTTAAATATAACAAAAGAAGAAAAAAATAAAGATTTACAAGAGATAGAAAAAATTACAAATAATATGAATGCGGCCGCTCATAAAGCATTTTCTGAATACTGTGATTCTTTAGATTCAGAATATAAAATTACTGAACAAGAACATGATGCAGCAATTGATGGATTAAGAACTGCATATGATAATCTTCAAGATATATTAATGATGAAAATTAAAAATACTCAAAAAGAATTAGATAAAATTTCTGCAACCCGTGCTGCCGCATTAGAAACTCAATTAAAAGAACAAGAAATAAAAAATAAACAATCTTTCTATTGTCCGCAAATTCCTGAAGATGAATTAAAAGATGTTAAAGTTTTACATGAAATAGAATATAAATTAAATAATCCAAGAATATTAAGAATGCTTATATGACAAACATATTATCAAAAACCTATGAATCAAGTTTGTGCAAATGTATTAGGAGATGCATCCGCAGAAAAATGCGGTATATATAAAATAACAAATCAAAAAAACGATTTATTATATATAGGTCAAGCTGTTGATATTGCTACTCGTTGAAAAAATCATGCTAAAGCAGGTTTAGGAATAGATACTCCTGCAAATAATAAATTATATAAAGCAATTATAGAAGATGGGCTTGAAAATTTTTCTTTTGAATTATTAGAAGAATGTAATAGAGATCAACTTAATGAAAAAGAAAAATTTTATATAAAATTATATCAATCTGATCAATTTGGATATAATTCTAATTCAGGTATAAATAAGTAATTTGATAATTACTTATTTTTTAAGTATAATAATTATATAAATAAAATAATAAAAAATAAATAAATTTGACAATTATGAATTTTTTTATTATAATATTTATAGAAATAATGAAATCATAAGATAAATTAAATGAAATGAAGTTATTTTAAAAGAAATAGGAGGAAAAATTAAATGAGAAAACCACAAAATACAGAAAAAATTATTGGAAGAATTTATCAACATGATTTAGCTATAAAACAAGTTCAAAATAAAGATTCAGAGAACTTTGGAAAAGATTTTATAGCTGGAAATATTGAAGTAGCAACTGATGAAGAATGTTTAAATGTTATTAAAGTACATTTTACATATGTTACACCAACAAATAAAACTGGAGCAGAAAATAAAACTTATACAGTTTTAAAGAAAATTATTGATGAAAATAAAACTATCACTTCAGTAGGAAAAGATAGTGCTATGAAAGTAAGAATTGATACTGCAATAGCATTAAATGATTTTTATAATAATAATGATGAATTAGTATCAGCAAAAACTAATGAAGGTGGATTTGTTACTATTATAAATGATTTAGGAGAAGAAAAAGAAAGAAATATCTTCTCAGTAGATATGGTTATCACTGGAGTTACTCATGTAGATAAAGATGATGAAAAGAAAACTGAAGAATATGCATCTGTAAGAGGAGCAATATTTAATTTTAGAAATGATTTATTACCTGTTGAATTTAAAGTAAAAAGTTCTGATGGTATTAAATATTTTGAAAATTTAGGTGCATCTAACTCAGAACCTATTTATACAAAAGTATGGGGAAAAATTATATCTGCAACTAGTACAACAACTCAAGAGGTTGAAAGTGCATTTGGAGAACCTGCAGTAAGAACTTATAGAAATACAAATAAAGAATGGGTTATTACAGGAACAGCAAAAGTTGCTTATGATTTTGGTGATGAAAATATATTAACAGCTCAAGAATTAACAAAAGCAATGCAAGATAGAGAAGTTTATTTAGCAGATGTTAAAAAAAGAGCTGAAGAATATAAAACAACAAAAGCTAGCTCTACTCCTGCAGCATCAAGTACAACTACAACAATAACAGGAAAAAAAGCCGATTTTAATTTTTAATATCGGCTTCTTATTTTAAGAAAGGAGAAAGAAAATGGCTATAGATTTAATGAATTTAGCACCTCATAAAGTTAGTAGAGATTTACGCGGATATAGTGTATTCTTTTATGGAGAACCTAAAAGCGGTAAAACAACAACTGCCGCACATTTTCCTGAAGCTTTACTTTTAGCTTTTGAAAAGGGATATAATGCTATTCCTGGAATTATGGCTCAACCAATAAATTCATGGAGTGAATTTAAACAAACTTTAAGAGAATTAAAAAAACAAGAAGTAAAAGATAAATTCTCAACTATTATTATTGATACAGTTGATATTGCTTATGATTATTGTACTAAATATATTTGTGATAATGCAAAAAGATCTGATGGAGGATTTGGAGTAGATTCAATTAGCGATATTGGATATGGAAAAGGTTATGGTATGGTTAGTCAAGAATTTGATGATAGTCTTCGTAGTATTGTTCAAATGGATTATGGTCTAGTTCTTATTAGTCATGCAACTGATAAAACTTTCAAAAATGAGAGTGGAGAAGAATATAATCAAATAGTTCCAACATTAGATAAAAGAGGAACTAATATTGTATCTCGTATGGCAGATATTATTGGTTATTCAAGAGTAGTAACTACTGATGAAGGAGATAAAACAATGTTATTTATGAGAGGTACAAATAGATATATGGCTGGAAGTAGATTTAAATATACTCCAGATTATATTGAATTCTCATATAAAAATCTTACAGATGCTATTGCAAATGCAATAGATATGCAATCTAAAGAAGAAGGAGAACAATATTTTACTGAAGAAAGAAGTAATTTATATGCTCCTAAAGATAATGAATTGGATTTTGATAAACTAATGGTTGAATTTCAAAATTGTATTAATCGCATGATAGCAAAAGCTGGAGATAAATTTGAATCAGAATATACTCCAAGAATTACTCAAATAACTGAAAAATATTTAGGACGCGGTAATAAAGTAAGTCAATGTTCAAGAGAACAAGTTGAAGCATTATCATTAATAGTTGAAGATTTAAAAGATTTAGAAAAAATTAATATTTAATTTTATTTATAAACGCCCTTTAGGAGCGTTTTTTGATTTTTTAAGAAATAAAAGTTATAATATAAAAAAGAGAAATATAAGGAGGTGCGGAAATGGCAAAATTATTAGCAAAATGTTTTTATTGCGGAGAACAATTTGATCGTAATCAAGAAGAATGAATTGCGATAAATGCTCGTAGATATGCACATAAAAAATGTTATGATTTGGCTGAATCTGGTAAAACTCAAGATGAAAAAGATTATGAAGCTTTAATTAGTTATATTAAACAAAAATTTTGTATTTCAACTATTTCCGCAAAAATAACTAGACAAATTACAGATTATAAAAAACAATATGGTTTTACTTATAGTGGAATGTTAAAAGCATTAATATGGTGGTTTGATATTAAAAAAAATAGTTTAGAAGGTACTAATGGTGGAATTGGTATTTTACCTTATATTTATAACGATGCTAAAACCTATTATTATGGATTATATATGGCTAAATTATATAATGAAGATAAAATTATCCATAATAAAATTGAAGAGGTTGAGATAGCTCCGCCTCAAGTATATGTACAACCGCCACGATTATTTAAATTAGAGGAGGATGAATAATATGAAGTCAAAATATATAGATATTCCATCAACAATTCAAGTTATTGGAAATATATTTAATAATCCAAATCTATTAGATAATGAAAAATATACTTTTTTAGAAGAAGATTTTCCTAATGAATTTCATAAAATAATTTTTGGTTCTATATACAATCTTCATATGATGGGAGCAAAAGAAATTACAATTAATGCTGTTGAAGATTATTTGTATAATAGACCTACTTCTTATGGAATTTATCAAAATAATAAAGGAAATGAATATTTACAAAAATTATCTGAAGAAATACAATTATCTACTTTTGATTATTATTATAATCGTTTGAAAAAAATGACATTATTAAGAGAATATGATAAAATAGGTTTAGATTTAAAATGGTTATATGATCCAGATAATATTTTAGATAGTAAAAAGAAACAAGCTCAAGAAGATTGGTTTGATAATACATCTCTTGAATCAATGGCAGAAATAATAGATAGAAAAATAACAGATATAAAATTAAAATATGTAGATGGAACAGATGAAGAATATGTTCAAGCTGGAGATAATATTGATGAACTTATTGATAGATTACAAAAAAATCCAGAAATAGGATATCCATTATATGGACCTCTTATTAATACAGTAACTCGCGGAGCAAGATTAAAGAAATTATATCTTCGTAGTGCAGCAACAGGTGTTGGTAAGACTCGTGCTATGATTGCAGATGCTTGTAATATAGCCTGCGATCAAATATATAATTTAGAAACTAATCAATGGGAACTTAATGGAACAAAAGAACCTACATTATTTATTACAACAGAACAAGAAGTTGATGAAATACAAACAATGATGTTAGCTTTTTTAAGTGGAGTTAATGAAGCACATATTATTTATAATAAATATGAAACAGGAGAGTTAGAAAGAGTTATACAAGCAGCAAAACTTATTAAAACATCTCCGCTTCATATAAAAAGATTACCTGATTTTAGTTTACAAGATATTGAAAATGCAATTAAATTTGGTATTCATGAATGGGGTATTAGATATGTATTTTTTGATTATTTACATACTTCATTAAAAATATTAGGTGAAGTATCATCTAAAGCAGGAATAAAAGGATTAAGAGAAGATAATGTATTATTTATGATAGCAATAAGATTAAAAGATATTTGTAATGAATATGGTGTATTTATTATGACAGCAACTCAATTAAATGCAGAATATACAACAGCTCAACAATATGACCAAAATTTATTAAGAGGTGCTAAATCTATTGCTGATAAAATTGACTATGGTGCTATTATGCTTCAAACATCACAAGAAGATAAAGATGCATTAAAACCTATATTAGTAAAACAAAATCTTCCAGAACCAATAATAAAAATATCTATATATAAAAATAGACGTGGGCAATATAAAGATATATTATTATGGTGCAAAGCAGATAGAGGAACTTGTAGAATAGAACCTATGTTTGCTACTGATTATCAATATCAAATTATTGATTTACCTGACTTAAAAATTAAAATTAATCCAAATATAAGTAGTAGTGCATTTTAGGAAGGAGGATTGCGGCAATGGATGATAAAGAAAGATTAGAAGAAATAAAAAATAATTTATCAATAGAACAAATTTTTGATTTATTATTAACTTTAGGTGCAGATCCAATTCAACATGGAGATTTAATAGTATGTCGTACTATATGTCATGGCGGATCTAGTCATAAATTATATTATTATGAAAATACGCATCTTTTTCGTTGTTATACAGAATGTTCAGATACTTTTGATATATTTGAATTAATAGTAAAAATTGAAACATCATGCGGCCGCAAATTCTCATTACCTCAAGCATTAAATTATATAATAAATTATTTTAATTTAAGCATAGAAACTAAAAATTTTGAAAAAAATGATGACCAATTAATAGATTGGCAAATTTTAAGTAGATATAATAAAATTTTAAATAAAGAAAATAATGAAAATAAAAAAGTAGAAATAAAAATTTATGATGATAAAATATTATCATATTTACCTCATCCTCGTATACTACCTTGGGAGCAAGAAGGAATCACAAAAGAAGTAATTAAATATCATAATATATGCTATAATCCTTCTTCTCAAGCTATTGTTATTCCTCATTATAATATTAATAATGAATTAATAGGTATAAGAGAAAGAACTTTAATTAAAGAAAATGAAATTTATGGAAAATATAGACCTATGTATTTAAATCATCAAATGTATAATCACCCATTAGGTTTTAATTTATATAATATAAATTTTAGTAAAGATAATATAAAAAGAATTAAGAAAGCTATTGTCTTTGAAGGTGAGAAAAGTCCTCTTTTATTCGCATCCTATTTTGGACAAGAAAATGATATAACAGTAGCAGTATGTGGAAGTTCATTATCTTTATATCAAGTTCAGTTATTATTAGATCTTGGAATTGAAGAATTAATTATTGCATTTGATAAACAGTTTCAAGAACTTGGTGATAAAGAACATGGCGGTTGGGTAAAAAAATTAAAAGAGATTAATAAAAAATATAGTAAATATGTTTATATAACTTATATGTTTGATAAATGAAATATATTAAGTTATAAATCTAGTCCGATAGATGAAGGTAAAGAAAAATTTTTAGAATTATTTGAAAAAAGATTTAGTATAGAATAGGAGAAGATTATTAAATGAAATATAAACTTATAAAAGAAATAGATCCAAATTTAAGTCCTATTCAAGTTATTTTATTTAATAGAGGAATTAAATTAAGTGAAATTCATCATTATCTTAATACAACAGATGAAGATATAAATAATGCGGAAATGTTCGGTAAAGACAAATTAGACCTCGCTACTTTAGAATTAGCCAAGGCTATTCAAAATAATAAAGACACTTTAGTATTAGTAGACTGCGACTGTGATGGATATACTGCCGCCGCAATACTTATAAATTATTTATATGATTTATTTCCTTCATTTGTTGAAAATCATTTAAAATATTATTTACATGAAGATAAAACACATGGATTATCAGATTGTATGGACTATATAGAAGATAATAATTTTGAATTAATTATTATACCTGATGCCGCAAGCAATGATTATGAATATCATAAAAAATTAAAAGAAGAAGGTAAAACTATTATTATATTAGATCACCATGAAGCACCAAAAGTATCTGAAGATGCTATTATTATAAATAATCAATTAAGTGATTATCCAAATAAACAATTATCAGGTGCTGGTGTTGTATGACAATTTTGTAGACATTTTGATAAAATACGTGGCGGATTTAATGCAGATCAATATATAGATTTAGCAGCGTTAGGAAATTGCGGAGATATGATGAGTCTTAAATCAATTGAGACTAAGCATATTATAACCAAAGGTTTCCGTAATGAAAATATTAAAAATCCATTTATATATGGAATGGCTGAAAAAAATAGTTATTCTTTAGGAAATAAAATTACTCCAATTGGAGCAGCATTTTATATAGTTCCTTTTATAAATAGTATGGTTAGAAGTGGAACTCTTGAGGAAAAAGAAATATTATTTAAATCAATGTTAAAATCTGAAGCTTTCAAAGAAATTCCTTCTAATAAAAGAGGTCATGCTCTAGGAGAAACAGAAAAATTAATAGATCAAGCATTAAGAACAGCAACAAATGTAAAGAGTAGACAAACAAGAGAACAAGAGAAAGGTATGACTCTTGTAGAAGATATGATAATAAAAAATAATATGATGGAACATAAAGTATTATTATTTTTACTTGAACCTGGACAAATAGATCCAAATATTGCAGGTTTAATAGCAAATAAAATTATGGCTAAATATCAAAGACCTACATTAATGTTAATAAAATGTGAAGTTCTTAATCCTAATATTGTATTAACTTCTAATCCACCAAAACCCTATTATGAAATATATTATCGCGGAAGTGCTCGTGGATATTCTAAATCTGGTATAGATAATTTTAAGGATATATGTCAAGAAACTGGGTTGGTAGAATATGCAGAAGGACATCAAAATGCATTTGGTATTAGTATAAAAAGAGAATATATAGATAAATTTATAGAACTAACAGATATAACACTTAAAGATTTACAAAGTGAACCTTTATATTATGTTGATTATATATTTAAAGGTGTAGATGTAACTCCAAATGTAATATTAGAAATAGCGGGTTTAAATGATATATGGGGCCAAGATATGGATGAAAGTTTAATTTGTGTAGAAAATTTAAAAGTAACAAAAGAAAACTTAACTCTTATGTCTCCAGATAAAAAACCTACATTAAAAATAATATTACCAAATAAATTATGTTTTATTAAGTTTGGAAGTTCACAAGAAGAATATGAAAAATTATTAAGTGATGGATATATAGAAATTAATATTATAGGTAAATGTAATGCTAATGAATGAAATGGAAATGTGACTCCTCAAATATTAATTGAGGATTATGAAATAATAGGACAAAGTAAATATAATTTTTAGTTGATAAATAAATAAAAATATATTATAATATAATTATAAGTAGGAGGTGTATATGATAGAATTAAATGAAAAACAACTTGAAGGATTAAAATTAGCAGTTGATAGATATAGAGCTGGAGAAAAATGTACTATAATTGCTGGCTATGCTGGAACTGGTAAGTCAACCCTAGTTAAATTTATTATTGCTGCACTAAAAGAAGATGGAATTGATCCAGATAAAAATGTTGTATATACATCTTTTACAGGTAAAGCTACACAAGTTTTACAAAAAAAGGGAAATAAAAATGTAAGTACATTACATAAATTATTATTTGAACATTATCCTAAGGCAGATGGAACATTTTATCGTGTTCCTGTACCTTCTATTCCATTTAAAATTGTTATTGTAGATGAATGTAGTATGGTGCCAAAAGATTTATTAAAAAGATTGGCAAGTTATAAAGTTCATATTATATGTTTAGGTGATCCAGGTCAATTACCTCCAATAGATAAAAATGAAGATAATCATTTATTAGATATTCCGCATATTTTTCTTGATGAAATTATGCGTCAGGAAGAACAAAGTGAAATTATAAAATTAACTATGGATATAAGAGAAGGTAAACCTTTAAATCATTTTAAAGGTAAAGAAGTTCAAATTTTAGATGCTGATGAATTAACAACAGGTATGCTAACTTGAGCTGATCAAATTATTTGTGCAACCAATGCAACTAGAGTCGCTTTAAACAATCAAATGAGAAAATTATTAGGGCGTGGAGACAAACCTGAAGATGGAGATAAAGTAATTTGTTTAAGAAATTATTGGGATGTATGTAGTGAAGATGGTCAACCATTAGTGAATGGAACTATCGGAACTCTTCAAAATAGTTTTGAAAGTTTTTTAAAAATTCCTAGTTATGTTACAAATGGAAGAACTAATAAAATAGATACTATTATTAGTAATTTTAAATCAGATGATGAAATAACTAATTTTAATAATTTATCAATGGATAAAAAAATGATATTAGATGGAGAACCTAGTTTGAATTGAAAAGAAAGTTTTAAATTAAGTAAAAATAAAAATTATATAAATAGTATTCCATTAAATTTTACTTATGGCTATGCAATTACAGGATGGAAAGCTCAGGGTAGTGAATGGGATAATGTATTAGTTATAGAAGAAGGTTTTCCTTTTGATAAAGAAGAACATCAAAAATTTTTATATACATGCGCAACTAGAGCAGCTAAAAAACTAGTTATTATTAGAAAGGGTTAGGTAATATGAATAGATATAAAATAAAAGAAGTAAAAGATGAAAGATGGGCAATTTGGTATATGGATTTTCCTAAAAGAAGAGGTGGAAAGATCGGCTGCTATAAAATTATAGATTTATTTAAACCAACAAGAGAAAAAAAATTTGCATTTAGATATTTACCTAGAGAAGGACAAACTCAAGAGCAAAGTGATAATTTAATTATTTTAAATACAATAAATAATTTTTATAAAAAAAGAAATTTTATAGTAAATAAAGAAGATTAGCGGAAATACTCGATTGATGAAAAATTAATCGAGGTTTTCTTATATTTAAACAATAATTGTAAAGGAGAATATAAATGGAAAAAATAATTATACCAACTTTTATAGAATATAATGCTTGCCAATTCACTACTGATAATTTAGAAAATTTTTTAAATTTTATTGATGAATATATTTATAAAACATCTGTAAAAATTACATATAGATATTATAAAGATAAAAATATTCCTGTAAAAATTAGTTTTAAATGAAATCCTTATGAATGAGATAACCCTCCTACAATAGAATTAGAACTTAATCAATATTTTATGTATGAAGATGGATATCCAGATAATTATAAAATAATTAATTCAGAAGAAATAAGTGAGGATTGGTATATTCATGAAACTTAGATTATCATATTTTTATCAAATAAGAAATTTTAAACCTAATATGATTCCAATGTCTACAGCTATGTCAGATCCAGCTTGATATCATGATTTTAAAGATCAAGATCATATATTTATAGATAAAAGAGGGATTCTTAATGGATTGAGACTTAAACCAATAATAGTACAAGGAGTTCATGAAGAAGTTCATTGCCCTTGTGAAGCTAAAGATCCAACTCAATGTCCATTAACAAAAAACTATGAGTTTGAATTAGAATTAATTGATTTACCTAAAATGATGAAAGGAATAGAAGATTTTTGTAATGATTATTGTAGAAAAAATAAAATAAAAGAAGAACCTATTGCTGTTTTAATAGTTTATGAAGCTCCTAATAATCCTTGTAGTGAACGACATAGTCTTTTAAAATATTTTAATAATCATGGAATAGAATGTAAAGAACTGGATTATCCAATTAATCAGCCAGTCTCAATGAAAGATGAATCATTTGATTTTTAGATAAATTTGTTGTATAATATATATAGAAAATAAAAGAGGAGGACGAAAATATGAATAAAAGATTTGAAGTTCATTCACATACATATTATAGTAATTTGCGTTTATTGGATTGTATTAATCGTCCTAAAGATTTAATAAATCGTGCGATTGAATTAGGATTATCTGGAATAGCCATTACAGATCATGAATGTATTAGTTCGCATCCAGAAATAAACTTTTATCAATCTGAAATAGAACAAGAACATCCTGATTTTAAAATAGCACTAGGGAATGAAATATATTTAACTGATGATAGAGAAAAAGGACAAAGATATTATCACTTTATTTTAATAGCAAAAAATAAAGAAGGTCATAGAGCATTAAGAGAATTATCTTCAAGAGCATGGATGAATAGTTATTGGGATAGAGGTCTTGAAAGAGTACCAACATTAAAAAGTGATTTAGAAGAAATATTAAAAAAATATCCTAATAGTTTAATTGGAACAACAGCATGCTTAGGTGGAGAATTATCAGTTAATACATTAAATTTAATTAGAAGTGAAACAACAGGAGATGAAAATGGTGCGGTAACTGCACATAATAATATAGTAAATTTTTTATTATGGTGTAAAGAAGTATTTGGTAAAGACAATTTTTATATAGAATGTGCGCCAGGTGCTAGCCGCGATCAAGTGTTAGTTAATAAAAGATTTCCTGCTATTGCAAAAGCATTTGGATTAAAAATGGTAATAGGTTCAGATGCTCATTATCTTAAAAAAGAAGATAGATATGTTCATAAAGCATATCTTAATTCTAAAGGTGGAGAGCGTGAAGTAGATGAATTTTATGAATATGCATATCTACAAGATAATGAAGAAATAAAAAATAATTTATATGCATCTCAATTTAGTAATGAATTTATAGAAGAAATGTTTAATAATAGTTATGAAATATATGAGAAAATAGAAAAATTTAGTTTGGCTCATGCACAAACAATTCCAAAAGTAGAAGTAGAAGATTATCCAAAAATTAAAGTTGGAGAACTAGAAAAACAAGAATTTCCTATTTTATCTAGTATGTTAGAATCAGAAGATAAAATAGAAAGATATTGGGTTAATCAATGCTTTAATAAATTAAAAGAAATTAATTTATATAATAATGAATATTGTCATAGATTAGAAGAAGAAGCTGATATAAAAAGAACAATTAGTGAAAAATTAGGAACTAATATGTTTGCATATCCAGTAACATTACAACATTATGTTGATTTATTCTGGGAATGTGGTAGTATAGTTGGAGCAGGAAGAGGTTCAAGTTGTTCTGGTTTAAATCATTATCTTTTAGGTATAACTCAATTAGATCCTATTAAATGGAGTCTTCCTTTCTGGAGATATTTAAACAAAGAGCGTGTTGAATTAGGAGATATAGATTTAGATTTATGTCCAAGTAAACGTCCTAAAATTTTAAATGAAATAAAAAAAGAAAGAGGACAAAAATTTAATAAAGATATAGATGAATTGAGTAGAAAAAATTTAGGTTGTACTTTAATAGCAACATTTGGAACAGAAGGAACAAGATCTACAATTTTAACTGCTTGCCGCGGATATAGAAGTGAAGATTTTCCAGATGGTATTGATGTTGATACAGCTCAATATTTATCTTCATTAATTCCTAGTGAGCGTGGATTTTTATGACCACTATCTGATGTTATTAATGGAAATGAAGATAAAGAAAGAAAACCTATAAAAACTTTTATAAATGAAGTTAATCAATTTCCTGGATTATTAGATATAATGCTAGGAATAGAAGGTTTAGTAAATAAAAGAAGTAGTCATGCTTCAGGAGTTATATTATTTGATGAAGATCCATATGAGTTCGGTTCATTTATGAGAACTCCAAAAGGAGAAGTTATAACAGCATATGATCTTCATATGTGTGAAGCATGTGGTATGACAAAATATGACTTTTTAGTAACAGAAGTTCAAGATAAATTGGCGGAAGCAATTAGAATGTTACAAGATTATGGAGAAATTGAAAGTGATTTAACATTAAGAGAAGTATATGATAAATATTTTCATCCAAATGTTTTACCTATTGAAGAGGATAAATATTGGAAAGTTATTCAAGAAAATAATATATTAAATTTATTTCAATTTGATTCAGAAGTTGGTAGTCAAGCAGCTAAAAAAATTAAGCCAACAAATATGATGGAATTAGCAGATGCAAATGGTTTAATGAGATTAATGACTGCGGAAAAAGGTCAAGAATCTCCAATGGATAAATATATTAGATTTAAGAATAATATTAATTTATGGTATAAAGAAATGGATGAATATGGTTTAACAAAAGAAGAACAAAAAGTATTAGAGCCATATTTTAAAAGTTCACATGGTGTTCCACCATCACAAGAACAATTAATGAGAATGTTAATGGATGAAAATATTTGTAATTTTAGCTTAAAAGATGCAAACGCCGCGAGAAAAATTGTAGGTAAAAAACAAATGAGTAAGATCCCTGGATTAAGACAACAAGTATTAGATCAAGCTAAAAGTCCATGTTTAGGTAATTATGTTTGGAAATGTGGTATCGGTCCACAAATGGGTTATTCATTTAGTATTATTCACGCTCTTGCATATAGTTTTATAGGTTTTCAAACTGCCTATATAGCAACAAAGTGGAATCCTATATATTGGAATACAGCATGTTTAATAGTAAATAGCGGAAGTCTTGAAGAAGAAAGTGATTTTGAAGAAGATGAAGATGGATTTGTTGTAGAGAAAAAAGAAAAGACAACAGATTATAGTAAAATAGCAAAAGCATTAAGTGATATTATAAATAAAGGAATAAAAGTTAGTTTAGTAGATATAAATAAATCAGATTATAGTTTTGAACCAGATGTTGATAATAATGAAATATTATTTGGAATGAAAGCATTAAGTAATGTAGGAGGTCCAATAATAGAACAAATTAAAGCTGGTCGTCCATATGCAGGAATTGCAGATTTTATGGTTAAATGTCCATTAAATAAAAGTGCAATGATAAGTTTAATTAAAGCGGGGGCTTTTGATAAAATAGATAATAAAAATGCGAAAGAAGCAAATGTTGAACCTAGATTATGGGTTATGACATATTATTTATCTAAAGTGTGTGATGCAAAAAAAAGATTAACTTTACAAAATTTTAATGGTTTATTACAACATAATTTAATTCCTGAAGAATTAGATTTACAAAAAAGAGTATTTAATTTTAATAAATATTTAAAAGCAAATCAAAAAGTAGGAAAATATTATGTATTTAATCAACCTTGTGAAGATTTTTATAATAAATATTTTGATTTAGATCAGTTAGAAGTAATAAATGGTATTACATGTATTCTTCAAACAAGATGGGATAAAATATATCAAGATATAATGGGAACAGCTAGAGATTATTTACAAGTACATCAAGATGAAATGTTAAAGAAATTTAATACAATGTTATTTAAAGAATGTTGGGATAAATATGCACAAGGAAATATTTCTGCGTGGGAAATGGAATCTTTATGTTTTTATTATCATGAACATGAATTAGCTCATATTAATAATTTAAAATATGGATTAACAAATTTCTTTGATTTATCTCCATCTCCAGAAATTGATACAATGTTTAAAAGAAATGGTAAAGAAATTCCTATATTTAAAACTTTTAAAATAGTTGGAACAGTTATTAATAAAAATGATAATAAAAATAGTATAACTTTATTAACAACAAATGGTATTGTTATTGTTAAATTTACAAAAGAATATTTTGCAATGTTTAATAGACAATTAAGTGAAATGGGAGAAGATGGAACTAAACATGTTATTGAAAAAGGTTGGTTTACAAGAGGAACTAAAGTAATGATAACAGGTTTTAGAAGAGATGATACTTTTGTAGCAAAAACTTATACACGAACAGCAACTCATCAATTATATAAAATAGAAAAAGTATTTGAAAATGGAGATATGGAATTAACTCATGAAAGAGGAAATAATAATGAAGAATAGCGGCGGATCCAGTTCTATAGAATCTTTAGACACGGTCCTCCGCAAGGAGGTTTAAAATGAAAAAAATAATAGAGCATGGATATAAATATCATATGGAAACTAAATGTCCTTCATGTGGTTGTAAATTTTCGTATGATTGGGAAGATGTATTAAAAACTGATTTATATCATTATGGATACAATGGTTATTATACTTACCCAAATTATAAAATTACTTGCCCAGAATGTGGAGCTGAATTTCAAATATTAAATTGGACTTTTAATTATCCTAGTGATACAATTACCTGTATTCATACTTCAGGAGATACAAAAAATGAAAATTAAAATTATAGCATTATTTGGGGCAAGTGGTAGCGGAAAAGATACATTATCAAAAATTTTAGCAAAGCAAGATAATATAAACGAAATAATTAGTAATACAACAAGACCTAAAAGAGATTATGAACAAGATGGAATAGATTATCATTTTTTAACCGAAGCAGAATTTACTAAAAAAATATTAAAAGGGGATATGTTAGAAGCAACTAGTTTCCGCAACTGATTCTATGGAACTTCTATTGATTCATTAAAAGAAGATAAAATAAATGTTGGAGTATTTAATATTCAAGGAATTGAATGTCTTTTAAAAGATGAAAGATTAGAAGTGTATCCAATTTTAATTGCTTGTGAAGATAAACTTCGTTTACAAAGATGTTTAGATAGAGAAGCAAATCCAGATTGTGAAGAGATTTGTCGCAGATTCTTAGCAGATTTAAAAGATTTTGAAGATATACCTTTTGAATATAATATACATTATAATGGAGCAAAAGTAGAGCCATCATGGATTATTCAAGATCTTATCGACTTAAATATACTCAACAAGATAGATTAATTTATATAAGCTAAAAATAAAATAATATAGAGGGTAATTTTAACCACTCGAAATAATTTATATACTGAGGAGGTTGACTATGAAAGTCATAAAACGTGACGGTCGTATTGTAGAATTCGATCCTACTAAAATCCATAACGCAATTTTAGCAGCTTTTCAAAGTGTTGATGGAGAAATTACTGATTATGCAAAAGATAAAGCTGAAAATATAGCAAGTTATATTGAAGGATATTATTTAGATGTTGATGAAACACCTGGGATAGAAGATATCCAAGATTTAGTTGAAAAAGGATTAATGGCAACTAAAAGAAAAGATGTAGCTAAAGCTTATATATTATATAGAGAAGAAAGAAATAAAAAAAGACAATTAAAAACTTCTTTAATGCAAAATGTAAAAGAAAAAATTGAAGCTTCAGATGTACAAAATCAAAATGCTAATGTTGATGAATATTCATTTGGTGGAAGAATGGGTGAAGCCCGCAGTGAAGTAATGAAAGATTATGCACTTAATTATATTGTATCTGATATGGCTAAACAAAATCATTTAAATAATGAAGTATATATCCATGATTTAGATTCATATGCTGTTGGTATGCATAACTGTTTAACCGTACCTTTTGATCATTTATTATCACATGGTTTTAATACTAGACAAACAGATGTTCGTCCAGCTCGTTCAATTAATACTGCATTTCAACTAGTAGCAGTTATATTCCAATTACAATCACTTCAACAATTTGGTGGAGTTAGTGCAAGTCATTTAGATTGGACTATGGTACCATATGTTCGTATGAGTTTTTATAAACATTTTCAAGATGGTTTAAAATATATTTCACCAGATCCATATTATAGTGGAGATGATTTTAATAGTGATATGTCTATTGAAGATGAGCAATATAAGAAATATCCAAAAGCATATAAATATGCAATGGATATGACTGAAAAAGAATTAAATCAAGCTGTTCAAGGTATGTACCATAACTTAAATACATTACAATCTAGAAGCGGAAATCAATTACCTTTTACTTCAATTAATTATGGTACTTGTACTTTACCAGAAGGTAGAATGGTTACAAAAGCATTATTAGAAGGTAGTATTGAAGGTGTTGGTAAAGTTAGAAAAACTCCAATATTCCCATGTAGTATATTCCAATGTATGAATGGTGTTAATCGTAAACATGGAGATCCAAACTATGATTTATTTAAATTAGCACTTAAATCAACAGCTCAAAGATTATATCCAAACTATGTTAATGTAGATTGGTCTGTAAATGCGGGTTATGATAAAAACGACCCTAAAACATATGTTTCTACAATGGGATGTCGTACATATAATGGAGCAGATATAAATGCTGAACCTGGAACTAATCCACAAACTAAAGATGGCCGCGGAAATATTTGCCCTGTTACAGTTATTATGCCTACTTTAGCAATGGAAGCTAAAAAATTAGCTGATGAAGAGTATGAAGCTACAGGTCAAGCTGATATTATTGATGCTTTTATGTCTTTGTTAGATAAAAAAATTCATGAAGCAAAAGATATGCTTATTGAAAGATATAATTATATTATCAGCCAAAGTCCTAATGGAGCAAAATTTATGTATGAAAATGGTTGTATATTAGGTTATGATGGTAAAACAGTAGAAAGTGCTATGAAACATGGAACATTAGCTCTTGGTCAAATAGGTCTTGCAGAAACACTTCAAATATTAATTGATAAAGATCACACAACACCTGAAGGTATGGAATTAGCAAAAAAAATAGAACAATTATTTAAAGATAGATGTGCTGAATTTAAAAAAGAATATAAATTAAATATTGGTGTATATTATACTCCAGCTGAAAATTTATGTTATACAGCTATGAAAAAATTTAAAAACAAATATGGAATAATTCCTAATGTAAGTGATAGAGATTACTTCACTAATTCAATTCATGTTCCAGTTTGAAAAGAAATGAGTCCTTTTGATAAAATAGATATTGAAAGTCAATTAACTGGATATAGTAATGCAGGATGTATTACTTATGTTGAATTAGATGGCGGAGTTAAAAATAATTTAGATGCATTAGAAACAATTGTAAATTATGCTATTGATAAAGATATACCTTATTTTGCAATTAATGTTCCAAATGATACCTGTTTAGATTGTGGATATACAGATGAATTTAATGATAATTGTCCAATGTGTGGAGGTACACATATTCAACAATTGCGTAGAGTAACAGGATATTTAACTGGAGATTATAAAACTGCTTTCAATAAAGGAAAACAACAAGAAACTGAACAAAGAATAAAACATCAAAAATTTAATGGAGATTGTTCTCATGATTAGAATAGCAGGAATTAATGAAAATGATATGGTGAATGGAGAAGGAGTAAGTGTTAGTTTATTTCTCCAAGGATGTCCATTTCATTGTAAAGGATGTCATAATCCAGAAACATGAGATCCTGAAGGCGGCAATGCCTGATTTGAAGAGAATTTAATTAAACATATTAAAGAACTAATTGCCGCAAATGGAATACAAAGAAATTTAAGTATTTTAGGTGGCGAACCATTAGACACTCCTGATAAATTAAATTTTCTTGAAAAATTAATATTTTCAGTAAAAAATAAATATCCTAATATAATAATTTGTTTATGAACAGGTTATAATTATGAATATTTACAAACAAGATGAGATATGAATTTTATATTAAATAATATAGATTATTTGATAGACGGTCCTTTTAAAATAAAAGAACGCGATATAACTTTAAAATGACGCGGCAGCCGCAATCAAAGAATAATAGATTTAAAAAAGGGACTAATTATTCAAAATTAGTCCTTTTATTTTTTATATATATCAAAGAGAGTGTGATATCTATGCGTACAGTAGTAAATGAAATGATAAAAGATTATGATTTAAAAAAATGAAATTGTGATTTTATGGGCTATACTTTTGATACTATTAAAGATTTAAGTTTTCATCATTTAATCATTCCTAAAAGAGATAGTAAAAAAAATGGTATTGGTGAAGGTTATGTATCTTGAAATGGTGCTATTTTAAATAGAGATACTTCACATCCTTATTTACATACAATAGAAAGAATTGATAGAAATTTATTTTTAAAAATTACACAAGAAATGGTAGAAGAAAATATAAATAAAAAATTGACAAAAGAAAATTTAGAAAATATTAGAGATATGCTATTATGATTTGAAAGTAAGTATGAAGATACTATAACTTCACATGAAAAATTAATTGTAAAACCTGAATTTAAAACAAAAAGATTAGTTTTATCTATTGATGAAGAATGAAATTGAAAAAATAAAAAATATAAATTATAATATTTATATATAAAAGAAAGAAGGTAATAATATATGATAAGACCAATTTTTAAATATCCACAAGATAAAGATATATTAACAAAAGAAAGTTATAAGGTAGAAGTTCCTTACACAGAAGAAATAAAACAAACTATTGAAGATTTAGTGGATACATTAAAATCATCAAATGGAGTAGGTATTTCCGCAATTCAAATAGGAAAGCCATACTGTATTTGTGCTATTAATTGGAATGGAATTCATGTATTAGTTAATCCAGAAATAACAAGAGTTAGGGGTGAACATACTATGAGAGAAGGATGTTTGTCTGTTCCTGGATTATTTATAGATACAACTAGATATCAAAAAGTATGGATCAAAGCATTAAATGAAAACGAACAAGAAATAGAATATGCTGAAGGCGGAAATGGCAGTTATATAGCTCAACATGAATTAGATCATTTTAAAGGTAAATGTAATTTATTTGATGCTTATGATAATTTAAAAGAAGAATAAAAAGAAAGAAGGGAGAATAATATGAATATAAGTACTTTAAGTGCATTTAATTGAGGATTAATCATAGGTTTTATTATATGTTTTATTCTCCCATTTTTTATAGATATAGATGATGAAGATGATGAGGAGGATAATTTCAATGAAATTCCTAAAAAAAATCAAGAAAAACACAACAAAAAATAATAAAGTTGAAATAGGAACTTTATATGATATAAATAAAAATTTAATAGAAAAAAATATTAAAGATTTAACCATAGAAGAAATAAATAATAAAAAAGAATTATTTGAAGAATATATTGAAAAAACACAAAATGAATATTATATGTTATTATGTAATGATAGAAAAGATTATACTATATTTAGAAGAACTGGAATAGGATCTGAAGATAGTATAGGATGTTGTTTAATAGATATATTACTTAATGAATGCTTGCCTAATCGTGGTAATACAAAATCTATAGAATTAACAGAAAATAAAGATGCTATTGAAATATGGATTTCAATTGATGGAGAAAGTTATTGTTATTATTTCTTCCCATATGATACAGCAATTATAGAATGCTAAGGAGGTGCAAAATGAAAATTATAGTAAATTTAAAAGGCTTTACTTTAGCATATCAAGTCATGTTTATAGATGATCAAGAACATGTTACTATTACAAAATCTACTTTAAAAAATATTCCTGAGGTAGTAAGTGAATTGGCAAATAAATATAATTGTAATAATGTTTTAATTTATGGAAATAAAACATTTGCAAAAAATATTGGTGATAATATAAAAAATACTTTTTCTGCTAAATTTAGAGAAAAAGAAATGTTAAATGTAGAAATATATACAAAATAATAAAAGTATATATTTCTACTTTTTTTTATTTGTTTGAAAATATTAAAAAAATATATTATAATATAATTAAATAAAGGAGGAAATATAATAATGAGATATTTAATTGAAGTTACAGAAAATTATAGAGTAGATAATGAAGCAGAAGCAAAAACTTTAATTGAAGAAGCTAAAGCTGGAAATAATTATATTGTTAAAAAATACTCTTCTCAATATAAAGAAAGAAAACAAAAGGGAGAAGTTGTAGATGCTTGGTATAAAGTTGTTTTAGTAAAAAGTTTTACAAGTGAAAAAGAACCTGATGCTCAAATTGAAATAGAATATAAAGAAGGAAGTGCTTTTTAATTATGTTTGGAATAGATATATTAGGAAGATATGAAACTAAATTTATTAAATATAAAAAATTAAATGAATTAGCAATAGAACCAACTAGAGGAAGTGCTACAGCAGCTGGCTACGATCTTTATGCTGCGATTAGCGATCCTGTAAAGATTCCCGCACATTCAACAGTAAAGATAGGAACAGGATTAGCTTTTGCATTACCTAATAACACTTTCGCAGCAATATTTGCTAGAAGCGGATTAGCTACTAAAGAAGGATTAAGACCAGCAAATTGTGTTGGAGTATGTGATAGTGATTATCGTGGAGAATATATAGTAGCATTACATAACGATACAGATAGTGAAAAATTTATTAATCCAGGTGAAAGGATTGCTCAAATGATTTTAATACCATATATTCCAATGATATTTGAAGAAGTAGAAGAACTTTCAGATACTAATCGTGGTAATGGAGGATTTGGAAGCACAGGAAAATAATATATAAGAAAGGGGTTTTATTATGTTATTAAATATTTTATGTTTTTTAGGTGGTACTATTACAGGTGCTATTCTTATGGCAGCAATTGCCGCAGGTAAAGAAAGATAAAAAAAGAAAGGGAAAATTTTTATGGATTTAATTTTATTATTTAGTATTATAGGAGGAATACTTTTATTAATTATATTGTTAACATCAAGTTATGTTAAATGCCCTCCTGATATGGTATTTATTATTTCAGGTTTAAGAAAAAAACCTAGAGTTATTATTGGAAAAGCTACTCTTAGAATTCCATTCTTTGAAAGAGTAGATAAATTAACCTTAGAGTTAATACAAATTGATGTTCAAGCTCATAATGTTCCAACATCTGATTTTATTAATGTAGATGTTGATGCTGTTGCAAATGTAAGAATTCCAAATAATCCAGATTTAATTCAAGTTGCAGCAAGACATTTTTTAAATCAAACTTCTAAATATATTGCAGATAATGTACAACAAGTACTTGAAGGAAATATGCGTGAAATTATAGGACAAATGAATTTAGTTGCTCTTGTAAATGATAAACAATTATTTTCTCAAAAGATACAAGAAAATGCAAGTGATGATATAAAAAATATAGGATTGGAAATTGTTAATTTAAATGTTCAAAGTTGTACTGATGATAATCAAGCTATTGAAAATTTAGGAATTGATAATTTAGTTAAGATACAAAAGGCAGCTAAAATTGCAAAAGCTCAAGCTGAAAAAGAAATTAAAGTTGCGGAAGCAGCCGCTGACGAAGAAGGAGCTCGAGCTCGTGCAGAAGCAGATGCTAAAATAGCTGAACAACAAAAAAATTTACAACTTAAAAAAGCAGAATATAAAATCGAACAAGATAAAAAGAAAGCTGATGCAGATGCCGCATATGAAATACAAAAGGCAGTTCAACAAAAAACAATTAATGAAAATAATGTAGAAGCAGAAGTTGCTAAAACTGAAAAGTTAACCGCTTTAAAACAAAAAGAAGTTGCTTTAAAAGAACAAACTTTGGAAGCAGAAATTAAAAAGCAAGCTGATGCTGAAAGATATGCTGCGGAAATTCAAGCTGAAGTTGATAAAACTCGTGCTATTAAAGCCGCTGAAGCTGAAGCTCAAGCAAGAATAGCTCGTGCTGAAGCTGAAAAAGAAGCTAATGTAAAAGAGGCAGAAGGTATTCGTGCAAAATTACAAGCTGAAGCTGATGGTAAAAAAGCCATATTACTTGCTGAAGCAGAAGGTGTTCGTGCCAAAGCATTAGCTGAAGCTGAAGGTATTGAAAAGAAAGCAGAAGCTCAAAAGAAAATGGGTGAAGCATCTATCGTTGAAATGATTATGAATGCATTACCACAAGTAGCTAAAGAAGTATCTGCTCCATTAGCAAATGTAGATAATATTACAATGTATGGCGACCAATCAACTAAACTTATTGAAAATAATACTCAAAAAATAGATCAAGTATTAAAAGTGGCTCAAGATAGTTTAGGACTTGACCTTAAGAGTCTTATAGCAGGGTTTGCCGCAAACAAAATATTAGACAATAAAAAACCTGGAGACTTAGACAAATAATCTAAGTCTTTTTTGATGAAATAAAAAATCTTTATTATACTATAATTAGGGACTGAATAAAATAATAAAAATAATCAAATTTTTATAATATAATAGAATATAAAAAGGAGAATATATTATGAATACTTACCCTATTGATATCGTTGTAACTTTTTTAGATAATTCGGATAAAAACTGACAAAAAGAATTTTACAAATATAAAAAAGAAGAAATAAAAAACAGAATTACTCAAGCAGAAAATTCTCAAGCATTTGGAAAAGATAGATTTCGTGAATGAGATGTGTTCAAATATTGGTTTAGAGGAGTTGAAAAGAATTGTTCATGAGTAAACAAGATATTTTTAATAGTTCAAAGTGAAACACAAATTCCTAAATGATTAAATAAAAATCATCCAAAATTAAGAATTGTTTATCATGAAGAATATATTCCTAAAGAATTATTACCTACTTTTAATGATAGACCTATTGAATTTTATACTTGTTTTATTAAAGATTTATCTAAAAATTATATTAGAAGTAACGATGATTGTTATTTTTTAAATCCAATTCCTGAAGATATGTTTTTTAAAAATGATAGACCAGTATTACCAGATAATCAAAGACCATTTGAATTTTTTGAGGCTAAAGGTTCAGGTGCAACATTTTGAGGAGCATTAAATAATAATTTAGAATTAGAAAAAGAATATTTAAATGGAAAAAATTATACTTATGGTATAGCTCATTTACAAATGGCATGTGATAAAAATTTTGAATTAAAAATAATTAATAATCATAAAGAAAAATTTTTATCTGCTTTATCTTATAGTCGTTTTAGAAGTGAAAAACATTATACAATTTATTTATTTGATGATTTAGAAAGAATATGTGAAAACGCAATTTTAGATAAAAACATTTTTAATACAAGTTGTTATTGTTATTTAAATAAAAATTTAAATTTTGAAGATATAAAAAATAAATTATGTGTTTGCTTAAATGATACAGATAAAGCAAATTCAGATTATTCTTTAATTAAAAAAAATATGCAAAAATTTTTTGAAGATAAATTTCCTAATAAATCTTCTTTTGAAATTTAATAAAGGAGGCTATATGAAAATATTAGTATTAAGCTGTGATAAAAATGAAGATACTTTTAAAGCATTTCATCATTGTATGGAAAAATATTATCCAAATCATCCTGAAGTAATATATGCAACAGAAACATTAAAAAATCCATATTATAAAACAATAAGTAAAAATTATCCTTTAAATTTATGAACTAAAAGAATAAGAGAAACTTTAAAAGAAATTGATGATGATAAAATATTATTAATGATAGATGATTGTTTTATTAGAGAACCTGTTGATACAAAAAGAATTCAATATGCAATAGATAATTTAAAAGGAAATATTGCAATGTTTAATTTTGAAAAATCATTTGATAATACCGATGAAGAAACTAATCTAATAGATTTTAAAAAAAGAAAACATGGATCTTCTTATGAAGTTAGTTTGTTATGTGGATTATGACAAAAAGATAAATTAATAAAAGTTATTTCTACTGATAGTGATCCATGATCAATAGAATATGGTCAAAAAAATTATAATTTTGATTATTATATTAATAGTGGTGATTATATTATTGATTGAGGATATAAAACTTGGAAACCAGCAGGTATTTTTAAAGGTTTATGATGTAAAGAAGTGGTGCCATTTTTTGAAAAGGAGGGTATCAAGATTGATTATGACAAACGAGGATTTTCTAATTAGTATTATAACTCCTTATTATAATACATTAACACAAACAAAAAAATTAGCAAAAATATTAGAACCACAACTTACAGAAGAAATAGAATGAATAATTATAGATGATGGATGTCATGAAAAAAAATTAGATAATATAAAAGCAAAAGTTATTCATCTCGAAAATAATAGCGGCGGAGGTAGTGTCCCTAGAAATGTCGGTTTAGATAATGCTAAAGGAAAATATATATTATTTATAGATAGTGATGATATGATCAAAACTAATTATATAGAAACTATAATAGATAAAATTAATCAAGAAGATTTTGATTATTGTTACTTTGGTTGAGAATCACATACATTTTCTATTATAATAACAGATGAACCTCCAGAATGAAATTGTTGTATATGAGATTGTATTTATAAAAAAGAATTAATTGGAAATGTTAGATTTGATCCAAAATTACGAGTAGGGGAAGACTTAGATTTTAATAAAAAAGTTAGAAAAGGTAAAAAAGCTCATATTCATAAAATTTTATATTATTATAATGATACTCCTAACTCCTTAACAAAACGAGGTGACAAATAATGCATTTTACTAATATTTATTATTTTTATTATCTTAATGTTATAGGTGGAACAGAAACTTTTTTATATCAATTAGCAAAAAAATATAAAGATTATGATTTAACTATTATATATCGTTATGCAGATGCTAAACAAGTTGAAAGATTAAAAAAATATGTTCGATGTATAAAATTTACAGGGCAACAAATTGAATGCGATAGAGCGTTTTTTAATTATGGTGCAGATATTATAGGAAATGTTCATGCTAAAGATTATTATTTAGTTGTTCATGCAGATTATGAAGCAGTTGCAAAAACAAATCCTAATTTTATGGCAAGTTTTTCTCCAAAAATAAATCATTTTATTGGAGTTAGTGATTTAGCTTGCAAAGCGTTTACAAAAGTAACTGGAAAATTATGTGAAAAAAGTTATAATCCAATTGAAATAGAAAAACCTAAAAAAGTATTAAATCTTATTAGTGCAACAAGATTATCAAAAGAAAAGGGTAAACATAGAATGGAACAACTTGCGGCCGCACTTGATAAAGAAGGAATACCTTATATATGAACAATATTTACAACAGATACTAATGCTATTGATAATCCTAATATAGTATATATGAAACCTAGATTAGATATTACTAATTTTATTGCTAATGCAGATTATCTTGTACAATTATCAGATAATGAAGGATATTGTTATTCGGTTGTAGAAGCATTGGGTATGGGAACTCCAGTAATAGTAACTCATTGTCCTGTATTTGATGAAATAGGTTTAAAAAATAAAGAAAATTGTTTCTTATTAGATTTTGATATGAAAAATATTCCTATTAAAGAAATTTATGAAAGTGAATTAAAATTTACTTATACGCCTCTTCCAGATAGTTGAGATAAATTTATTATAAAAAACCCTTCAACATATAAAGAAGAAATTAATACAATATATACGGTTCAAGCATTAAAAACTTATGAAGAAAATCATATTGAAGATGGACAATTACATATGATTCCAAATCCTGGATTTAAATGAGATGTTGATTGTGAACGTATGAGAGTATTGACTGGAGATAATGATAGGCATTTAAAATTCGTAAAAGTAGTTAGTGAAAGAAAAAAAGACTAACTTCTTTTTTTTATATAAAAATTGCGTTTTAAAAAATTTTTAAGTATACTGTAGTTAAGAAATATAGGAGTTGATTAATATGATATTATTATCATTAGATTTAAGTACAAAAAGTTCAGGTTGGGCAATATTTAAAGATGGTTTATTAATGGATTCTGGATGTATTACCTCTTCATCTACAGATTTGTTAAAAAGAATTAATGTAATGATAAATGGATTAAAAACAATAGTAGAACAATATCAACCTAATAGAATAATTGCGGAAGAAGTAAGACCTGAAAATGGAATGCAAAATCTTAAAACTCATCGTGCTCTTATGTGATTACAAGGTGGCATTGCTTTAATGATTTATGCTTATAATAAAAATTTAGAATTAGAATTAATATATCCTAGTTCTTGAAGGGCGGCAATTGGTATTAAAACTGGGCGCGGAATTAAAAGAACTACATTAAAAGAAAAAGATATACAATTTGTAAAAGAAAATTATAATCTTGATGTTAATGATGATGAAGCTGATGCAATTTGTATAGGATATGCAAATTGTCATGATATAGAAACTGAAATTAATTGAGAATAAAAAATTTTACACTTTATGATACTTTTATCATAAAGTTATTTTTTTTTATATTTCCTGCCAAATTTTAAGCATAAAAAAATAGCACAGATATAAAAATCTGTGCTTTTTTATTTTTATAATTTTGTTTGTACTTGTATTGCCGCAATATTCATAGTTCCACTTATAGTTAAAGGTATTGAAATAGATTTTATCATAAAATCTCCATGAATATCTGCATCTATAGATTGAACTGTAATTCTAGTATTAGGTTCAAGATGGTAAATTGGAATAACTGATAAACTAATACTACTATTATAATCAGTATAATCTCATAATAATTCTTTAATTCTATTAAAACAACTATTATTTAATCCACCAATTATTAACATATTATATAAATTTTCACTCATTAAATAATAATCTTGTCCTCTTTTTTCACATTCTTCAATCTTAGATTGAGTATCTGATTGATTATTTTCTATAATTACAATATCAGGAATATCAGATTCAAAAATACAATTATATTCATTTCTATTTTCAACAATACTTCTTCTTCCTATATTTGAAACATTAAATTGACTAATTGCCGCCTCGCTATCTATAAAATCTAATCAATAATTTACATCTCAAGGATTTAATTTAACTTCTTGATAAAAATCACCAGTATAAATAACATCTCCTGTTTCGCTATCTATGTAACTATTTGCTTGTAAATTATATAATTTTGGTCATTCTGCAGCAAGTTCAGCATAATAATAATTATTTGCTAAACCTAATGGTTCAGAAGAAACTCCATCTAAATATAATTCACTTCTTCAATCTGTTGTTTTTACTTTTACTAATCTAGCTCCTTCATATTCTATATATTCAGGTTGAGATAATAAATAATTAGTTTTATTAGTTTCATAAGTTCTTTCTAAATTATTTAAAACTTCATTATAATTATTAATTAATTCTTGTTTATCGCTAATTTGATTTTCTAAATCATTATATGTATTATCATAATCTATAAGAGCTTCATTTAACGGTATTAATGATTCTTCAGTTTCAAGTTTTTCATCAGTTCAATTTATAATATTATTATTATTTTGAATTATTTTATTATTAGCTCTATTATTTTCTTCTTGTAATTTTTCAATATCAGAATTTAAACTATCTATTTCAGATTGAATTTGGGCTCTTCTAACTGGATCTGTTTCATGTTCTAATTCATCTTCTAATATTGCAATTTGATTTAATTTTTGAGTAATTAAATTAGAATTAGCATTTATTAATTCTTGTAATTCTACATTTTCTTCAGTAGCAGTATTTATTTGTGAAGTTAATAAATCTATTTGTTTATTTAATTGATTTCTAGGAATAATTCATTTAATATATTGATTATATAAATCAGTTTCTTGCTCTTTTAAATTATTTATTTGTATATTTATATTATCAATAATATCTAAATATCCCTGTTTTTCAATATCATATTCATTTTTTAAAATATTTAATTGATTAACTACAGTTTGATAATGAGCAGAACCAGGATTTAAACTTCATATATATTGTTTATTAGTACTTGTACTAATGTAAATAATATCATATTGACCAATATCAGGAAAATCATTTATATTATCATATTCTTCATAATAATATCCTTCAGGAGAAACATACATTTGTTTTTCCGCATCTCATTTATATATGATTCCTGTATTTTCGCTCATATAAAATAATTCTTCTACTCCAGGATAAGGAAATCTAGTTATATTACTATATTTAATTGGGCATTTAGCTTTTCTTAATCCATCAATAGGATCTATATAAAAAAATACTTCATATATATTTCCAATTTGAGGCTTTTTATCAATAACTAAATGATATCTTATAGGAATTTTTATATTATTTGTATCTTCTTTTATACCTCATACAACATAATCATTTTTTATTCTATTATATTGAGGGCTATTTGAATAATTTGTTATTAATTTACCATCTAAAAAACTATATACTGATTTGCCTTTGGCAATATCAATTATATAATCATCATTTTTCATTTTATTTAATTCTACAGTAGCTTGAGTAGTATTAAGATAATCTTTTATTTCTTGTCATATAAAATTACCTCATATGTCATAATAATATTCATAGTTACCTAATAAATTTTTTATTTTATCCAAGACAGTACAAACACTATCTCCAGCATTTGCAGTTAATTCAGATGGATAAATAAAATCTTCTAAAATAAAACCAACATTCATTCCATAAGAAAGTTCTTGAATTATTCCTCCAAATTGAATAGCTTCAACTTCATTCGTTGTATATAAATGACTATTATCTTTAGTTGCTAAATATAAAGGATTCTCTGCTGTTCATTTCATAACTGTTTTTATTTTATCATCTACATCATGAACAATAATTCTAGCTAAATTTTCATTTCCAAAATGATTAACTATTTCTTTAATAATTTGAGATATTAAAGGTTTTTTTAATATAATTTGACCAGTTGAATCTTCAATAGTATCATAAGTATCTAGTTGAACTGCGGAAGTAATGGTTCCACCGCATTCGCCATTTAATAAACACATTTTATCTTTTAATTGAGCAGATAAAGTAGTTGCTTGCCCAACTCCAAAAGATACACTACAAGATGTAAAAATAAATAACCCTTGTGGATATCATAAAATAGGATAATCTGAATATTGATTAGTTTTATTTTCTATTCCTATTTCTAAATATACTTTTTTATTAATAGAAATTAAATTTTTTGTATCTGTAATTTTCCCTGTTGAAATATCTTTTACTGTCATATTTAAACTACATGTTCTACGAATTGCGGAGTCACCGTTTAGAGAAACGGTTCCTCCAGTTGCAATTCCTTGGATTTCTTCTAATGGATTTTCATCTCAATCAAGTAAAGTTAATTTTACATATTGATTTTGTAATTTTTCAGTGTCTGCTAAATATAAAAATTTTTCATCTTGTAAATAAGGATAACTTTTTTTCATATGCTATTCCTCCATAATAGGAACAGAAATTTTTTCATATTCATCTGTATTATTATTCCAAATATATAAATCATTTACTTCGTCAGTATATAATCTTCTTGAAACTCCAGTTAAACCATCTGTACTTGGATCAACATAATTCCAAATTGGAGCAGAAATTAAAATATATTGATTAGTATTTACATCTCAAATATATATTTCTTTTTTATAAATATATAATACATTTTTTCTTCCTTCTTCAGGAAATTGACTATTATCATCAATAAATACAATTCTTTTGATAGGTGTTAATGTATTTGGCTCATCTCCGCCAGAACTAATAACAGTACTATTATCATAAACTGTTATTACTTTATATTTATCAAAATTATTTAAATTACATTCATCAATTTCATAAGCATTACTTGAAAAACTCCATAGTCTACGACCTAAAGTTTGATTAGGTTGAAATTGAACATCCATAAGTTTTATTAAAAAATTTCCTTCTGTTGGACTACGAAATAATTTAACATCATCAGCATATAAGAAATCTAAAATTTTATCTCTAAAGAATTTTTCTCAAATTACATCTCTTCAACGAGGAATTTCATTATCTTCATTATATTGATTATATTGAGGTAAATAATCTCCAAAAACTTCTTGTTTAGAAGTAAATGTTCCACTTGCATCCATTGCAGATGAAATAAATCCCCCTAAAGGAAATTGAACATAATTAATATATCCATTTCTTTTAATAAAAGGATATTTACTTCCTATTGTATCTGTACGAACCTCACTAATAGTTCTTTTAAATGAAGATAAAGATGGATTAAATTCTAATTTTAATTGTCTATCTCCACTTGTTAAAAATATATGTTCAAAATTTAATAATAAAGGTTCTTCTATCATAACCATTTGAGTACGAGTTTGATTACTACTCATTCCTTGTACTCCATATCTATACCATATACCATTCTCAACAGTATAATCATATCAATCTAAATTTATTATTCCAGCTTGATCAAAATTAGTAATATACATATCATCTCATATTGTATAATTATTTTTATTACAAGCTCTTCTTATAATTAATTTACCAGTATATGTTTGAGAACTTGCTGATGTTTTCTCAATATGAATTTTTACTCTTCCATTTTCTTCATCTTTTTCTGCGGCTATTGAAAAATCAAAACCTTCAGATGGAGCTGGAATGACATTAAAATCATAACTAATTGTTTCTTGATATAAATTTTGAGTTGTATAAGTTATATCAAAATGATAAAATTCTCCAACAGTAAATCAATATTGAATATTATAATAAAAATTGTTTACATCTGAAAATTGATTTGCAAAAATTTCTCCACTATCAGTTAATAAATTATTACTATTATCATAAGATTTTATTCTAAAACTTCTTAATGTTTCAGTTTCATTTTCATCTGCAAATCTTAATTCACCAAGAATTAATGTATTAATAACTGAATCATAAATTTCAGTAGCAGACCCTGGATCAAAATCTTGAATAACTAAATCTGGAACTGAAATCCCTCTAATTAAACATACTGTTGACCATTCACTAAAATTATATAAATTTTTAGTTAATCATCCATCAATAGCTTGAACAGCATCTTTATCACTTAAATCAATACCTGGATCATCTGCATTACTACTTGTAAATCTAATTTGTACTTTGTAATATTGATCTATGATAAAATTACAATCTTTTAAATCTTCAGGTCTAATTTCAATAAAATATTTATCATCACTAACTCTATGCTCATCTAATTGAATATTTTGTAACATTATTTCACATGGATATTTATCAGGATGTAAAACTGTTTTATTTGTTAATTGACTTCTGACAGTAATTTGTGCATTCTGAATTTGAGATAAAGAATTATAAGGAGATAAAGCAAAATATATTCTACAAATAAATTTATTATCAGTAGTATCAACAGTATTAAACTCTGCAGATTTAGAAATAACAACAGCTGAAGGTTCTTCTGCAAAGAAAATTTCTTCAGTTTTAGTTTTTTTAGAACTTCCTTGTAATAATTCTTCTAAATAACCTCGATATTCTATTTTTAATAATCTTTCTTGTTCAATTTCTTCTGGAGTAATACCACCTGCACGTAAAGCAGCTAATTTTGCTTCATATTCTTCTCAAAGTTCTTCTACACCATCTATTTCTGAATTTGTAATATATTCATCAACAGCATTCTCATATGCATCTTCTGCGGCATATGATGTTATTGTATATTGTTTAGTAATTTTAGTTACATTTTCCGAATTATCTTTAACTAAAAATGCTGGCATATATGTTTCTATTAAAGGTGGGTATAAATTAGTAGTTACTGCCATATAAACATCTCCTTTTATCTCGCGGCGGCCGGTGTTAGAATATTCACCAAGACTCATCAAATGATGAACCTGATTTCCGCATTATCTATTATTATCTTCTTCTTTTATTTTTTAGCTTCATAAGATGTAACTTCTATTGTTTTCTTAGGTAAAGCTCTTATTTCTCTCATTAAATCTTCTACAAAGCTATTTCCGCCTTCATCTTTATAATGAGAATATCTTTTCTCTATACAATCTAAATTATAATCATCTATAAATCCTAATTTATAACAAAAATAATGATGTTCTCTTGTTATATAAGCTTTAATATCATCTTTATCAGAAGCAACTAATAAATCAATTGTATCATCAATTTGAGTTATTTTATCTAATATTTTATCTACAGTTTCTTTTAATTCATTAATATCTTGTTTTAAAGTTTCTTCTTCTTTTTTCTTACCCATTTTTTCCATAATTTTTCCTTTTGCTCAATCTATTCATGTAATAACCCCTTTTATTGCAACTGCTAATAAGATAATAAATATAATGATTTCTTGTATACTATAAGTTTCTAATAGTTGTTTCATAATTTATCATCTCCATTTTTCTAATTTATATTAAAAATAATTAATGTAAATGATTTATTTTAGTCCAAATAAAAAAGATATATTAATTATTATCTTTTTTATTATAATAATCTTTAGCACATACTCCACATTCTATATTTTTATTTTTTATTTCTTCAGGAATTTTTGCTTGTATTGAATAAATATCATCTTCATTATATTCTAATTCTGATAACATATCCATAAATTGGACTATATTTGGCTGTGCCATAAATATTTGTGCTGAAGTTGACATTTCTCCACATCAAATTTTAAAATTTTCATTAAAACTATTGATAAATTGTTCAGTATGATAATCTAAATTATATTGTTTTCAAGTATAATAATAAAATTTTTTAATATATTCTAAATTTTGTTCTTGAAACATTTCAGAATTTGCACCTACATCACAATAAGTAAAATATAGAAATATAATTGCTCCAATAATTTCTTCTATAATAACTTCTTTTTTTATATTATGATTTCTAGCTCATTCAAAAGTTTCAATCATCCCATCTACAAATCCACATACACTTTGATCATATGTATATTGTCCATGATTAATTCTTGTAATAGAATTAGAACGAACATGTCATAAATAAGTAAATGCATCCATAAAAGGAATTGTTTTATTTTCATTCATATAATAAATTAATATTTTTCTATTAAAACAAGTATCTTCATTAGCCCTTAAATCTGTAAAAGTAATCTTATTATCTATTAAAAATTGTCTACGATAAATTTTGCCAAAAACTCAGACAGTATCCCCATAATGAGGTATATAATTATCATCATGTTCTTCTATAAAACCACTAAATAAGACATTTTCTTTAGATATTTCAATTTGTTTATAAAATTCTTTAAAAGTAAATCCTCCCATATAACTATCATCTGCATCTGCAAACATTATATAGGGGCAAGAAGTATGCTCAATTCCATATCTTCTAGCATAACCTGGTCCATGATTTTCAGGAAGACGTCTAACATTTATATCTAATTTTTCTTTAAATAATTTTGCAATAGATTTATAATCTCCTTCAGGACAATGATCATCTACTATTGTTACTTTTACCAATTCAGAACCATCTTGCATAGCAATAGAACATAAAGTTTTAAAAATAGATTTATGAGCTTTATAAGCAGGAATAATTACATCAATTTGTTTTTCCATATTATCATATTCCTTTCTTTTAAATATTATACTATATTTTTTTCTTTTTGTCCATAAAAAAAGAACATGCGGCGATCGGTTAGTCGCTCTTCCGCATGTTTTAAAAATTATCTTGGTATCATTGAAAAATAATAATAAACTTTATCTTCTTTTGCATCTTCATCTTTTATAAAATCTTTACTATATCTTGCATACATTTCAATATTATCTTTAAAAATATCATTATAATCATTATAGGCGCTATTCATCACAATTCAAAAATCAACAGGTCTAATATCATCAAAACCATAACTAGTTCTTACACTTTCTGTATCTGGTAATCCTCATTTCATACCAAATGGTTTCATATTTTCAATTAAATATTTTGCTTTTTCTTCATTTAGAACTCTACCTTCTGCTATTTCATATAATTTTCTTTCAGTTTCTTCTAAATCTTCATCCATATGTTTTAAAATTTCACACATTCAATGAGATAAATCATTTTTTTTATCTACATTATCTGAAGATAAAATTTTATCAATATAATATTTAATTTCCATTTTTATTCCCTTCCACCTTTCTTAAAATTTCATTTAATATTTTATTTTGATATTCTAATTTATTTTCCATATCAAAAATAATAATATCAAGTTTTTTACTTTGAGATTCATTCTCTTCATAAGAATGAAGAGAAATATATGACAATAGTACAGTTAATAAGTCTAAGGCATCTATGTCTCTATTTATCATATTAAATACTTCCTATTGTATCAGATGAAACACTTTTTGGACATATACAATTTTGAATAACAAATTGACCATTTTCATAATTGTCATTATCATTACCATATATAATTGTATATCTTATTCTTGTATCTAATTGATTAGCATATACTGTATTTCCAGCTTTACATAAAACAGGAATATCTCCTATATTTGTTCTAATAAATACTGGCAAATTTGCGGTTGCAGCAGCATTTGAACAGATTACTAATCCATAAGTAGAAGTATTAATTAAATTTTTTATTGCTCTATTTGGCACTAAAACAACAGTAGTTTGAGTTGTTTCTGCGGTAGAACAATACATTGTATTACAATTACAGCTCATTTCAATTCTCCTTTCCTAATAAAAAAAATGCGGAAGCAATTTGACCCGCTTCCGCATTATCTCAACTTGCAAAGCAAGGAATTATTAACTACTAATAAAGTGAATTACATCCGCAATTAGTATAGCAAGGTGGATTTAATACATATCTACCTTGTAAATTTAAGATTGAATCTGTTGAGTTTTGAATTGCGGCTGTTAAAGCAGCTGTTTGATTTGCATTAGATAAAGCATCTCTTGTAGTTTGAAGTTTATCACTTAATTCTCTAATGTAATTATCTTGAATCATTGATCTTGTAGCAGCATTTTCGCTTACAACTAAATTTCCAATTGCGGCAATACTATTACCAATTTGTTGAGAAATATCTTTCATAGTTGATAAGCTATTATAGCTTGCATTTAAGACTGTATCAGTAATTCCACATTGACCTTGAGCTAAACCTCTAATGGCATTATCTTGACTTTGGAAATATAATGAATTTTGTAAGTCACTTTGTCCTAAAGCAGTAGCTCCAGCATTATTTCCCCAGAATCCACCATTTCCACCAAATAATAAGATGAATATGATAATTAATGAGAAGATTCCCATAGAACCACCAAATAATCCACCATCATTAGATCTTGTTAATGCTAATACATCAGCAGCTGACATTCCAGTTGTGTCGTTCATAAATTTCCTCCCTTTCCATAAAAATAAAATATTATATATAATAAAAAATTAGTAAAATACTAACTTTTATTACCATTCATTAAATTAAGCATCCAAGCTAATTGTTCTTTTGAAATTCCTTTTTGATTACATAAATTTGCAATAGCTTCCGCCTTTTGTTGATCTGGTTGACCATTTAATTGATTAAAAATTTGTTGTTGTTGTGGATTTAACAGGCTTAACAATGCTTGTTGTGGTTGTTTTGACATCATTACTTGAGATAATAGACTCTGAATGTTTATCATTTATCTTCTCCTCCAATTCTAAAATTTTATTTTCTAATTCTTCTATTTTTAAATCTTTTTCATCTTTAGGAATTATAATATCATAAGATTTAGAAATAGTTCCATCTACCTCTTTTAAACATATTTTAGTTCTAGGTTCATCTATAAATAATGTTTTTTTAGTAATAAGAATATTTGAAATATCATCATCTTTATTTAAAAACTTGACATCTATATCTGATCCAGTTCCAGATGTAGTAGTATTAATAATATTTTGAACTGGAGCCTGTGGATTCATAAGACCTTGAGAATATTGAGCTATCATATTTTCAATATTATCTTTATAACGATAAAGTTGATTCATCATTCCCGCATTATTATAATTATATGCCATAATTTTCTCTCCCTTTCTAAAACACAAAAAAACCATGCAATAAGGAAATGAATTTAATCCTTATTGCATGGTAATATATACTTAATCCTGCATTTAAATTTCTTTTCAATCCATTTCCCTTTATAAATTCATATAGAAAAAATATTATTTCTTTTTTCTACATTATTATTTTATTTTTAGCTTATATAAATTATAAACTTTGTCCCAATTTTTATAAAATTAGCTTATTTTTTCTATTGTAAAATTACCTAATCATAATGTAGTAGTTATCCCATCTGCAGCTAAACCATAATTATAATTTATATATGTTACATCACCAACAGCGGTAAAATTAAATGTTAATCTTTGAGTTTGAACATTTGATAAAGGAGATAAAAGAATTTCATTTATAACATTTGAATTAACTCTTTCATCACTATCAGTAGGTAATGATCTTAAAGCTTGACATGAAATACCAGTATATCCACTTAAAGGTGTATATCCATTTGGATTAAAATAATCAAATGTAACTCTATAAGTAGAACCACTTTCAGTTGCAAAAGGATAATATAATTCTTCGCAACCGCTTGATCCAACACATGATACTCTATTTAATTCAAGTTCATTATCATAAGTAATATTTCATCTTGAACTATAATCTGATTCTTTTCAATATTTTCAATAGCAGAAATTATCATATTTGTCTATTTTAGCTTTTGTCCAATTACCACTATTTTTAATATAACATTGTTTAGCATCTACTCAATTTCCATTAATTTTAATTTTTGGAATTCCTCTTAATCATTTTGATTGAGATTCAACAATAGATCCAGCAGTAAAAGTACCTGTTCCAGCATTAGTAAAAAATGTATTTGAAACTAAATCATATAATCCAACTACATTATCACTATTTCTTTCCGCAGGCACATAATCTCTTAATAAATTACCTTCAAAATCATATAATTTTAAATAATATAATTTTAATCCTGGCGCAAGTTGAGTTGCGGAACCAACAGAGTTATTTGCAAATATATACATATTATAAGTTTCAGGTTCGTATTCACCTCTAGGAACATTATAATTATAATTAGTTCCATTAATTTTAATTTTTTCTTTAAGAATATTAAAATCAATTTCATAATCAGTATTAATTGTAAATGAAGCTATTTGTACACTTTTATTTCCTCATTGAGGACGTAATGTTGTTCCTGATTGGATTCTTATTCCACATCCAGGTCAAATATCATCTATTACATATTCTGAAAAACATACTGAATTTCAACTATTTCCAATAGAAGTACAATTAAATTTAGTTATGATTTCTCCAATATTAGATCCAGGAATTTCACTATTAATATATTGAGTTCCTGAATTTTGAATATAACTTAATTGAGTATATCCTGCTGGGAAATTTCTTTTAATTTTTACTATTGGAGATTGAATAGCTGTTGTTGCATTACTTACTTTATAATCAAAAGTATCATAAGCATTTGCTCCTGTATGAGTTGCAATTACCCCATTTGCTAAATAATAAGTAGTATTTTCTTTTAATCCATCATATACAAAAGCATCATCATCTTTATATTGTAATGCTTGGAATGATAAATCATTAAATACTCCTGTTGTAGATCCAGTACCAGCAGTATCATTTGTTAAATAAAAAGTTAAACGATAAAATGGAAAAATACTTTTATCTACATAAAAACATATTTCTTTGTTAGCAGTTGCATCTTTATATATAACTCTATTACTAGTTGGAGATCTATGAGCAGAAACAGATATTGCTCCTCAATAAGTAGAACCTCCAGTTATAGAAAAACTACCTGTTGATATTTTATAAAAAGTTTTATCTTCTAATAAATCACTAATATCTATATAAGTAGAACTTCAAGTTTGTCCTGAAGTATTTTTAACTACCGTTACTTTAGTTGCACTATTAACAGTTACGTCAGATTGAGGATCTCCATTTCTTAAATCTATTTCTGAATTTTTATTTGTTCAAATTCCATAATAATAATTTAAAGTTCTAGAAGGTGTTATAGATGCGGCAATGGAATCTTTTATACTATTTGGAGTAATACGATTAATAATAGGATCTGATACAGTTGGTAAAGGTAAATATGTAGATTGTGTTCATGTAGTAGAAGTGTCACTCATAGAATGAGAATATGAACCATAACTTAAACTTCATGCTTTAACTTTAAAACTGTAATCTGTATCTGGAGATAATCCAGTCCAAGTATAATAAGGGCTGTCATCAACAAATGCTACATAATCTCCTGTAGAATTTGTTCCAAAATAAATATTACTAAATGTTTGACTTTGTCCACTTACATCAATATCAAATCTTAAACATGCATATACCGCATTGCTAGGTGAAGTAAATGATGCAACACGTCTTTCTGAAGTTGCTGCATCTGAAAATGCTGCATGACTTAAATAATTTCAATTTGTGTCATATCAAAATACAAAAGCCTGAGTTTGAACATTTGCATTACTTGGAGTATAACCAAAATAATATAAAGTATTAGGAGCAACAGGAAAACCATATTTTCCAACTATACCTTTTTGAACTTCTGTAACAGATGATGAAGTCATATGATAAGTATTTGTATAACTATCACTATCTATTGAAGTAAAAGTTATACTAGTTCCGCTTATTGTAGCTGAAGCTCCACCTTTAACAGCTACTCCGCAATTTGCTCATCTTTGAAAATTAAATAAATTTCTATTATTTCTTTTTCAAGTTGTTCCACCATCAGAACTAAATAAATATTCTAAAGGAGTTCTATATCCAGTAGCAGTAACTCTTTGTCTAATAGAAGTTGTTGTTACATTATCAAAATAATGATCTGCAATAGTAACCTCACTTAATAAAGTTGAATAAGAAATTGTAGACGATGTAGATGTTCCAACTGAATTAGTAGCAGTAAAATATATTGTATAATCTTGATCTGTTACTAATCCTGTAATTTGTTTTGAAGTAGAAGTTCCTGCACTAACACTAGAATAATTTGAATCAGTTGGTCTCTTATAATAAATAGTATAATTTGTTATAGGAGTCCCTGAATCTGCAGTAGCACTAAAACTAACTGTAATAGTATTATAAGTATGTGCAGTTGCAGAAATTGTTAAATTACTAGGTTTGTTTCCAGTTGTTTTTCCTTGTACTGAACTATAAACATATGGACTTTCATTTCCACTTGCAGAAGAAGTTGTTTTAGCTCTTAAATAAAAAGTATATGTAGTATTAGGAGTTAAACTACTAAATACATTACTACTTTGTCATGAACTATTATCTCTTGAATATTCAACAGTAGGTGTTGTAGTATTTAAATTTAAATATAATTGTGGATTTCCACTATCTGTTGTTTTGTTAAATATATAATTATTTGTTGAACCTCCTGTATTATGAATCTGTAATCAAAATGCTTGATTTCCTGATGGAACTATACCAACATTAAAATTGTCAGTAACATATTTATTTTGAGCATTATCTTTTCATTCCCAATAAGCTCCATTAGATGTATTTAAGAAAAAGTGAACATTTTGATTAATAACTGTAGAACCAAATCCCATATTAACTCAACAGTTATTATATCTACTATAACTATTTGATGAACCACGTCTTCCACGCATATTATTTATAAAAAATGAACCTGTAGTAGGTGCGGCAATAGAACTTGATAAAGTTATTTGAGTTTGTGCATTAGAAGCAGTAAAGGAAGTTACTGAAGGTGCATTTGGTACAAAAGATCAATAAGTCATTAATCTCATCCCAGTACTATTAGTACAAACAATATTAGTAAAAATTGCTGCCATATTATAACTTCCTTTCTATTAAATTAACACATATAAATCTCCGTCTGCTCCAATTGAAGCTGATGGAGTTGTAGATCCAGAATAAATTTCATGAGTGGCTCCTCCACCACCAGATGAAGCAATTGATTGACCTAACCAAACAAAGTTAGTTCCATCATACATGTATATAACAGGCTTATTTGCTGTTCCTATAATATCTAAATTTGCAGTAGTAATTAAAGCTCCATTATATTTAATGCTTTTAGCTCCTTTACTATTAACATTTAAAGTTGGATTTGAAGCACTGTTTGTATTTGTAAAATTAATTACTACAATAGCACCTGTTTGTAAATTTCAATTACTATTTTCAGATACTGTAACTACTTTTGCGGCAGTTGCTGCAGCAGTATCACAAGTTGCATAAGTAATATTTGTATAATCTATTTTTGCTTTATCAGTAGTAGACATTAAACCATGAGTTGATGTAGTTGCATCATTATAAGTTGTATCTGTAAATTTTGCTCCACTAGGAACATTTTCAGCTACTGTTTTTCCATTAACTGTTGCGGCATCACCAGTAATACTTGCAGTTAATTTACCATCTGTTCTGAAATAATAATTTGTTCCATCATAATAAGTTAAATAAGAACCTGCAGGTAATGTATAGTTAGTTGAACTTGAAGCTGTACCATTAATATAAATTGGACAAGCTGTTTTACTATTAACTTTAAATGTTAATGCAGATGCACTAGTATTTGAATTTTTAATAATTACATGTAAATATGAATTATTTAATAAAACATAATCAGTGCAAGATGCTGTTTTAGCAGCAGTATCTGCGGCAGTAGTACAATAAGCTGATGGAATTGTATTTGAATTATCATTTGCATCATATCCGCCACTTATCCAAACCCAATATGTTCCATCATATTGATAAAATAATGTTCTATTAGCATAACCAGTAATCATTGAAGAATTTCCAGTATAAGGTATATTTGTACTATATACTATACTTATATCTCCAGTTTCATTAACATTAAGTGTACATGATGAAGCACTATTAGTATTTGTAAATTTAACACCTATAATATCTCCTGTTTGTAAATTCCAAGTAGGATCTGCAATAGTAACTACTTTAGCTGCGGTTGCCGCTGCAGTGCTACAAGTACCATAAGCAAGTTTTGGAGAACTATTATAAATATTTCCAATAAACTTTGAATCACCAGTAACTATTAAATCTTTTAATTGTGCCATGTCCTTTTTCCTCCTTCTTATATTTCAATAAAATTGTTTGAAACAATTTTATTACCTTCATAAATTTGTGCATTTGGTATCGAATACCCTATTTTTAATTGAGTTTTTATATCATTACTTGTAACATTAATGTTATTTTCATCAAGATACAATTTAATACTATTAAGTTGATTAATTAATTCTTTATCAGTAATAGTTTCATAAATTGGATTTTCTAATACATAATATACTGTTGTGTTATGTGTTAATAATCAATCTTTAAAACCTGTGACATCTATACTAGATAATCTATTTCTTTTTATTTCAAAATATATTGCATCATTAGCAGTACCATATCCTTCATTGCCATCTTGTGAACTTTGGCTATAACTAAAATAATTACAATATTTATTATTACCATATGGCATAATAAAATTTGATAAATTAAAAGATATTGTTGTACTTCCATCACCTGTATTTCTTTGTGTATAATTTTCACTACCATCTAAAACAACCTTACCAATATTTCTCTTAATAAATAAATCTTTTTTATAAGGTTCATATGATGTGGCTATACTTCCTTTTTCAATTTGAATATATGTTGAAAAATTAATAACATTTTGGAATTGCAAATAATAACAATTATTTGGTGTTGTGAATGTATATTTATTTAATGAATTAATTATATTATCTGAACGACTTATCCATACTTTTTCTTTTGTATAATAATATATTCTTGATACTGCACTTGTTAAAACACCACTTATTGTATAAGTAGTATTTGGTTCTACTAATGTATAAGATGTTGTATAATTACCACCTATATTTGCTGTTTCATTTCCACTATCATCTTTTGCATAATCATTTTTTATAGTTTGATTATCTTCATCAAATAAATTTTTTCCATTATTGCTAATTAATTCATCTTGATAACTACCAATACCATATAATTTTATTGGTGTTTTGTATGGTACATAATCTGTTGCGGTAGAACCTTTTTCTAACATTGGATTGTTAACTTCGCAAGTATCTCCAATACCAACAGCTTCACTTGAACTAACATATATACCGATTCTTATTTTTGAATTTGTATTTCCGCTATTAAATGTATATGAACCATTACTATCTATTGTTCCTTGTGCAATATAAGAACTTCACATGGTTCCTACATATATTGTTAAATTATTTTTTGTAACATCTTTTATTTTGTAGTCTCCCATACTAAATGTATAATTTGTATTAGGTTCAGGAATAAAATCTCAAGTTATAGGAAAACTATTTTCATTAGCAGTATTAGATGTAGCAATAACTTTATTTTCACTACCTACAACTGTATATTGAGTACTATATGATGAACTAGCAGTTAAATTATTAATTAAATTTTTTCCTAAATTTAATTTAAAATTTTGTCCTTTATAGGATTCATAAGTCATATCTTCATCATCTATTGTTAATACCATATCAGTAAAATCTATATAATCATTTTGATTTATTGTACCTGCTTCTGTATTTACATATAAATTTAAATACAAATATGTTTGATTTCCACTTAATTCTGGTACTATAAAACTTACAATACCACCACTTGTGCTGCTAGTACTTTTTGAAGTTCTATTACTTCCATCTGCATTACATAATCCTATAATATATCTTCCTCTATTAGAAGAACTTGCAATAAATTTTGCTTTAAATCTAATTGTTTTCCCAACATAATTTGATAAATCCATTATTGTATAAATTAAAAATTGAGTTGTTGCTGATGCTGTACTAGAAGTATATGTTAATCTTTTTCCTGTATCTAATGTAGTATCAGTTATTACAGAATATTGACCTTGTGTTTTTCTTACAATTGATTTATCAAAATAATTTTTTCCACATATATTAATATTTTGTTCTCCTGTAACAATTTTTATATCTTGTGGATAATCTGGATTTGGACTTGCAATTCCACCAACATAAGGTTCATAATCAGTTGCTGGTGAACCTAATTCCAATTGAGGTTTTATTTGTACATTTTCTAATTTTGTTCCATTTGATATTCTTATTGTAAATCTTACATTTTGAGTAGTATCATTAGTAAATGTTGTATTATTATTTAGTAAAGTAAATCTTGTTAAACTACCGGATAAATTTGTTGTTGTATCCTGTAATCTTAAACTTATATAATCATTTGTATTAGTAGATGAAAAATTATTATTTGCACTTAATGAATAAGTTCCTTGTTTTAATTCAAATTGATTAGTTCTTACAACAAAATCTGTTGTACAAGTTCCATTTAATGTTATAGAACCATCTCTATTATTTGTAATAGTTATTCCATTTATTTCTTGAGTTGTTAATGTTGATAAGTTTAATAAATTCTTTCCAGTGTATTGTTGTTGTTCACATTTACCTTTCAATGCTATTAAAGAAGGATTTTCTGATGTATTATTTTTCATATTGAAATTAAAACCTTCTGCAGTTTTAAATTCTTGTATATTTTCATTTTCTCAAATACCATTTTTATAAATACTCATAATTATTCCTCCTCTATAAATTCATATGAATAAGAATTTCCTTTATTATCTATAATAGCAAAAGCCTCATATAATTGTTTTACATCATTTGCAGAAAGTGCTGTGACATAAAAACGTAAATCACTCATATATCCTTGAAATTGTCCAGTATTTTTTCTTCCGCCAATATTTAAAACTTCTTTACTATAAACAGTTCCATTTGTTGAAATTTGTTGATTTTGAATTCCATTTATATATAAAGTTAAAGTTTGTGCCGTACTATTATGAACTAAAGTAAGATATTGTCAAACATTATCAGTTGCATTTCATGTTCCTACATGTGCAGTTCCTGAAGAATCATATATAAAAAATCTATTTTTTTCAAGAGCAACTGTAATAGCATTTGCATTATCTCCTGCATAATAACAAGTTCCATCTGTATGATAAAATCATCCACTAATAGTAAAATCTTTTGAATTAGCTAATACATTTCCGATAGAAACATTTAATAATTGAGATCCTGTAAAAATTGCACTTTTATCATATCTAGGACTTTCATTATTTAAAGTTAAAGTTCCTACACTAGTTGTATTATAACCATTTCCACTTACATCAGTATTAATAAAATCTAAATTATTTAATTTATAATGACATATTAAACCTTTACTTAATTCTTTTATCTCTTTTGTAGATAAAGCCTCATCATAAAGTCTAAAATCATTTAATAAACCTTTAAATTTATACCCATTTGCAATTCATCCTATATACATTTGAGTTTCTGGTATAGAATAAATTTCAGAACAAGCTACAGTTTTTTCTAATATACCATCAATATATAAACGAAGTTTTTCTCCATTAAAAGTTCCACATATATGATGTCATTTACCATCTTTAACACTTGATGTTGAATAAGCTACAGTTCTATGACCTTCTGTATCAGTTCCATCTTGTGTAGTTCAAAATCTAATACGACCATCATCATAAATATCAAAATGATATTGATTATGATAACCTCTTCCACAAAGTCTTCTTCAAGTTTGCGTAGCTGGAACATCTTCATCTTTTATTCAAATACTCATAGTAAAACTTGTTGTATAATTTCCAACACTTGAAGTAGGAGTAGTTAAATAACTATCTCCATCAAAACTATAACACTTTCCTATTTTACCTGTATCACTAACAGTGGCATTAATATTTGCAAACCTAAGATTACTTAAACCTTTATTTTTTAAATCGCCATTAAGAGGCAGCCAAACACGTAAAGCCATATTTGATTACCTCCTAAGCAAAAATAAATTCTATACATTTATCTGTTGAATTATATTGCATTGTTGCAGCAGTTCCACCAACTTGCACTGATTTAGTAGTAAGAACCCCATCAGTAGCATATATTTCATTATCTGAATAAGTTTGTGGATTAGCAGCTTGACTAGTTGCACCAATTAAATAAATTTTACTTGATGTATCTGTTGAGCCAGCAGTATTTTTAGTATTTGTATAACAAGCAGTTGGAATAGTTCCACTTAATTTAGTTGCATCTAAAGTAGAAGCAGCAGTAAGTGGAGTAATTGTTTCACTACCTAAAGTAATAGTGCCATTTTCTAATTTAGCATCTGTAATTCCATAACCACTTATTGTAGTTGGATTAGTTCCCCCAGTAACATGTCCTGTTTCATTAACTGTTACAGAAGTATAAGTTCCAGCTGTAACTCCTGAATTAGCGTGTGATATTGTTCTAGTACCACTTGTTGTAATTGCACTTGTACTATTTACTGCAATAGGTGAAGTAGCTTTTATAACAATACTTGTTACAGTTCCACTTGGTTCATCTCCAGAAGGAATTAATTCCCAAGTATTTGCATTAGAAGTTTTTGTTAAACATATAAAAGTATCTCCAATCTTTGCATTTTGAGATGCATATACTCCAGCAGTAATAACTTTATAAGTATCACCAACATCTGCAGAACCATCAACAGGTAAATCAGTAATAGTTCCATCTGTTCCTAAACTACCTTTAAATACCATTGGTTCTGGTAAATTATCAATAGCAGTTTTAACAAATGAAGTTGTTGCTATTTGATCTGTATTAGTACCAGCATCCGCAGTTGGTGCACTTGGAATACCATTTACAATACTAATAGCTTCTTTATAATTATTACTTACTGTATTACCTAAAGATAATCTAGCATTTGCATCATCTGTAGTTGTAAGAGCTGTAACGCCAGTATCTGCAGTAGTAGAAGCGTAATTTAATTTAAAACCATCTGAAGATCCAGTTACCTCTATAATATTTGTTGAAGCAACAGTCCCACTACCAGCTAAAGTATTTTTTAATACACTAGCTTCAGTAGCATAAGGTACTGTAATTGATTGAGCGCTTCCAGAACTAGGTGTTAATTTAATTTGTTTATTTGTTGTATCTGCCTCTAATAAATAAGTAGTATTATTATCAGGCATTGTAATTTCATGAGATGTTCCACTTGGATCTGTAAAAATTAATTTATGAGTATCAGTTCCATCTTGAATTAAATTATAAGAACTAATTTCAATACGATTTGAATTAGTTTGATCTAAATATAATCTTTTTGTATCTGTTACAAAAATAAGTTGCCCTGCAGTAATAGGTAAAGAAGAAAGATTAGTATTAGTTGTTTGATAAAATTTTACTAATGTTCTGTTTGTTTCAGCCATTTTATTTCCTCCTTCATATTATTGCGGAAGATCTCGATTTAATATTCTTTAAATCGGGATCCAGCGCCTTTATTTACATTAAGCTGAATAAGTTTCCCAAGCTAGGATACTTTCAGCGTAAGCTTTTGCTCCATAGATTGTATTTGCAGTAGCAGTGTCTGAAGCAGTTCCTATTGCTGTACTTAATGCAGCAGCAGCACTACCACTTGCATCATAAGCACTACTTGCAGTATAAGCAGCTGATCCTAAACCATGGACACTAACTTCTGCAGTTGTTCCACCAGTATTAACACTAATTGTACCATTATTAGATCCTTCAGCTACGCTTCTAACTGCGTTATCAGCTAAAGTTCCTTGAGCAGCAGTTGCATAATTTGAAGCTAAACTATCTGCATATTTTTTAGCACCATAAATAGTATTAGCAGTTGCAGCATCACTACTTGAACCAATAACTTCTGATTTAACTGTTGCAGCAGCTCCGCTAGCATCATAAGCTGATGAAGCAGTATAAGCAGCACTACCTAAACCATAAACTGCAACATCTGTACCATCAACTGCAATTGTACCATTAGTAGCACCAGTTGTAATATCTGCAGCTTGTAATGCGCTATCAGCAGCATTAATTGAGCTTTGTAATGAACTAGATAATTTTGCTTTTGTTACATTAGCATCTAAAATTTTTGCAGTTGTAACAGCATCATCAGCTAATTCTGTAGCAGTAACTGATCCAGCTACGATTGAACCACTAATTACATTAGCATTACTAATAGCTAATTGAATTTGACTAGCATTTTGTTCTGCAGTATAAATATCTACTAAATCTTTAGCAGCAATATATAATACATCACTTGAGCTATTAGCGATTTGTAATTTAATATATTTACCAGCATCTGCAGCAGTAGCAGTTCCACCTTGACCTTTGATTTTTTCAGTTACATCTGTTTGTCCATCATATAATTTTCCATCTTCAGAGTTATAAGTGATATCTACAACAGATCCACTTTCAACTACCATATCTTTTGGAATATCAATATTTACATTTAATCCTGTAGCAGATTGAACTACATTATATCTTTTTGAATATGGATCCCCAGTTTGTCCTGAAGTTTCAGTAATTGCTACTGTATAATTAGTTTGACTAGGTACATTAACGTATAATCCTTTTTCTCCTGCTCCAGTTTGTAAACTTAAACTATTTCCTGATTTTTCAGAAATTTGAACTTTAATTTTTTTATTATCTGAAACTACAATTGAATCATCTTTACCTTCAACAGCAGTTAAGAAACTTGATAAATCTTGATCTGTTAAATGTCTTTCTCCTAGATATAATTCATTAGTATCAGTTAATAAATAAAAATAATCTGCATTAACTGTTCCTGCAGTTTTTAATGCAGCATATTCACTAGCTAAAATTTTAATAAATTTAATCATATTTTTTCTTCCTTTCTTTTATTATTAAATTGATTGATTAGAATAATTTTCCCAATCATTTCCGCCTAATCGATAATAACTATCCATTTCTCCATTTCAACGATACATTTTATCATTTTTTACATAGATAACATCTTCAATTCCTATATAAGGTAAATCACCATCTATAAAAATTATATTAGGCTCTTCTTGTCCTGTCATTTGAATCCATTCACCGAAATAACTCCATAAAGTATTAGTACTCATTACATAGTAATATCCTTCAAAAGGAGATTCAATAGCTAATCTAGCTTCTTCATCGGCTACATTTAAAATTGATTGATAAGGTGTTCTCTCATCATTAACATCTAAATATATTGCTCTAGTATCTGAACAGAAAATTAATTGTCCTGCTTTAACTTCTATATATGGAAGTTTATTAGATGTAGTAGCAATAAAATGCATACTTGGTTTAACAGCCATATTTTATTCCTCCTTTTTAAAAAATATCTAATACTAAAGAACCATCAATACTTTCGATTACATCTTGAATGATTTCTTCTTTATCCTCGCCAGTATAGTAATCTACTCCTTTTTGAGGAATGTACATAGGAACTTCTCCTGAATCAATAGTATCACCATTTGACATAGTACATATTAAATGATTATCTTCATTAATATAAACGTCAATTATAGAAATACCATCTTCTGGAGCTGGGAAATCAATCTCTAAAATTTCTCCGCTTTTTGTTTCAATATAAAGTGTAGTCTCTTCAACCCACATTCTTTCAATTCCTGAAGCGGCTGCACCTGCTATTTTTTTACAAAGAGCATATGTAACTATATCCATACTATCTTCCTTTCTTCCTCAAAAATTTTATTGAGCAATTCATTCTTTTTGAGAATTTAGAATATAAACAGCACCAGTTGCAATGATGTAAGCTACACTCCCTGCAACAATATTAGGGAATTTTGTAAGAACTTGATTTAATTCACTTGCGGAATCTAGGAACACTTCCATATAATTATAATCAGTTCTTCCACCTTGTTTAACTATTTGCATATTACACTCCTCCTTCTGAAACTATTTAAAAATTGCCTTTTTTCTATTTTCTTAATTTGACCATAAAAAAAACGCGGAAATAACTCCGCAATCTTTTTTATTTATTATTTTTCTTCATTTTCAGGAACTTTTACTTCCCAAGTAATTTCTTCATTATTAGCTTTTACAGTTAATAATTGACCAATTCCTTCTAAAGCCTTTTTTCCTTGTGCTATTATAGAATTGATTACAATACCTAATACTGCAACTGTACTTAAAGTATTCAAAGTATCACTTGCAATAAGTTGAATTCCATATACATTAGTAATCATATCATTAACAAAAGGTAACATTGTGAAAGCTATAGATAATAAAGCTGAACAAATATAGAATACTATAGCTTTTAAAATTCCTTTAAAGAAAACTTTTCAAGAAAAACTTTCTCCCTTTTTATTAATATTAAATATTACACCACAAACAGTATTAATTGTTACTAAAATTCCTAAAACAACTCCTAACCAACCTACTATTTGTAATGTAGACATTATAGCTTCATACATAAAACTTTACCTCCTATAATTTTTTTAAGGCATCAGCTTGATAAAATCCAGTAGTACCAGTATTATTACCAACTTGATATGGATAAGGTTTACCATTCCAAATTTTTAATATTTGTCTTGTCCAGCCAATACCATAAGCAGTATTACAATCTCCATAACAAGAACCATTACCAGTGCCTATAATTTGAACTTTATCTCCAACTTTTAATTCTTCTGGTTTTGGTGGTACAGGTGTTGGAGTTGGTTCTGGATCTACATAAGGACTAATAGAATCTTCAGCCATCCAACCTAAATCTCCAGTAGTATTATATGGATAAGGATGTCCCCATGCAATTCTAGTAATATTAGTTACTTTATTATGCGCAGTTTTACCAGGATATTTTCCATCTGCGGTTCCATATAATTGACCATTAATAATAACCTTATCCCCTATATTATATTTAGGAGTAGGTTGTGGTTGTGCAGGATAAATAGTTGTCCATTCATCACTTGAAGCTATCCATTGTTCATCTGCAATTCTATACCATATATAACCTGATGCTTCCGCAGTTTCATAATAATTATAATATCCAATATGAGCAAATCCTAAAACTTCTTTATCAGTTCCAGCACCTTTTCTAACTCTTAAATTAGATATTTTTACTTCTATTTGATCTTTATAAATATCTCTATCTACATTTGGAGTAATTGGTGATTCTCCACCATCAACCCATTTTTGTACGTCATCTGGTAAATAAATAAAACATCTAAATGTATAAGCAGATCCTTGTCCCCATCTACCATTTTTATTAGATCTTGTTGTATTTCTAAATGTATAAGAATTATATCCTGATTCAGAAACATAAATCGAACCATCTGCATTAATTCTTTCTACAACAGCAACATGTCCAGCCCCATCTTTACTAGCTAAAGAGCCTTTTTGCCATACTATAATAGCACCAACTTTTGGAGTTGATCCAGTTTTTAACCCAGCTGGGATAGCTCTTTCAGGGAAGTTTTCTGCATTACAATTTAATGTTTTATAAGTACATCCAGTTGTATTTCTTGCTTCGTTAATAATTTCATTAAAACGACCTGAAGCATATCCAACACAGTTTGCTAATACATTAGCTTCTGGATCTTTTGGTTTACCTAAAATACAAGTATTCCATCCACCTGTTCCAGCCTTTATAAAGTTTTTATTATTTTTTGGTTTAGTAGTTCTCATTGAAAACCCACTAGCTCCAATACCTTCTTGCTCTTCTTCATTAACATTTTCTATTGAAATAATATCTTCCATATCATCTTGTTCTTCTTGAGGATCTGTATTAAATAAATATTGTACATCCTCATCATCAATATCATCTCTTAAGAAGGCTTTAGCTACCATATGTTGTACTTCAATAGGAGCCATTTCAACTCTAGCTATTCTTTCTTCTGAAGTTAATTGTGCCATATTAATTTTCCTCCTTTTCTATTATATCTGCGGAAGGAACCGCTTGTTCTTCTTGAACCTCTTCTTTAGATTCTTGAGCGGCCGCCGCATTTTGTTCTCTTTCTAATTGAAGTTGCTGATTATAAAGACTAGTAACTTCATTCATTATATCTTTCATTACATAATATATTACATCAATACTTAAACCCGATTGATTTAATACTTTTGTAATATTTACTCTTAAATCATTTAAAATCATTTTTTACCTTCTTTCTTTTGTATTTTTAAGTATTACAAATTAATCCATGTCTAATCTTATAAGCAGTGCCATTAATATTTATTGATATATCATTAGCAGCTTGATTTCCTTTTACTATTATTTGACCTATATCAGTTCCAAAATTAAAAGTATAAGTATTTAAATAAATACCTGTACCAGCTGTTAAAGTAATACTATTAGTTGTAGTTGCTCTTTGAATAATACGTGTATTTCCATTAATTAAGATTCCTCCATTGTTATCAGATAAATCAGAACGAATTTTAATTTCACCATTACTACCATCAACATTTAAACCAGATACTTGAGGATGTTTAGTGCTAACTCCCATTCTAAAATAATAAGTACTGTTTCCTAAACTTATTCCATCAGTACCAACATATATTCCTTGGGTATTACTTGTCCTAGAATTTTTCTTATTGTATAAAGATGAACCTGTAATAGTAAAACCACCTATTGTACCCATCCTTGAAAAAATAGCTCCATCATGTCCTACTCTAAAAGGGGCACTTGCTGAACTTCCTTGTTCTGCTCCAGCTCAAAATGCTCAATCTGTATGATCTGGTTCTGAACACATACCAACTTGACTTCCATATAATCTTCATTCATCTATTGTATATCCACCAATTTTACCTGATCTAGCTGTTAAAGCTCCTGCTGTAGTTACTTGAAATGGATTTCCTAAAGTAGAATCATAAGCTCCTAAAGCAATTCCATCAGTACCTATATAAAAACCATTATTGGTATTATTAAATGATGATTTACTTCCTGAATAAATTGAACTATTTGAAGTATTATTTGTACCAATATTAATTTTATTAGTTCCATCTCCAAAAGTTCCAGTTTTAGCATTTATTGTTCCAGTAATTTCTGCACTTGAAGCATATAATCCACCATTATGACTAACTTTAAATTTAGCATTTGTTTCTGAAGTACCATTTTTACTATTTGTTTCTCCAGCTCAAAATGCATACTTTGCAGTATCAGAACTCATACCTGTTTTATTATCTACATAAATTCTTGTTGCATCAATAGTTCAACCACCTATTTTACCATTTTCAGCAGTTATTGTTCCTTTTATATTAGCATTTGCAGCAAATAAATTACCAGCAGAATTTACCCCAAAATTATCTCCTGCTTTAAATACTATACTATTATGACTTTCATTACCAATAACAACATTATCTAAACCTGTAGTTCCTAAATATAAATTATTATTTGTAGTATATAAAGCACTATTACTTAATGTCCAGCCACCTATTTGTCCAGCACCAGCATAAATAGTCCCATGTATTAATGCATTATCAGCTTCTAATAAACCATTTTTACTAATTTTAACATAATTATTTGCATGTGTTGAAGTATCTTGAGTACCAATACCAACATTAGTATAAACATATCCATCTGAAGTAGATGTATATGTTGTATACGTTTGTTCTACTCCATTTATATCTTTAAATGTTACAGTATCTGTAATCAAATGTCCATCTGAAGATGTTGTTCTTGTATGTTGTATATCTCCTTGATAAAGAACGCCTAATGCTTCAACTTCATCATCAATAGCATTATTTAATCCATCTACTTTATTTGCTGGAACTGTTACTCCATCAGCCAAAGTTAAACTTGTTGCTGTAATAGCTCCAGAGATATTTGCCTCTGTTGCATTTAAAACTCCATTATTATTTACACTAAATTTATCACTACCAAATTTTATTTCAGGAGTAGTAAAATCAATTAACATACCACTTATTCCAGGTACATAATTACCAGATTGAATTTTTGCTGTGTTATTAGTTGGATCTAAAATAATTTGTCCAGCCCCAGCTTTACCAAATTCAGCTTTACCTGTATTTGCATCTAAAAAGATTGTTCTTTGACCATTATGATAACCAAATAATCCTTCTTCTGCATTATCTCTGCCAGATTCTTTTACTGAACCCATTAACACTCCAGTAAATTGATTAGCATTATTTTTCTTTCCTGCACCAACTTGAGGAGCTAATATTGCACCTAATTCATCATTAAGTGTAATTTTATTCCCATCTCAATCATTAAGTGCAGCAATACCATATTTATATAAATATAAATGAACAGGAATATGAATTGAACCAATATTTGTTAAATTAGAATCTTGTAAATTGGCATGAATTGTATTATTTATACATTCTCCATCATATTCTTCATTTGGAATAAAAAATTTTGAATTTCCTGTCAAATCATTTTCTTTTGTTAAATATTCTTTATTTATTCAAGTAGTTCCATTATAAATACTTCCTGAAGAAGACCAATTATAAATAACTTGATATTGATTTTCAATAGTTGAGACATCTTCTCAATAACCATTGATTTTCCTTTTTACTTCAAGAGTAAATGGATGCATATTATCATACTGTGGACTGCGGCCATCACTTGTATAAAGAACATATCTAAAACCAGTGCCTTCTACTAATTTTATTTGATATTCATTAATATCATAATTTGCACAAATTAAAGGTAATGTTGCATAATATTTTTGTCCTAAATATTTAATTTCCGCTTTTATAATATTTGCATCGGCATTATTATAAGTACCATTATAAGTAAAATCTCCATTATTATCAATATTTATTGAACTACTATTTTCAATTTCATTTGTATATTTATTTTTTAAAATAGACCATTTTAAATCTATACCAGCTATAGCATCAGATTGATATCCTTCTCAAATTTTATTTCCGCTTTTCCATAATTGAACCTTAAATCATTTTTTAGCAACTGCTATTGAATAATTTGGAGTTCCATTAATTAACATTGGATAATCTTTAAAATCTTCATCTGTTGTATTTAGTACTATTTTACAAATTACTTCAGAACCATTAGTTCCAGGTTCTCCCTCTTTTATAAAATTAAAAGTTGTTTTTGCTTTTAACACTAAATTTTTATATTTTACTGTTAAATTAATTGTATTATTATTTATTTTAGATAAATCATAATTATCTGCAATAGTATAAGGTAATAATAAATCTTGACTATCTTCCGCAATAATTAATGAATTTTTAGGTACTTCCCAATTAACTATACAATTATTTAAAACTAATTTATTTAATTTACCACCTAAATTATCTGTTATTTCAAAAGATAGGGGTTGTATTTCTACATTTTTTTCTAAACTTTGGTTGGTTGGAGAAGTCCCCATTGCATTGTAAATATAAGTTTGATCTCCATTTATAATATTTAAAAAATATTCTCCTTCGGTAATAAGCATATTTTTTAAAGTGATACTTGCAGTACCTAATAATTCATCATTATTTCAAACAGAGCATTTAAAAGTTGCTGTATTTTTTATCTGAGGAATATTTACATGATATATGTATCTTCCTTCAACTCTCTGTGTATTTTTATATTCATTTATAATTGCTAAATAACTATCTAATTCAGCTTGACTTGCGGCTGCCATTGCAATACCAGTTGCAATTTTTGCTTGTAATGCTTCATAATTAATTACTGCCGCATTATATATTTGATTAATTTCTTTGGTTTCATCTAATACAGTATAAATACCATTATTATCAATCATACTTCATTTATAAGTTAAATTATTATTTTCATCTTCATCTCAAACACTATTTGTTTTACAAGTTAATGTTGGACTTCCAATATCATAATAAAATAATGTACCTTCATCACTTTTAATAGTTAAATTAATATCTGCTGCATAATTACTAATTGAAATAATTTTTTCTGCTAATATTTTATCATTTCTAACTGCAACACATTTAACATTTAAAATTGCATTTGGAGCATCTGATTTAACTATAGAAATCGTATTAATTGTAGGAATATACATTTTAGATTGCATTTGTCCACCAATTAAAGTATAATTATTTAAACAAGTCCATCCTTTTCCACCAAAATGATTATAATCACTAGATGAAACATCTACTCCATTATTCTCTTTAAACCAATAATAATTTATATCTGTATTAATAGTTTTATTTTTAAATTTTACTGCCGCAAATAATTGAATAGTAGCATTTTCATCATCATAAGAATTAAAATAAGTTTTACTTCCTTTTGAAATATATATAACATACTCTTTTAATTCTTCATCTGATAAAGCAGAGAATAAATTTAATTCAAAATTTTTTACAAAAATATCTTTAGTAGTAATTTCTTCACTACTATTAGGAAAATCTTTTGCAAAAATATAAATTTGTTTTATATCTACAAAATTTTCAGTTTCTATTTCAAATATTTTATATTGTCTAGTAAAAGTTGTTAATTCATAAGGACTTCCTGACATTTGATTAACATCTAATTGATATAATTTTGTAATAATATCTCCAGATATATTATCTTTAAATTCCATTTCAATAACATAACCAAAATTTCCAGGTACTTTTTGACTTATATCTAGATTATTCTTGAAACTAGCTCCTAATAATATACTATCACTATTTTCTAAATTTTCTTTAAAATTAGTAATATTTATATCAATGTCATTTATTTCTCTATTTCTATCATAAAGAATAATTTTATCTCCGTCAACTTTATAAGAACATAAGCTAAACTCTTGATTTGAAGTAATTACATTTCCGCTTATATCTTCATATTTTTCGTAATCTTCTAAAACTGTTGTATATTGAACATCTTTTTTCTCAACTGCATCAATAATAGTTTTAGATTGACTAAAATCATTACCTGGAACTAAAATATTTACCATAGTTCCAATAGGATAAATAATATCAGGATTATTAGAAAAAACTTCTAATTCACTATCTTGATATTTAACTTTATATTTTCCTATTGATGAATCAATGTTTTCTAAAATTACTGCTTGAATAGTTTTATCATAACCTGCATTATTAACAGCATTATTTACAACTGTTTCAATAGCATTAAGAATTTGATTTTCATAATTAGTGCTATTCATTGAAACATCTCTCCTTTTCTCTCATTTTTATCTTCTTATTTAATTTGATTTTTTACTTAAAAATATTATCTCTATTAGACCAAAATAAAAAAGAGATAGTTTTTATACTATCTCTTTTCCATAATTCTTTGACTTGCGGCATTAACTAAATTATTTAAAGCAGTTTCAATTTCTGCAGCGTTATGTACATTAGGGAATGTTGCATCAATATGAACATCTTGTTCAAATAATCCGTTTCCGCTTGATATATCATTTCCATGAATATTTGCACTAACACCTGCTAATCTAGCTAATGTATTTGAACCTAATGAATAATTTAAATTTCTTATAACTTCAACACTATCTAAAAGATTTTTAGTATCTTTTGAATTTAATACTAATTCTTTTTGATGTAATCAAGCTAAACGCCCATCATTATCTCCATTATTTCATTCTCCAGTATATCCACCAGTTGCAAATGTAGGTTTAACAAATTTAGATGAAGATGATGAAGAAGTATTTATAGTAGTTCCATTTACACTAATAGATACAACACTTACTGTTTCTGATTTATTAGGAACATAAGTATATGACATCCCCATTCCAGTACATAATCCTTTGGAAGGAATAGACCATGAAGCTTTTACAGAAACTCCATTAATTGTAGCAGTACCAGGAATAGTTACAGATTGGCCTGCTTCTACTTTTTTAGTAGAATCAGATAAACCATATCCATAATGTAAAGTTATTGTATAATATGTTTTTGCAACAGTAGTAGTTTTTGTAGAAGAAGTTGTTTTTGAAGATGAACTACTATTTATCTTATTTCCACTATTAGAAGTATTGTTCGAAGAACTATTTGTATTACTAGAAGTATTTGTTGTAGTTTTTCCATCATTAAATGCTTTGGCTTCATTTGTTGGAACTGCATCTGGATTAGTTGTATTTCTTGTTTGTTCTTGTGCTGCAGCTTCTTGTCTTTGTCTTTCTAATTCTTGTTGTTGATATGCATAAGCTGCGGCCGCAGCATCTTTAGCAGCTTTTTCCGCCTCTTTATAATATTCTATTAAATTTTTAACTTCTCCTCAAACAGCTTTTACTGCTTCTAATTCTCTACCATAAGCATCAATTAAATCATCATTATCTTTTAATAATTCTTCCATTTTTGGTAAATTATCATCTAAACCTTCAGATATTACTCCAAAAGTAATTCCTGCAGCAACTTCTAATGCTTCAGTATCTGTTTTATATTGATTTTGTGCTTCAATAATTTGATTTCAAGCATTTGTTGTAACTTTTGCAAATCCTTGATCTCCAGCAAAAGCATCAATCATTTCAGTTAAACCATTTTTTCAAGTTGGAATTAAATTTTCTCTAACAATTTCTCTTTCTTTTTCACTTAAATTTTCATAAGTTGCATCATTTAATCTTTCTAAATCTCAATAGAATGATTGAGATAAATTATATTTTGAAGTTTCATAATCATTAGCAATTTGCATCATTAATTCATTATATTGTTCCTGAATCATTCGCTCTTTTTCAGCTCTTAATACAGGATCATTGATTAATGCGGCTTCTGCCATTGCTTGTTGATAATTATCTCATGAATCATAAGCATCATTTAATACTTGATTATATCTTTCTTTATCAAAATTATATAAACTATTATATAATTCATCTAATTTATTTTGAGCTTCATCAATAGCAGCTTGATTTGCAACATATTGATAAGTATAATTACCTTGGCTGTCTCTTCTAAGTCTCATTTCAGACCTATTTGCGGCAGCATTTTCTAATTCAATTCTTGCTAATTCAATTTCATATAATTTATTTGCTCTATCTAAGTCATATTGAGTTAATCTATCTTTTTCTTTTAATTGAGTAATTTGTTCGTTCATTAATTTTTGTAATCTTTGTTGAATTGAAATTTGTTTACTATCATTTATAGATTTTTGATATTTCTTTTCTAATTCTTTAATACCATAAGTTTTATTTATAGTATCTAAATATCTATCCGCATTTTCATTAATTAAGTCTCATTCAGTTTTTACATAATCCAATCCTAATCCGCCCGTAATTGATTCATTTAATTTTTTGAAAATATCATTAATTGCATTTTCAAATTTATTTTTAGCATTTTCAAGACCTTGTTCTAATATATTATTAAATTCTTGAACTGCACTTTCTCATTTTTCTCTTGCTGATTCTCATTCTTTAGATCCTTCTTCTGCAGCTTGCATTTCCGCATATCAGAAATCTTTTTGTTGTCTTTGGAAATTTAATTGTTTAGTATAATTTTCTTGTTGTTTTTCATAAAATTTAGCCATTTCTCCATAAGCATCTTCACCAAGATACATTTGAGTTAATTTTAAATCATGTTGAATAATTTCAGATAATAATTCATAAGTATGAACTTGCTCTGAGAATTTTTCTTGAACTCTATCCATTTCATCAAGAACTGCTTGATGTATTTCTTCTTGTAAATCAAGAACCTCAGATAATGAATCTCTTAATTGATCATAATATGTTTTTAAATCTTCTAAAGCTTGTGCTCTATTATTACCATAAACATTATCTTCTCCATTGTCCATTTTACGAATTTCTTCTAAAAGATCATTTACTTGTCGAGTAGCTTCTTGTACATCTGCGGTTGCCGCATTATTATAATAAGTGCTATAGTCTAATACTCTAGCTTTAGCATTACCTAAAATATCATCTTCTTGAATTCCATCAACAACACGTTTTTTCCATTGATTTCAATCTCTTGTTGCTTGATCCATATTTAAAGAAATTTCAATTTCCATATTAAATTTCTTAATATTTATTTCAATTTGTTTATCTAGTGAATCAAATATATTTTGTCTTAATTGAGGAATAAAATCAGAAACTAATTCATCATATCTATCTAAATCAGTTTGGAATTGTTCAAAATCTTTTTTAGCTTGTTCTACGGTATCTTTATATTTTTCTTGTTGCGCTTTTGACATTGAATTATAATTTGCAACAAGGCTATTTACATAAGCCTCTTGGCTACGAATTGCTTCAACATAATTATTAATTGTGCCATCTTCATTAAATAGAACACCTTTACCAGATAATTTTTCTGCTAATTCTTCTTGTTCTCCATTTGCAATTCTTAATTTTTCATTATAATTATCTATTTGAGTATTTAATAATTCTCATTGTTTATTTAAATTGTCTATTAATTTAGCACCAACAAATTTTTCTTGCTCAGCTTGTAATTTTTTTAATGAATTATCTACTTTAGTAATTTGAGTATTTATTTTATGATATCTATCTACTGTTGCTTCAACAGGATCCATTTTATCAGGCTTACTTGATGATCCCGATTTACTTAATCCAGTTCCGCCTTTGTTTTTAGATGAAAAATTATTAGCAGACCCACTAGCTCCTTTAGTAATTTTATTAATTTTTGGAATTACTGTTGTACCAGGTTCAGAAGTAGACATTCCAAAAGCAGGAATCTCACTTTCAATTGGTTTAGATCCAGTTTCTCTTGTCTCTGTTATTTCATCAAAAGTTTCATAAGTTTGGCCATTTATTGTTTCTGTACCACGATTACCAATTTTATGAGTTGTTGTATATTGTTTTACTATACTAGTTACTTTTTGAGGTTGTTCAGCGAAAGTTACATCATAACCCATTCCTGAAAATAATTGATTAACTTGATCAGTTGTTAAACCAGCTTTTTCAATCATTTTATTACAAGCTTCAACAAAAGCTTGTTGATCTTCTTCTTTAATTTCTACTCCAGCTTCAAGTTTAATATTTAAATTATTTAAATCATTTTGAAGTTGTTGAATTTGAGATTGAAAAACTTTTGTATCTAATTTGTTTTCTATTCCAATTCCAATAATAATTTCATCTAATGCTGCTTGTCTTAATCTATCAATTGCCTCTGCATCACCCTCTGCAGCCAATTGGATATCTTTAGATTGTTTTACAAAAAATTCACCAGATAAAAATTTCTCAGCTTCATCTTCTAAATTTAATAAATCTGAAAAAGCTTTTCTCATATCTTTTAAAGATTTTCAATATTCTTCAGATGCTTTATTACTTTCTTTTAATATACTTAATCATTCTTCTTGATTTTTATTTAAATCTTCAATAGCATCATTCATTCTCATAATAGAACGTGCTACAAATCCTGCGGAAGTACCATTCTCATCTAATGTATCTGCAAGTTCTTCTGATTCATCTGCAATATCAGCCAAATATTGACCAAATTCTTTTAAATCATCTTTTTCTAATCCATATAAACTTGCATCTTGAGTTGCAGAAGCTGTTAAAGCATTTTCAAATTGTTCTTTTAAAAATTGAGCATACTTTTCTGCATCTCATTCAGATTTCATTGCTAATTCAAAATTTTCAATTAAAGATTTTGCAGCATCTCCGCCAACTTCTTCTAAATCTTTTACAATAAGATCTTTATACTTAGATACTAATGCATATTCTTTTTCAGATAATTGATTTACATCAAAATCAGCATCAAATAATTTATTAATTAATTCATAGCTTAATTTATTTTGAGTATCTTCTCTTAATTTATTTGGTATTTTAGTAACTAAATCTTGATTTTTTGAACCAAATCATTCTTCTGCAGCTTGCCAACTACCAAGAATTTGTCCTCATTGTGTTCTTGTATAAGATTCAATTTCTCCTGTTTTAGCATTTCTTACATCTATACCATTATTGCCATCTCATCCTCTAACTGCATTATCTATAGAACTATCAACTACATAAGTACCTTCTCCTGCATATTCATTTAATCATGATACAAATTTATCATATTGTCAATCTCCAGGATCAATAGTAACATTTATATAATCAGCAATTTTTTGTTGTCATTGTTTAGTATATTTTTCAAGATTTTCTTGATATTGATCACTAAATAAACGAATTTCTATATTTGATGCTTCGCTACCTAAAATTGAATTTGAAATAGCCTTCATTGTATTTTTTATTTGAATTTCATTATCTTCTCATGCTTTTCCTCATTGTTGTAATTCTATTCGAGCATTTTTCATTGTTTTAACTCATTGCTGTCCAGCATTTTCAGTAATATAACCATTTTTAATAAATGAATCTGCCATTTCTTGAATTTTTTGATTATATTCTTCTGTTGTTATAGTAAATTTAGATAATTCTAATATTTCTGCGTTTGTTAAAACTGCAGGAGTATCTTTTGTATAAGTTCCACCTAATTCTTTTCTATGAGTTTCTCTTAAATTACTATTAATTCTATTATTTATTGTTTTTGTTTGTAAATCAAACTTCTTTTGTTCCGCTTTACTTTGTAAAGATAATGCTGCAGTATTTAAAACAATACTTTGATTTTGTAATTGTTGAACATAATCTTTATATATACCTTCATTTATTGATAATAAACCAGTATTAATATCTCTTGTAATTATTCCTTCAATTTTTGCTAATTGAGGATATTTTTGTAATATTTCTAATATTGTTTGATTTACATTTTGACAAGCCTTATTTCATTCTATAGTTCCATCTTTACATTTTTGTAAAGTTTCTAAAGCAGAAGAATATTTATCAAAAGAACTGTTTAAATTATCAACTGTAGTTTGTAATTTTTCACTTTGTTCTTTTAATTGTTCAGAAGCTTTCTCTAAAGATTTAATTTCTTCTGTTTCTCTATTAGCAGCTTTTACAATAGCATAAATAACTCCAACAACAGCCGCTCCAATAGCTAACCAAGGAACTACTTTTTTTAATAAAGCCCCTACATAAGTACCTAATTTAAATACTGAACCACTTGTTTTATTAATAGCTCCACTTATTTTATCTTGTTGTAATATAAATTTACCAGAAGTTTCTGTAGCTTTTTTAGAAATAAATGTCATATTAATTCCTTTTAAATTAGAACTATCTGCCATACTATTTCTTATTTTTGCAGCCGTATTTTTATCTAATTCTGCAGTATGCTTTTTAATAATAGCTATACTACCAAATCTTGCAATATTAGCAGAATTAATTCCTACTAAAATACCAGGCATAATTGCCTTTAATGTTTGAGCGCCTTTTATAAGTAAGCTTAATCCATTAATAAATAAAGGTAAACTCGTGCCGAGTGCTGAAAATATTTGAACAGTTTTTTCTCAAATTGATAAACCTTCATTATTTCATATTTTTGAAATATTTAATAATGAATTAATTCCAGAAAACATTTGACCCAAACCAGCAATTGCATTGGTAAATAATTTTAATTCACCAATTCTTTGCATATTTTCAAAAAATACTTTTGCTTTTGATTCTATAGTACTAATAACTTCTTCATTATTTTTAATTTCTATTTGTTTATTTTTTAAACTTTCTTTATTTAAAGTATCATAAATATTAGTAATTTTTATTCCTGCAATTTTTGCTCCATTATACATATCATTATAAAGTTTACTTAAATTTGAACGTGCTTCTTTTGTTAATCCTGTTTCTATTTGAGTATTTATTTTTTGCATAGTTTCAATAATATTTTGATAATCTTCTGTAGAATATATATTTGTTAAAGTAAGAAGAGGTTCATTTGAAAGGGTATTTTTTAAATTTTTATATGCATCTTTAATTTCTTGAATTCTTTCTTCATATGACTGAGTATCAGTAGAATTTCATTGATATGCTAATTTAGGTATAATTTCTTGATTTAATTCTTCATTAGTTTGTTTTAATTCTTTTAAAAAATTATTATCTAAATTATTTCAATCTTCTAATAATTCTTCATGTTCAGCTTCAGATAAATCAATTAATTCAACATATTCAGTGATAGCAGTTTTTATTTCTTCTTCAATTTTTGCATTAGCTCTTAATTTAGATTCTAATGTTTCAAGATAATCATTACCTTGTTGCACTTGAACTTGGTTTAAATCCCCTTGATATGTATTAAAAATATCTTTATAATTACTTAAATTTTTAACTCCTTGTTTATCTAATTCAGAAGAAACACTTATTCTATTAATATTATCTAAGGCAGCTTTAAAATCATCTGCGGCATGTTTATTTCTTTCTAAATTAGTTAATGTAATATTTAAACTATTTGCTAAAGTACCACTTAACATTTGAGTTCCAACAGAACCTAACATTAATAAAGCATTACGACCGCCGCCAATACCTTCAGTAAAGTTAGCTACAAGTGAAATTACTCCAGTTAAACCATCTATTAAACTATTTATACCTTTTTTATCTATTAAAGCATTCATTAATCGTTCTGTAGCAGCACTTAATTGATTTAAATGAGCTTCTGTACTTTGCATATAAATATCTTGTTTTTCTTGTAATGAACCAGTTGCTGTTTCTGCAATAGTTAAATTCTTTTGAAAATCTCCTCAACTATCCATTAATGCAACTAATTGTGTGTATTGTCTAGTACCAGCAACATTTTGTGCTAATGCTACTTGTTGATCTTTACTTAAAGATTGTCATTTTGAACCCATTTCATCCAAGATTTCATTCATGGATTTAAGCTCACCTTGTTGATTTTTGATATTAATACCAACTTTATTTAATGCTTCTGCATATTTACCTAAAGTTGTTCCATCATCTAAAGTTTTTCCTAATTCTAAATCTTGAATTCTTGCAAATAATGTTTTAAATGCAGTACCAACTATATCTGCGCTTTGACGAGTTTTAGCAACTACAGTAGCCAATGCAGCAGTTGCATATTCATAACTTAATCCAACAGTATCTGAAACTGCAGCAAATTTTTCTAACCCTTCTGCAATTTCTTCAGCGCTTGATGCTGTTGCCGCACCTAATGCAGTAATAACATCTGCAAAATACTCTAATGATTTAGAACCTGAATCAAAATTATTCCAAATAGCAGTCATATAATCAGAAACTTCTTTTGCAGAAGATCCTAATACATTAGCCATTTTTAAAGTAATTTCAGTTCTTTGATTAGCTTCAGTATCTGATAAACCTTGTTGATAATAAATTAAAGCACCCTTTGTATAATCAAGTGTAGTTCCGCCTAATTCTTTTGCAGCTTTGTTTGCTTGAACTGCAAATCTTTCCATTTCATCTGCACTTTTTCCAGTAACAATTCTAATATCATTTAATGATTTATCTAAATTTTGACTAAAACTTCAAGCTTTTTGAATTGATCCTGTTAAATTATTAAATACACTTGAAGATAAGCCCCATTTAACTGTATTTTTAAATGAAGTTGCAATAGAATTTAATAAAGTATGAGTTTGTTTAAAATAAGCATTAGTAGTTGTTAATGCTGTATTTAAAGTACCAAATGCGGCAGCTCCAGTAGGACCTAATTTATTTAAATCTTTAGCTACTTTATCTATACCTATATCTTTGATACCTTTACTAAACTTAGTTAAATTTGTTACACCTACAGCTGGATTAAAAGACTTATCTAATGCCACGCCAACTTCATTAGCTGTTTTTTTCAATGACATTAATTCATGTACTGCTTCTTTATAAGTTCCTTGATAATTTGTTGAACCTATAAAACTTGAAGTGGTCATATCTTGAATCTCTTTTAATTGAGCTTTTAATTGTTGTATTGACTGAGTATCAACATTAAATTTAATACCATACTCCATAGTTCCAGCTTTTGCCATATCCTTTTTCCTCCTATCATTATGATATTTATATTTTCATTTTTTCTTCCAAAATAAAAAATTCCTTCTTATCATATTATGATAAAAAGGAATGATATATTATCTTATTTTACCCATGCAAATATTAATTAATATCTCTTCCACCGTTTGCAGCTCTAGCAAAATCAATTACATTTTGAAATTTTTCTTTATCAAAATTATCTACTATTTCTGCAGCAGCTTGTGCATTTCTAGGTAAATCATTAATAAATTTTGATACTATTGCAGCTGCAGTTGTATTATATTTTAATTCATTATCTATTTTTTCTGCAGTTTTATTTAATAAATCAGTATATTCATTTTCAGGTATTGCCGCAACTACTTCATTAATAATACCATTACTATCTAATACATCGTATAATTTTTCTTCATCTTCTCTTTGTTTATCTGTAAAAGTAATATTAGTATATAAATATATTAAATTTAAATGAAAATACATATTTACTTTTAATGGATTGTATAAATTGTCTTCTTTTGATTTTTGTAAAGTAATATCTACTAAATCAATTTTATCACTAATTGGTAAATATTGTTTAACTTCTATTGAATTTCCTTCAATATTAATAGTTTTTATTTCTTCTTTTTGTTTTAATTTTAAACTAGCATAAGTAATTTTACTCATATTAATTCCTCCTTTTATCTCTATTTATATTTTAAAAATAAAATTTAACTTTGTCAAATTTTATTTATACCCATTTAATATTTTATCCAAATGAATATGAGCACTCATATTTGCACTATTTATCGCTTCATTAGTTTCTCTAACTCTCATATTCATATTCATTCTTCTAGCTCCCTGAGAAATTGCATTTCTTCCATCAATAGATAATGTAATTGGTTGTTTTTTATCTCCTTTTGCTAAACTGTGAGAAACTCCTAAAAAATGATTTTCTGCATATAAAATTAATTCTCATATTGATATAACATTTCCATTAGCAAAAATAAATTGAGAAAAATCTTCTGAGCCACCTCTTGAAGATACAGCATTTAATAAAAATCTTTTTAAAATTACATCTTGTAAAGCTTGATTTTGAGTTACTCATTCTGGAGATTGATTTCTTGACATGACATTATAAGCTAAATAAATATTAAAATTATCTCCATAAATAAATCTAATTGCATCTCCTAATTTAACACCTAAACTACCAACTTCAAAATCTTGACTTCCTTTTTTATCTAAGTTTCTAAATTTCTTTCCTGAATAAAATTTATTACTAATTCCAATATCAATTATTAAATCTATAAAACTTTTTTCTTCTCCAATTCCATATTCAATAGACATTCCAACATTTCCTTCTTTTCTATCGGTTTTTCCATAACGAGTATCACCTTTATTAAAAGTTTGCATACCTCCTTCTGGAGTATATGTTATAGAAGCTACTTGAGTTGTTCCTGCAAAACTTGTTGTTTTATTAGAAAAATCAACAATAGCATTTTCAATTGCAATTTTTCCAGTTTCATTAGCTACTGTAGTAATACCTTCTCCTAGAGCAGTATTAAAAATAGCTCCTACTGAAGTTGCAATACTTTTTTCATTTAATCCTTTTCCAGAAGTTGCAAAAGTACCCGTTTTTAAACCTTGTGCTAAATAATTAATATATATTGCAGCTCTTTGAACTTGTTCTTCTTTAAATGTCATACCATTATTTTCTTTTATAAAACTTTTAACAGCATTTTCTAATCTTTGTCCTAATGTTGTTAATGAAGCTCCACCTTTTTCACTCATTTTTGCGGCTGCCAATGCAGCTCCTAAAGCATTACTATCTGGAGAATCAATTAAATCAACTGCTTTTTCTAAAGTTTCTAATAATTTATTAAAACTTGCAATTCTACTTTGCGCTTGATCAAACGCTTTTACAAAAGAATCTTTTGCATTAGTATTTCTATATAATTGCATTAACTCTGCTTGTTTTATATTTTGATCTAATCCTTTTTGAAAACTTTCTTTCAACCCTTTATCAATATTTGAAACCAAATTATCAGATTCAAAAATTAAATTTAATAAATCTATTGATGAACTTGAAATATTATCACTTAACATTTTTTTATAGTTATATTTAGTTGCCGCCATAGCTTGTTCTTTTTGAGATTGCATTATTGAAGTAATATTAGATTTACTAACATTTCTATTTTCTGCTTTACCAATGTTTTTTTGATGGCTGTGTATATAATATAAATTAGTATTTTCAAAATATGAAGTCCCTGTATAGACTCCATTAACTCTCTGATATTTAGCCATATTTATCACCTACTATAATATAAAATAAAAAAGAGGAGTTATAAAAAACTCCTCTCTATAAAAAATTTAATCCCTTTAATTTATAAACTATTAAATAGATCCGTAAGGTTCTCCATTAGTTGTAACAGAATCATATCCAGTTGAATCTATTCTAATTCCAGCTTCATGTTCCATAACAGTGTTAATATCACCAGCTAATTTTTCTGAATCTTCAACAACTTGGATAACACATAAAACTTTTTTAGTTCTATTGAAATAAGTATATCCAGGGAATGCATCCATTGTGAATGTAAATGTTGAAGGATCTCCAGTAGCAGCCATTGAGAATGTGAAGTTTGATTGAATTTTTACGTTTGGTAATGTAATTTCAGCAGGCATATCTTTTCCTGAGATTTGATCTCTGAATAATGTGCTAGCTTCAACATAATAGTATCCAGCGAAGTTTTCTGCATCAATTTGTAATTCAGAAACTTTTGCAGAATTTTTAACTACATAGTAGTCTACTAAAACAGTAGATCCAGCTTTACTTGCAGCACCTTCTAATTTTTTACCATCAGCTGATACAGTTAATTCTTCAACCATTTCTCCTGTAATAGATCCATCAGCTTCAGTAATTGTTACGAATACTGGAGCAGTAGCATCGATTTCTTCAGAAGCTCCTAAAGCATCAGTTAAATCAATATTTCCTTCTGCATCAATATTAGCAGCTGAAGTAGCATGAACGTGAACTTCAACACCTTCTTTTTTGAATAATCCAGCTCCTGATAACATTGAGAAACTAATTGGAGATAATAAAGCATCTTCAACAGTGAAAGTTAATGTTTTTTCACCTTCCCATGCGATTAAACGAGTATTTCCTCTACCACCAGTTGCATAAACTGTAGTTGCTGCACCTTCGATAGTAGATGTTTTAGCTGTATCAATATATAATACTGGTTGTCCAGCTTTGAATGTAGTTCCACCAATTGAAATTGGATATTTAGCTTTGAAAACTACATTACATATCTCTCTTACACCAAATTTCATAAGTTTTTTCCTCCTTTATAAATTATTAATTTTTCCTTTTATCACTTAATAAGATTCGCTTAATTACGTGTTTCTTATTATAATTCATTTATTAGAGTTTTATTATAAACTCTGGTCTTTTTTATCAACATTCGAGTGAATATCTTCCATCCAGTCATCAACTTCCTCTAAATCCTTTGCTCCAGCTAATTGAGCTTTTAAATGGATATCTCAATTAAATTTTAATTGATATCTCTTAAATTCATCAAATAATTGATAAATTGTATAATTTAGCAAAGTATTCATGTCTTTATTTTCTCCTACTGCAAGAATTGAAACATATCTACTCAAAATAGCAATTTTCTGATTATTATTTCCCTTAGCTTCTGCCAATTTAATTTGACGATCTCTAAGTTTATCAGCTATTTGCCTTGCCAAAGTTCCAGACGGATTATAATCAGTATCTGCGCCGCCGCCTAAACATAGTATTTCATTTAATATTTTTATAAAAGTATCATAATTATCTTTATTCAAGTTAATCATAACATCATCTTGTTTTAAATCTATTGACATATTGTCAAAATTTATATTAATTGAATAAGTAGGAAATAATAGAGATAATACCATAATAGCACAAGTTTTTTGCTTTTGTACATTGGGATTTTTTTCTCTCATTATTGACATTAATATTTCAAAATTACTTATATTTTCTAAACGATTTCTGTCCTCACTACTTAATTTTTCTTTTGAAAAACGCAACAATTCACAACCAGAGAAGAATGCCTCTTCTCCAATTAGTGCTACTTCTTTAATTGTTGGCGGATGCAATAATAAATGAATTTCTTCTATTGGGATATCGTTACCAGATAACAAAAGTAAATCATTTAACATTAATCCTCATCTGGAATGCGATCATCAGACCCATGAATCGCTCTATATGATAGTGTATAACCAGATAACACTTCATCTAATACTAACTCATTACAACCCATAAAATTTAAAGTCCCAATACCTGTTAATTTAGAATTATTTAATATTCCATCAATATAACCTGCAATTTTTAATGGTCTAATTTGATAATTATCCATAGCTCAATAATCAGTATGACAAATTATATCAAAGTGAATAGTACAATCTCTAAATTGAGGATTCTTTGCATTTGGAGTAAAATTATCAAAAGAAATGATAATATAAGATTTTACTTTTTCATGCTCTGGCATAGGTATTTTTGGGGCTAACTTAATGTAGCCATCCCTAATTAAAGTTGATAATGTAGTATTATTTACTACTTCTTTATAATCTTCATTTTCAAGATTTGATAAACAATCTTTCATTGGAATTACTAATAATCTTAATAATTGTTTATTTTTTATTTGATTATCAAAAAATAATTTAGTTAGTATTCTTTCTATATCTTTTTCAATAGAAAGAAAAGATGAGTTTAAATCTGGTATTTCAATAACATCTCTTTTCATATCTATCTAGCTCCTTTTATCCCTATAAAGATTTTATTGTAATAGTTTTTACAACATCCTCTTCATTTTCTTTTCTATATATTAAATCAACAGATCCACTTTTTGCAGAAATAATTGTTATAATAACTTTATCGGTTGTTTGACTATCTATCTTTGCTTTTGTATTACTTAAAACCCAACTACCGCCTAATGAATTAACAATAGTATAAGTACCTCTATCAAAAGGATAAAGTTCATCAGGACCATTTATCGCGGCAGCATCGATTGGAGTTTCATTATTCTCATTAGATGATTCTTCATCTTCAGGAATAGTATTTGTAACTGGATCAAATTCATTTGTAAATGTTTCTTTTAAATATACAATTAACATTGTATCAGAAGTTATATCATTTACCATTTGAACTTCCCATATTCTATCTCTTATTTCGACTTTTTGGAATCTATGGAAGAATCTTTCAGTAGTTTCATCTTTTGTTACATATAAAACAACTTCATATCCCATTTCACTCCAAGAATTAAGATTTTTAGTATGCCATAATGTTCCTTTAGTCCATTTGCCAAGATATCCATAATAAGATTTACCATTAATAACAATTTCATCTTCCGCCTTTCTTATAGTTGCACGGAAGTATGCATTTTCTTCCAAGATCTCTTGAATAACAATCCATCTTGTTGAAGTTTCTTTTCAAGTAAAAGTATCTCCAACTTTCATTCCTATTTCCTCTTCGCCTTCATGTGTTTTACCTTCGCGATGATCCGCATTTAAACATATATCTTTATAAGGAATAGAAATAATTTTATCATCATAATCTTCTTTTAATTTATCATGATTTATTAAACATCTAAACTCTCTACCATCTTCTAAAATTGCAGTTTGACCTTGATAAGAATATAATAATGCTTTTTTTAAACTTCTTAATTTATCAGCATTCATTCTTTGTTCTTGATTGCCGCCTCCGCGATAATCAATTCTAAGTCTTAAATTATCTAAGCTCGACATAATCTTTCACCTTATTCATTAAATTTAAACATTCAAAGATTGTTCTTCTAAAACTGAAAAAATCTCTTTCATCAATTTCAAATAATCCTTCTAATTTAGATATTAATGATAATGTATCTGGACCTAATTCCGCATTAAATAAATTATTCATTCCCGCAATTTCTTCAATTATTGTTGAAAGAGGGGTAGCTCAATCTATTCCCTCTTCCTTATTTGGTAGTAATTTATAAGTTTGATTAATTAATCTTTTTAAATTTGTAATAATAATTTCATTACTAATTTCAGTTTCATACTTAGTTATCATAATTAACCCCTTTCTTTATAAGGTGCCATTATAATATCTAAAGTAGATTTAGGAGCACCATCTTTTCTAGGGGCTCTTCTTTTATATAAACGTTGTAAATGAAACCCTTCTCTTTCATAATCTTTCTTTATAACAAGTAACTTTTGCATGTGATTAGCTTGAGATGTAAATTTAAAATCTGTTCCACTAAATTTCATTCTTACATTTTCTATACTAGCTAACTGTTGACCTAATCATTCAACAATCATATAAGTTGATAATATATTAATTTCTTCTAATGATAAAATATTATTAAAATAACCCACTATATATTGTTTTTCAGTATGAGTTTCTTCTTCATTAGTTATTTCTATATCTTCTTCTTTTCCTACTTCATAATCAAATAAATTAATTCTAGGAAATTCAAATTTAGGAATTGCAGAAATTAATAAATCTTCTAACATTCTATAAGTTTCATCTTTTGTCAACTCCATATACATGTCATCAGTTATCTTTGATAAAAAGCTATCATATATAACAGAAAAAGGTGTTGTATTATTATCTTCCATACTACACCTCCTCTTTTATTAATTTATAATTTTATATCTTCCACTTGTGCTGCTAGTAGTTGTTTTTGTATTTGTAGCTTCCATAGGGTTAGCTCTTCTTTTACTTGTAGCAGCCTCTTCTTTAGAATCTTCTTCTGAATTTTCATTTAATTCTATAGATCTAGATACATTAAATCCTGTTTTATTAAAAATTTCTTCTCTTTTAGCATTACTATCAATTTTTAAATCAACTGCATCTTGTTTAATTAACTCAACAACTCCTTTAGGACCAAACTCTAAAGCATCTTGTAACTGAGCTAAAGATCCTTCTTTTAATAGTTTTTTAATAATTTCTTGAGTATAATAATATTCAGGTTCAACTTCACCTAAAATTTCTTCTACAGCTTCTTCATCTTGAATAATAAGATAGTTTTTTAATAATTCTTTTCCGCCTCTTGTCCATGATAATTTTTCAATTTCATCAAAAGTAACTTCTTTAGTTTCTCCAGCAGTAAAAGTTCTATGTGCTCCTGTATCAGGAATAATATATCCAACAGGACCTGTATCTCTATTTGTTAATTTTATGATTTTACTTTTTTCAATCATAATTTTAAGCCTCCTTGTATCTCCATTTTATATTTTTATTCTTATAAATAATATACAATAAATTTTCAATATTTTCAAATTTTCCAACAAAAAATCGGGGAAGATTAATTTATTATAATTAATCTTCTTAAATCTCAATTATAATATTTTTTCTTCCCCAAAATTATTTATATATTAAATTGAATCAGTGATTGATAAACTTGTATTTCTATATACACAAATATTATTTGTAATTAATGTAGCAACACCAAATTTTTTGTAAACTCTGATTTCTCTTGACCAGTCTTCATTGTCAACTTCTTTAACAGCAGTAGCTCCTTCGAAAGCAATTTTAACTGGTTTTGTATTATCTCCAGCAGGGATAATCCAAGCATATGATGGATCAATAACTTTAGTAGTGTTAGTTTCATCTGTATAAGATTGATTTAAGATAATTACATTGTGTCCTTTGTAATTAGCTAAGTAACCATTATTCCATCTTTGATCTTTCATTGCGTCAGATCTCCATCCAGATTCAGGAACCATAGTTGCAGCAAATTCATAAGTACAGTAAATAGTTGATTTACCATATGAGTCAGCTACAGAAACTAATCTATCCATTTCGCTTTCTACGAATTGGTTTTCAGTAACTTTATTAGCTCCTTGTAATGTTTCTACAGATGCAATTAAAGCTTTAGCGATTTCTTTATAAACAGCTTCATCTAATCCTTCCATAACGATTTCGATTAAATCAGCAAAATCTACTCTACCATCTAAGAATTCTTCGAATCCGATTTGAGCAGCTCCACCCCAAGCTTCAGTTGTTACATCGATATATTTTCCATCTAATTTGAATACTTCATAAACACCAGCTAAACCAACTCTAGTAACGAATTGTTTTGCTCTTCTTTTTGAAGCAGTTGTAATTTTTTGAACGAATCTAGGTTTATCTCCATTTGCTACAGTTTTAATTTCAGCAAACATTCCATATTGATCTAATACTTTTTTAGGTAATACATCACTAATAACTTCTTCGATTAATTCAAAAATTGTATTTTGGTTAGCTCTATATAAAGCATAGCTTCCAGCTAATTCTTTTAATTCACTTCTTAAAGTGTCATTTAAAGCAGCATAACTTAATTTAGTATCTCCATAAGAATATGCAACTGTTGAAGAAGGATCAGCTTTTGCTACAGTTTTAGCTAATGTAAATAAATCATTTTTTCCTAATGCCATACTAATCTATCCTCCTTACGCAATTCTTTGAACCTTAACAGCTTCTTGTCCATCTGCCATTGTATATACTTTTACAACTTTAAATTGGATATCGCTTGAAGCGTCTTTTTCTAAGAATCCTTTCGCATTTATTCCTAATACGTTACCAACTTCTAAATCTGTCATTTCAGTTTTAGCATCTCTAGAAGCAGCAGCTTTTTCTAAACAGTTAGTTGTATAGATATCACCTACGTTAGTTTTGAAAACTCTTGGATAAATTTTCTTATCTGAGCTATCAGTAACTTTTTGAGCAAAGTCTTTGTAAGTTTCTCTATAACCATCGTATAATTTAACTTCGTTGAATACTAACATCCATTCACCATCTTCAGCTGTTTTGTTAACTTCACCGTTAGCATAATCATATTTAACAAATTCACCATTTTCTAAGATTTCAATATCTTCAGCAGCAGGTAATTGTGCATAAATTTGACCAGTTCTTTGAGCTGATAAATGATTAGGTTCAACTTGTCCAAAACCTTTTCTTATCATAGTTTAATCCTCCTCTATTTATTTTTGGCTATTTTGAGTATTTATGCAAGCAGAAATCCATGCAGGTATAGAGCTTTCATTATTTTCAATATTGAAAGTTGTAACTGTTGAATTTTCTTCTTCTGTTGTATTTTCATTTTTAGCTATATCCTCTGAATCAAAATTAACCTTATTTCTTACACAAATTACAGATAATTTTGCTTCAATTTCATCTAAGCTATATTCATTAATATGTTCTTTAACATCTTTCTTATCTTCATCTGATAACATATAAAAACTATTAATTAAATTATTTTTCTTTTCAGTTTCTACTTGATTTTTAAATTCAACTAATTCATTATATTTACTTTCTAATTCAGAATAAGATGCTTTTAAAGAATTATAATCTTCTAAAGAAAATTCAGATTCAGCATTTGCTTCTTCCGTAACTTCTTCAGATTCATTTTCTACTTCTGTATTTTCAATTTCTTCTTCTACAGGAGTTTCTTCTTCTTGTTCTCCATTAGATTCTTCTTCAGTTTCAGCTTCAGTATTTTCTTCTTCTTCAACTTCAGGTTCTTCTATGCTTTCTTCAGCTTCACTTTCTTCACTAAATTCAGCTTCAGGAGTTTCTTCTACAGAAGTTTCTTCTGTGTCAATAGAAGCTTCAGCAGTTTCTTCTTCTACTACTTCTTCAACATTTTCAGTTTCTGCAGCAGTTTCTTCGATAACTTCTTGATTTTCTATTTCCATATTTTTTCCTCCTTCTAATGCAAATTTTAAATCTTGCATCATAGTAAATAATGTGTGTTTAAAATCATCATCTACTTTACTAAAAGTTGAACTTACTTGTGGAGCTGTTACGCTAGCACCTTCAAAACAAGGTTCAACATCTTCTCCTAAGATACATAATTTAGAAAAAATTGCATCATTAATTATGAAAAAATCCATACCTGTTTTAGTATTAGTTGACCAATGTCCATCTAAACTTTCTTCATCTAATTCCATAGATTGATTATTTCCTTTTTCAATAACTCTTTTAGCTTCTTCGTATTGTCCAGTCCATAAAAAACCAGTAGTCATTAAATATTCTCTTGTTATTTTATTTCCAAAATCATCAGTATCTTCAAATTCTTGAAACCATACTTTTGCATCTGGAGCAACAAAACCATAAGGTTTAGTTAAACAATTAAATTTAATTCCTTCATCATCAAAGATAACTTGTTCTCCATGATCTGCGAAGTCTTCTTTTTCTTCTTTATAATATCCTACAATAGGAGCCCCTCTTAATGTTTTTGCCATGTCTGCGGCAACTTCTTTAGTTATGTAGCTATGATTTCTATTTTCTCCTACATATAAAACTTTAATCTCACATTTAGACATTAAAGGATTAATATCTAAAGGTTGAAGATTAATGAATTCAGGAGAACTAATTGTTGCAATTGATTGATGCATCATAATAATTCCTCCCTTAAACTATATTAATATCAATTTTTGCTTTATAAAATTTTGATTTTTTGTCCTAAGATTGAGATTCTTTATTTTGAATAGTTTTCTCAGTAACATCTTCACCTTTAGACTCATTTGTTGGTCTTCCAGCTTCATCATTTGTTGAATCGGCATTTCCGCCATTTTTATTTTGTTCATTAACTCTATTAAGTACATCAGAGTTCATTGTACTAGACATCATAGGTGGAATAAATACATTAATTAAATCTAATATATCATTTTCAAAATATGCATTAGCAAGTATAGAACTTTGAGATTGACCTAGTGCAATTTGTGCTAATAATTTACTATAACCTAATTGCATTTGTTCTTTATATAATTTAGCCATTTCTTTATAATTATAAATAGTTGTTGTTAATAATTGTATTCTATAATATATTTTCTTTGGAGTCTTATTAAATCTTTTAATTAAATAATTTAAAAAATCTTGAAAACTTAACAATAAATTATATAATGATGCTTCATCATTTAAAATTGATTTTTCAAGAGCAATATTACCATCAGTATTAAATTGCATTTGAGAAATACCTGCTTCATTAAATACAGTTCTTTCTACTTTCTCTAAATCATCTACTGTTGTTGTAGTATTTCTATCAGCCATATCTGCAACTTCTACATCTGCAAAAGTAGTTAAAACATCTATTCCAATTGCTTTACCCAACATATTAACAGCATTATTATGAAGTTGTTGAGCTTCATCTACATCAAATATTAAATCTCCATTTTTATCTAAAGGCATTTTTTGAATTATAATTTTTAATAATTTTTGCAACATTTTCTTTCTATCTAATTCTTGTGCATCATTTAAATCAATGATTGCTGGAATAACAGATATAAGAACTGGGAAATCTTCCCCATTAATATTAAATTTAATTGTGTTATTTATATCTAATAAATACCATCCTGCAGTATCTCCAGCAAAATCTGGCACCAATTTTCCATTTTTGTAAAGAATATAACCTTTTTTAAATTCTTTTGGAAATAAATTTAATACTTTCATTCTTTGATTTGCATCTTTAAATGCTTCATCAAAATATTTCATATTAAATTCTACTGCAGGTCTTCCGCCAACTTTATATCTAGAACGACAATATTGGATAGGAAGCTCTTGTATTTGAGTTATACTATCTTCTTCAATAATATAACCATAATAACATCCATTTTTAATAACTTTTAAAGCGACTTCTCCAAAATATTTTTTTACACCAAAATTATCAAAATAATCAAGGACTTGATGAAATGTATTTAAAATTTTAGTATCTTTTAAATTTTCATCATTAATATAAGGAGTTACCATTCAGTCATATCTATACATATATGCTAAATAACGACATAATCTGTTATAAATACCACTTACTCTATAAAAGAAATTAGAAATATCTCTCATTGTTTTTAAATCATTTTGGGCTATTGCTTTTAAAACAACACCTTTATTAGCAAGTCTTGGATCTACTCTTTTTAAACTAGAATTGATATCAAGAGTTGCATCTTCTAATGTTTGTAACCCTACTTTAATTTTTGAAAAATCAACAGGAATATATTCTTCACTTGGAACTCTGGTGTCATTAGGAGTCATAACAAATCCTTTCTTTTTTATTTCTTGGATTCTATTATTTATCAAAGTAGACACCCTCCTTTGCAATTAAATCAGTATATTAAAAACCGCCAAGATTATAATAAGCTTTCATAATATAATCATAATCAATATAACTTTCATCTGTATATGGAATAGCTATTAAAATTATATTATGTTTTCTACAATATTCTCTTTTTAGCATATCATTATACTGTTGTTTTTTTAATCCACTGTTCCCGCCAAATTTACTTTTGGCTGTATAATGTTGAATTCCTTGATATTCAATTAAAAATCATAATTCTCCATCATCATCAAAAACAGCAAAATCAAAACGAAGAGGTCTTCCATTTGAGCTGCATAAATCAGAAAAAGAATATTCTTCTTCAAAAATTAAACCTGATTGTTGTAAAACTTCTTCAATTTTTATTTCTCCTCTACTAGCTCTCATTTCTACACCTCCTACAATATATTTAATATACTGTAGTTACATTTTCATGTTTCCTACAGTATTATAATTTTTATCTTAATAAAATAATCTATTTTTACCCAGCGGCTTATTTTTTATTTGTAAAAAACATCATATCACTAATATTTCGTTTTTTTCTCTTTTTCTTTTTATCTTCTTCTTGTTTAATATAATAAAGTCCATATTCAAAAGCAGAAAATTTATCCTTAGGAATTGCACGATTACTTTGTTTTAAAATAATATTTACACCTTCATTTTCTTCAGCTAAATTTAACATTTGTTCTCTTAATATTGTTGTAAGAGTAAAAGGTAATAAATAATCTCCTCTTTTATCACTATCCATATTTTGTCCAATTTTTGTAGACATTAATTTCACTTTTGCTTGACCTTCATCTATTAAAAACTTAATTTTTCCACTCATTAATTGAGTTTGTACATAAGTATGAGCTTCTGTATTAATTGCCGCATTTGCTTTAATTAAATACATAGCATCATCTTCAACTCCTGGACCTTTTATTTTTTTATAAGGTTCAATAGCTTCTTCAGATGTTCCACCTTCAACTCCAAAAGGAGGAAGTTCTTCACCTGTTTCTGGATCTACTTGTCCCTTTGTCATAAAATCAATTAATCCAGCTCCTAAACCATTGGCATCAATAGCCATAATTTTAGCTTTATATTTATAAAATAATTTTTTAATATTTATTGCTTGTTTTTCAAAATCTTCTGCATCATAAGAATATAAATTTACAAGTGTCTTTAATGCTGCACCTTGCACTTGCGGAGTAACTTTAAAAATACAAACTTCAGTAGTACATTTAAAACGTCCAACATCGACACCTAATATATAATAAGCATTTTTACTACTTCGTCCACTATATTCATATTCTGGTTGCAATAAAACTCTATGTTTATCAAATTTTTCTGCAGAGAAGAATGCGTTTTCTGCATCTCCACTTCATTCAGATTCATATTCACGAGCAAATGAACTATCATTATAAGTTCCATCTAATTTAAGTTCTTCAATAAAAGATTTTTTAAGTAACTTTTCCATTACTGGAACTCGTCAAGTTCCACCTAAAACAACAGCTTCCGCAGGTTCAATAATTTGTTGAATAAGTATTTGAATTAATTTCTCATAAGCAAATGAATTTTTTCATCCTGCAGTTGTTACATAAATTTGAGATTTATTAACGGTTTCTTCTTCATGTCTACTTCCATCTGCCAATCTTCTATCAACGTTCATAGTGGGAATAATAACTTCATTTAAAAGAGTTTGATCAATAAGAATACACTCTTCCATAAGTCCGCCAGTAGCACGTTTACCACGGGAACTTTGTTGTGCCGCAATAATATCTAACCTACTACCATTTTTAAATTTATACTCAACCATATTTTTACTAGCTTTTGTTTGACCTCTTGTTCAATCTATTTCATTTTTTAAACCAGGAATTAACTTACAAAGCTCTTCTGCTTTTTCTCTTGCAATTCCCGCAGCTTGTTCCTTACCACCTGTAGTAACAAATAAATGGGAATTAGGATATAAAATACATCTAAGCATTAAAATTAACACTGATAAAAATGATTTAGAATAAGCACGAGGAAATGTAGCATAAGCATATCTATGACGCATTACAGCTCTTAAAAATACTCTTTGATAAAAGAATAAATTAAAATTTTCAGGATTGTTTTCTCCGCATAAAAATTCAACAAAAATATCAGGATATTCTCTTCAAAATGCTACATATTCTTTTATAATAGGTAAATTTTCTTTTATTCTTTCTTCTGATAAACCAACTTTTTTTATTAAAGATTTATTTTTAGATAATTCCATTAAATCCGCAAGAGCCATTAGCTATCACTTCCTTCATTATCAGAATAAGTATCTAAATCTTTTTCTTTTTGAGCTTCAACTTCTTCCATAAAAGCGGCATAATCTTCATCTTCAATCTCAGTAACTCCATCTTGAGCAGCTGCTTCCGCCTCATTCATTTCTTTTTGAATTTGAATTTTCTTTAAAGCATCTTCAATTTGTTGACCAAAACCTAAATCTTGAGTAACTAATTTATGAAGATAATCATTCATATCTTTTAAAGTTAAATCAACTTTATCTTGAGGAATATCTGTTGCATATCTAGGAATAAAACCATCTTTTTCACACATTGCAACTAATTCACCTACGCTATCAACAAAATCATTTTTATCTTCTTTATTTTGCGCTGCCGTAAATTTAGCTGATTTTCTTAATGATTCAGATACTTTTGATAATTTTTGAAAACCATCAACATCTCCAATATCAAGAGATTGATTCATTTTAAGATTTGTTTTACAAATTAATATTAATGTATTAATTGTATCTGCATCTTGAATATCAAAAGACTCAGTCATTTCATTATAAATTCTTTCTAATTCAACTCATTCTGCAGGCTTATATAATCTACCTCATTTCATGGCTAAATATAATTTATCATCTTGAGTTAATTCTGCCGCAGTATCTATCATATCATCTTCAGACATATAATCATTTTCATTCATTCCAATTGAACCATTCATATTTGGTATTTGTCCAATAGGCAATAGAGTTGGATCTATAACAGGTTGTTCTTTATGTTTAGTTTCTGTTGAAATTAATGTTTTATATTCAGCTTCTGAAATTTCCCCAGCTTCAAATTTCTCTTTCGCTTCTGCCTCTCTTTGAGCTGCTTCCGCCGCATGTTGTTCTGCTCTTTCTTTATATCTTTGTTGTAATCTTTCACTATCTTTTCAACCAATAGGCTCACCAGTTTCTGGATCAAATTTTCATTGTTTTAATTTCATTTTAGATAAATATCTTCCAAATACTGATTGGCTAGTTAATTTACTAGGATCTTTTTCATAAATTCTATCTCTTAAAGTATTCCATTCTGCGGGAATATAAGGAACATCCATTTTTTCTAATAACCATAGAAATGTACTTTCATCAAAATTATTAATATGCATTGTTAAACATTTTTTACATAATTCTGTTTTAGTTCCATCTTTATAAGTAAAAAATTGATTTTCATCCATTATCTTGCCGCATTTTTCACAATAATATTTTTCTTTTTCGTTCATATTTTCACCTCTTATTATCTACTTAATCTATCTTCTTTATTTTTTTTATTTCTACAACATTTACAAATACTATATCATCCATCTTTTGAGGTAGAATTTTTAGAAAAATATAAATTATGTGCTAATTTTACTTCTCCACAACGAGAACACCTTTTTCATTGACCCTTCTTTTGCGTTGTATAATACCAATTTAAATATCTTTTAACGGCTGATTCCGCCAATAATTTAGGTATTTTATTGCGCCAAAGTGAACTAATATACTCAACCGAATGTTTTATACCGTGGTTAAGCTCTAGTAAGAACTGGATCTCCGCATTACTTCTACCATCTATTTTATAAATTAATAAATCATAATATAAAGGATATTCATCTTTTAATGTGGTTTCAATTAAATTATCTAAGTCTAACATCATATAATAACAATCTCCAGTAAAATGTTCATAACTTTCTTCTTTTAACATACTATAATTACATAATAAAGCAGAAATATGTTTTGGATTAAAGAAAGAACATAATCCATTACTTACTGGCATACCATTTTTATCAAATGTAATTTCTTCATCAAAATCAGCATGTGCAAATGATTTAACTGCATTTGAAATAAAAATAGGTTGTTTAATTGTATTTTTTATTGTATATTGTTCTTGGCACATTTCTATTAATTGTTTTTTTAAAGCATATTTTCTTTTACCAGTTGCACGAGCAGCCTGGTTTTTAACATTTTCTATAGCGACATCTAACTCTGCTAAAGCAGGCATTTCCGCCTTATCTTTAGGCGAGATGTGAATTTTTGGTGTTAATAATACATTTTTATCATTATCTATTGTTATATTATAAAGACCATCTTCTCCATTTTCAAATTTATTTACCAATCCCTGATAAGATACTTCTCTTTTATTTATTGTAATCATTCTATTGTTTGTTAATATTTCTTTTTTTTGTTTTTCTTCTTTATCCATAGCTAATACTATATAATTTGATAATATTTCAATATATTTTTCGGTTAATTGATTAGGAGGAGTTTGTCTTACTATTTCTTCTACTAGATTTTTACGATCTTCCGCATTTTTTAAAGTATAATCAAGTTTAATTTTAGTTTCCACTAGCAAAACTCCTTTCTTTCTATATGTTAATCATCTTTGTCCTATCTTTATAAATATTATATTCCAAAAATTTTGAAATGTCAAACCTAGATAAAGTAAGATAAATTGATTTTAATAAAAAAGTATAATATAATATTTATAGAAAAAAGAAAAAGGTGAAAATCAATGAATAAATTAAATATATTAAGAATAAAGATAAAAAAATTTTGGATATGCTATTTATATGGCATAGGCAAATATTTGTTATGTGCGGCCGCGGTAGCAGGGTTAATGATTCTTTTAGCAGTGACTGCCGCACCAAAAGTATATTATTATATAGATTATAATGGAAATGAAGGAGTCGCTAAAAATTGTCAAGTAATTGCCGCAGGTTTAGTATGTGAAAAAATGTATGGTGGTAAAATAATGGTAAAAGAATATTCTGAAATAAGGAGGTAATTAATATGGCAGGATATAGAAATAGAAAAATAAGGATGCCTAGAAATCCTATTGGTAGTCCAAGAAAAATAGCTCAAAGAGGTTTTTATGAAATGTTTAATATTTTATTAGGAAATGATGTAAAACCTCGTGATTATGGGAAAAAATTAAGGGATAAAAAATAAAATCGTATATTGTAATTGAAAATAGGCTTGGAGATTTTTGTGTCGAGGCAAAACCCAAATTTAAAAATCAAAAAAAATTTTTCCTACAATACTACCCCTAGTACCTGGCAAATACGTTCTGTAGCAGGTAAAAACCATGGGCAACTAGGTATAAAACATAGGGTCGCAGGCACTCGTTTGGCTGCGAATTTTACATAAGATTTACATATAAATAAAATGTAAACTAAAATAAATAAAAAAATAAATTAAATAATTTTTCCTAAAATTAAATAGTAAATTGAATTACCTTGAACCGTATTTAAGGGGAACCTTAGCGAACATTCGTTTGTATTAAATAAATTAAAAAAAATTAATTTTTTTCAAAAAACTATTGACAAATTGCTATTGTTATGTTATAATTATTATAGAAAAAGAGAAAGAGAGTGCTAGAATATGGAAAAAGAAAAACTAATGGAAATGATAGAACAAGTTGAAAATGAATTATTTTGTTTAGATTTAATTGATAGATGGACAATAGAAGATAAAAAACAAGCAAATAAATTATACAAAGAATTAGCACAATTAAAAAAACATTTAGCCGAAATAAAAGTAAAAACTTTAAAAAAATAATTAAAACCTATTGACAAATAGATTTGATTATGATATAATTATTATAGAAATAAAGAAAGAGAGTTGAAAATTATGATTAATACAAAAACTATTGAATTAAATTATGAAGAAGCACAAACATTAAGAAGAGCATTACTTGATAAAATGCAAGAGATAGACTTAACAAATGCTTTCAATGAACCATACTATAGAGCACTTGATAAATTATACACTAAATTAGAAACAATAGAAGAAGAATTAGAAGAAGAAAGAAATTAATTCTATTTAATAATTCTTCTTCTAATTGAAGAAATATCTAGACAATAGGAAAGATTAAAAAGGAGTTGGCGGAAATGGGTAGAAAAATAATTAAAGAACTAAAACAAATCAAATGGGAAAATGTTGTTACATTGATAATGATAATATTATTTACAATTAGTTTAATTAATCATATTATAATAAATGGATTTTACTTTAATCTAATAACTGAATTATTTGTTGACTTGATGTTTATTTTAGCAATAAGATTTACAATAAAAGAAAGTAAAATAAATAGATAAATAAAATGCAAACAAATGTTTTTGCATTTTTTGTTATAATAAAATGAAATTGGGAAAAACCTTGCTTTAGGGTAAAAGTAGTGTCAAATTTTGTAAAGCGGCTTGACGGCTCGGGGTGGGTCAGGGCGAGCCGATTTTGCGTACGCGAACATTTGTTCGGATTTCGCCGAATAAAAAACGAAAGCGGAAATGATTAGTTGTTTTCCTAAAACCGAACAAATGTTTGAGTTGACAAAATGTCAAATAAAAGTGTAAAATAAAATTAATTAATAAAAAATTATTGATAAATAAATTAATTAATGTTATAATTATTATAGTGAAAGAGAGAAAGAGGTTGAAAAAATGAAAAAAATAGTTAAGGTAGTAATTAATTTAATGGTGTTAGTAAGTGCAGTAATGATTACAAAAGCAAGAACTTCCGCAAAGGTTGTAACTCAAGTAATAGTTGAAAAGGAAGAACCTATTGTAATAGTAATGGAAAAAAAGGTTATTGAAAAAGATATTGCTTTCAATAATGCTAATGAAAAAAATATCTATAATAAAGCAATAGAACAAGGACTAACAAAAGAACAAGCAATGTTATTAATAAGTATCTCAAGACACGAAACAGGTGCTTGGACTAGTAAAGCATTTAAAAATGATAATAACTTTGGTGGCATAATGAGTAATGGTGGTTTAAAACACTATGAAAGTTATGAAGAAGGACTTAATGATTTTGTTAGAATATTAAAAACTTATTACTTTGAAAAAGATTTAAATACAATAGAAGAAATAGGTGCAAAGTATTGTCCAGTTGGAGCGGCAAATGACCAAAATGGTTTAAATAAATATTGGGTTGGCGGAGTTACTAATTTCTACAATTATTACTTAACTTTAATTTAAGCGGCGACCGCAGTCTAGATTTTTCAAATCTAGATTTTTTCGTGCTTAACCGCTTGCTTCCGCTTCCAACCCGAAAAATGCGAACAAATATTCGTGTAATAATTTTTCATTGATTTGGGGCTTGGGCGAACATACGTTCATATTCCTAAAATTAAAAAAAATAAAAAATATTTAAAAAAAGTATTGACTTTTTACTATTGCTATGGTATAATTATTATAGAAATAAAGAAAGAGAGTGGTTAAAATGAATAGAACAGGTTATAAATTAATTGATACAATTACAGGTGAAATAGTAGAGTGTATTTATAGAAATGTTATTCTAGAAGAAGGACACGAAAGAATGACAAACTATAAAGAAATTTACAACAAAGAGTTTTACTTAGTTGCTATTGATACTACTACTTATGAATTAAGAGAATATCCTATTCAAAAAAGTTAAAAACTTTTTGAATAGGTATTGACAAAAATTAATAATTATAGTATAATTATTATAGTAAGAAAGGGAGTTGATAGTATGGCAAGAAAAATAATTAAGTTTACTAAAAAAGATAAACAATTTATTCAAGACTTTACTAACTCTATCAATAAAAACTTAATAATTGCAATAAGTGAAAATAAAAGATTTGAGTGTGATATTCCTAATAATACAATTTATTTAGGACTAAAAAACTTAAATCAAATAGAAAACAACTTATTCAAAAAATGGTTAAAAAATGAAAATATAACTATTAAAATGAATAGAAGATTATTAAGTTTGTTACACGAAATAGGACACTTTCAAACTTTCAACGAACAAGAGTTTGAAGATAGAAACTCAATGGAAAAAATCTATAATCAAATGTATGAAAATGATTTAATCACTTTTGAAGAATTAAACTTTAATTATTGGAATATGACAAACGAGAAAAAAGCAACTTTATGGGGAATACAATATTATTTAGAAAATACAAAAAAATGTAAACAACTAGTTAAAATATTAAAGTTAAATAAATTTGTAAAATTTTAAAAAAACTATTGACATAAATAAATAAAAGTGCTATAATATATATAGAAATAAAGAAAAGGAGTGATAATTATGGCTAAAAGAAAACCAGTAGTTCAAAAAGTAGTAGTTGACAAAAATGCAAAACAATTTATGAGAACAGCATTAAACCTTGCAAGAAAAGGAAAAACAAACAAAAAATTGCATGGTCGTAATGCTAACCCAAAAGCAATGAAATACAACATTGCTTAAGTGTAAAGTAATTTACACTTTTTTTGTTTTAAATTAATACTTTACATTTGGTTGACAGCGGGCCGCCTTCGTGGGTCATTTCTCGCTGCGGCCCGCATTTTTACAGAGACTTTACATGTAAAGTTTTGTCAATCGAACATTGGTTCTAGCGAACAAATGTATTTTTCCCAAAATTATTAAAAAAAATTAAAAAAAGTATTGACTTGTTGCCGCCATTGTGCTATAATATTTATAGAGAAAAGGAAAAGGTGAGAGAATGAAAAAAGTTTACTTAGACATGGACGGAACTATCGCTAATTTATACACACAAAATAACTGGTTAGAAAGATTAGAAAACGAAGATAAAACAATATTTTTAGATTGTAAGCCAATGACTACACAAGAAACATTATTAAAATTATTTCCTATTGATAAATTTGAAATAGTTATCTTAACAATGACACCAAAAAATTGTTCTATTAAATATCATAATCAAGTAATAGAACAAAAGAAACAATGGTTAGAAAAGTTTTTCCCAATGTTAAAAAAACAAATATTTATTAAGTATGGAAATAATAAAAACTTAAAAAATAGTGCTAATGCAATTTTAATTGATGATAATGCGGTTATTCGTGATAATTTCCGCGGAATTGCACTTAATCCCGCAAACCTTTGGTAAAAAAAATAAAAAATATTTAAAAAAACTATTGACAATATTTTTTAAAAATGATATAATTATAATGTAATAAAGAAAGAGAGAGATAAATTAAAATGACAAAGAAAATTGACTTGAAAAAAGAAAAATATCTACTTTTTGTAGATACTGAAACAATAGGAACTTTAAATGTAAAAGAAAGTGTACTACCATTTGAAATAGGTATTAAAGTATTAGATACTGAAACAAATAAAATTGTTAAAGAAAAAAGTTATTTAGTAAGAAAATTCTTTAATAATAAATATATAATGTTATCAACATTTAGTGCTACAAAATATCCAAATTATTTTGAAAAGTTAGAAAATGATAAAAGATACAAAACAATGAGTGCTAATGATATTTCAAAAGATTTAGAAAAAACAATTCAAAGATATAATATTAAAATAATGGTTGCACACAATGGAAACTTTGACCAACAAGCAATAGCAAGATTATTTGAGGACTTTGGAGTTGAAAATCCACTTGAAAATATTGATTTACTTGATACAATGGAAATATCAAAAATAATAACATTTAGTAAAGATTATGCTAACTATTGTATAGAAAATAAAGATAGATTAAATAGTTTAAAAGAAAGTTGTTTTATAACTAATAGTGGTAGAGTAAGAACAACAGCACAAGCAATTTATTGCTATTTATCAAATAATGCCGACTTTCAAGAAGCACACACAGGACTTGAAGATATAGACATTGAAATAGAAATATTTAAAAAATCTATGGAAATGTTAGGAAATACAATAGTAAATCTAAACACTGCACCAACTTGGAGAGATTATTCAAAAGTAATTGAAGAAGATTAATTCTTCTTCAATTATAAAAAGGTTGTGATATTATGATAAAAAAAATAAAATGGAAAATAGTTTGTATTTGTGCTTGGTTGATAAATAAGCAAAATAGATGGGAAGATTAAAAATCTTCTTTTTTGGTTGCGGCAATGCGTATTTATGTTCGATTGACAAATTATTTACATTTACTTTACGCGGGCGGCGCGCTCACGATAGAAAAACTTCATTGCGCGCCGAATTTACATAAGGTTTACATATTAGAAAATCTCGTACCGCCGCGATACGCCAGGCTGCGTTGTAAGATTTTCCCAAAATAAAAAAAATTAAAAAATTTTTAAAAAATGCTTGACTTATTTTTAAATAAATGATATAATTATTATAGAAAAAAAGGAAAGGAGATGATTGAAATGTCTACAAAAAGTAAATTAATTTATTTAAAAGTTTTAATGAATATTAAAAACAATGTTTACTCACAAAATCAAGCACAATTAAAAAATGATTTATTAATGATTAAAAGACTTTTAATCATTGAAAATCAAGATAAAACAAACTTACAAAAAATTGAAAAAAATATGCAAAAACTATTGACAAAGGCAAGTTAATATGATATAATTATTATAGAAATAAAGAAAGAGAGTGATAGTTATGTTAAGATTAGTTGATAGAGTTGAAAATAAAAGTTATAAAGGTTCAAAAAAATCAATTATGACTTTACTACAATTAAAGTTCAATGAGTACAAATATTATGGAATATTAAAAGGTATTGTTTGTATAAACGATACTTGGTACATAGGTTAAAAGGGGGTTGTTAAAATGGTTAAATGGACTGCTCAAGAATTACTAGATACTTTCAATAAAGAAACAAATCTAGAAGAATTAAATGAGTTATACAAAGCACTAATTGCTTATAACTTAGGTTGTACTACTATTGAAGAAGATAAACTAAACGAGGTTTTAGAATACTATTACTCTCAAGACTTTATTTATAGTATTATTAATCAAGATGTAATTGATTATGCTAATGAAATTTTAGAACAAATTCATTAAAAAGTATTGACTTTCTATAATAGTTATGTTATAATTATTATAGAAAGTTAAACAAAGGTTATTACATAATTAATTTAAAAAAAATAAAAAAATTCAAAAAAACTATTGACATTAAAAATTAATTATGTTATAATATAAATGTAATAAAGAAAAGGAAACTTTATTACAAATAGTTAAAAAATCCA